GTTCGTGCCGATATTGATAATCATTATCAATATTTTCCTGTAAACCACCCCCCGTACCACCTTAAAAACCGTTCACAGAATTCTAGTTATGTGAAAATAGAATGATAATCACTCTCAATGGAAATGAAAACCATTATGAAAATGAAATCGAAAATCATTATCAATTAGAATGGTATTTTATGTAAATGTATTTTTATGCATCAAAAATGCATATTTATTCATTTTGATTTTTTCTCCTATGTGCGTGTGTTTTTGTGTGTCTGTTTTACATTAATATATGAAGTCGTTTCGTCCCTTATAATTCAATGCCTGACGAGTCGAACACACCTACAAAAATTTATTTTTTGTTTGGTGTGTCTTTTCATTTTTCTCAATTATATTAAAGGAAAAATGAATAAATATTTTTATTGACTGTACTTTATTTGGGGCTTATCATTAAGTTAAGCAAAGCGAACACAAAACAAAAACAAAAGGAGAAAAACAAAAAATGTCACTCCAAGAAAAACTAGAAATGGTTTACAAACAACAGCAGAAGCCAAAGCAAAGACAGATTGTTATGCAAGGTGTAGCACTTACAAAATACGATATGGTAAAGCTAGACCGAAACATTATTGTTCGATAGCCTGCTAGGGAACAGGTTGTAACGAAAGCCAAATAAAAAAGGAATAGGGGAAATTAAAATTATGAAAACAGTTGAATTTTTGACCGCAAACATTAAAGCAGTTGAGAAAATGGCTAAGAAACAAATTGCTTCACGCCTTGGACTATCAGCAGTTATGTCTTATGAAGATATTGTCAATGAGGTGTTCGTCAAAGCAATGGAAGGCAGAATGGAAGTAGAAGGAAATCCATATACAACTATCTACTATACTATTCAAAACATTACACGCAATGAAGTAAATCGTTTAAAACGACTTGCTCCCTTATGGGATACAGAGCAAATTGAAATCGAAGACAGTTATGAGAGCATTACAGAACAAACTATTAGCTACACTAGAAATGAAAAAGAAATCAGTTACACACGCGAAAAGCGTTTAACTGTTACATATACCAGAAAAGAAACAGTCATTAAAGGGATGAAGGCAGTCCAAAATAGAAAAGATGTTCGCACTATTCAAGAAAAGTCAATTGCAGGAAATTTTGCTGATAAAATCAATGAGCGCGTTGACATAGCTTCAATGTTCAGCGAGACAGAGAAGAAAGTTCTTTCTCTTATGATGCAAGATACCAAGAAGAGGGATATTGATATTATCATGGGGCAAAGATGCGACCGCATTTACAAGCGCATTGAATTCAAATTACAAGCATATATGCGAGAGTAGATTCACCAAAGCAAAATAAAAAAATAATAATTTATGTGTGATTTCTTGATTCAATTTTACATTACTATATGAGGAGATATTGAGCTATGAGAAAAATTCCAGCAAGATATTTTCGCGTTATTACTAACAGGGGAATTTTTCTCCATAGCGCGAAAGGCTCTTTTTCAAGCATAGAAATGTGGCTAATGACTGAACATGGTTATGAGGCAGAAATAGAAGAGATAGACCACTTTGAATATATGGCGGAAAGAATTTAGGTAGTATTTTTTAACACAAACGTGTGATTTTATAGTTCAACTTTACATTAATAAATGAAGGATAATCGAAAGGGGAAATTAAACAATGGAAAACAGAAAATACTATGTAACAATGACTGACAAATTTATGTCTGGTTGGGGTAGAGCAAGTGGAAGAATCAACAAACTAGTTTTCGAGTGCGATTCCTACTATGAAGCATGCACAGTCGCAGAAAACGCAAATAATCGTTCTGATATGAAATATGTCAATATCACTTCTAAAAAACCCTACTATTCATCTGCTCGTTATTATGCGCAATACAAAAACAAGGAAGAATGTCCAGCATGGTATAAAGAAGGCTACTTTAAATCTGCATAAAAGGTTCGGAACAACGTGGGATTTTCTCACGTTGTTTTACATTATTATATGAAGGGAACGAACAATATGAAAAAAATTCTCTCTTTAGTTTTTACATTAACTATCCTGTTTGGTGCATCTAGCGTATACGCTTGCAAACCTGTTACACCGATTAAAAACGTACATGACTTAGCTTATAAGCAAGTCCTAATTGCTAATGTTATTTATGAGAATGGAGCCTATTGGCTTGTATCTGAAAAAGATGCCGAAGGCGGTGAATGGGTTCTTGATTGGAGCCTAGATACATACAGCAAAGATAAACTGAACGCCTATAAGAAAATGGTAGGCTTGAAAGTGGAAGTTATGTACCATCATACAGATGATGAACTAATTACATGGTATTTTACAGGGGAATGATTCGTCATTCCCCTTATTCAGTTTCAAATGGTATACTAAAATATTTTATTTTAACGTGTGTTTTTCTTGTTCAACTTTACATTAATATATGTAAGACAAAAAGGAAAAAAGGGGAAATGAACATGAGAACGATTAAGGTTGGTATTTATAACTATGACGAATTAAGTAACAAGGCAAAAGCAAAAGCCTTACATGAATGGTGCGATAGTGAATATCTTCCCAGTGAGGAAAATGAAAAGACGCTAAATGTTTTTGAAACCATATTCCCAATCAAAGTTGATACTTGGTATTATAGCGGTTGTGGCAGTCATATCAGCTTTACATTTCTTGAAAGTGATGAAATAGAAGAAATGACAGGCGTTCGTCTTGCTACATATATCTACAACAATTATTACAATCAACTTTTCAAAGGAAAGTATTATTCTCTTTGGAGCAAGAAAGAAAAAAGCTTAAACAATCCAAATATAGGCAAGTTAAAACAAAGATACTCAAAAGTAACATTTGAAACGTCTTGCGTCTTAACAGGTTATTATATGGATGAATCTATTTTGAAACCTATTTATGATTTCCTTAAAAAACCATGCAAACATACGACATTTAAAGAATTGATGTACGAATGTCTTAATGGGTGGCTTTTGGCATGTGAAAAAGATATGCAAACATATTATTCAGAAGGAAATTTCATAGAAATATGCGAAATCAATGAATGGGAATTTTTTGTTGATGGAAGAATTGCAGTCTAACTTTATATAAAGACACACTATAAAAAAATAATCCTTTGTAGCGTGTGTTTTTATATACTTCATTTACATTACTATATGAAGCTAAATAACGAAAGGGGAAGGTAGTATGAATAAGCAACAATTGATTGAAAAATATAACAATGGAGAATTAAAAGTCATGGCAAGTACCAACTTAACAAATTTAAGTGGTGTATCTGTTTGTCATGTTGAATATGGGATAGACGATAAAGTGTTTGGCTACGTAACCAATGGTGAAAAGCGTGACTTCTTTTTCGTTAAACTGAAATATTTAACTGATAAAATTGTTTTCAATGTAGGCAAATTACGTCTTGACTTGAACGAATTTATTTGAGTGTGTTTTCACACTCAAATTCGCATGCTGAAAAAATAATTCAGCGTGTGAATTTGGCTGTGAAAATTACATTACTATATGAAGGAATAGAAGCAGGTGATATAATGAAGTTGGTGTTTCTTACCAAATCTGGGCTATTCATCGGATATGATGATTCAACAACAAAGGGAGGCAATGACGAAATCGCATTGCAATATGCTAGACATATTGGTGAGCCTGTCGGATGGACGACAATGAAGCAAGTCTTGCCTAGCTGGAAAGTGGGCGAAATGACTTTCGTTCGTTCTATCGTTCAACAAGCAATATTCCCAAAAGAAAAATAATTTTTAAAAAAATATTTTCATTATATTATAAAGGAAGAAATAAAAAGAAAGGTGAATTAAATGGACAAGCCAAAATACTTTTACTTAGACTCCTCTCATTGGGAACAAACGCAAGGGATTAAAACAATGACATTACGCAATGACTTGAACCGTGGTGTAAAAATATTAACTGAATGGTCATACACTGACGGTTGGGGTAGTACTCGGAACAGTTTGCGCTTTTTTAATGTATTGCGTAAAAATATTGATATGAATAAAGTCTATTGTGCTAAATTGACATATACAACACTTCACCACTACACACTAAGTCTTTACCATGCTGATGGTTACAGAATCATTTTAAAAGGCGTATCAGGTGGATATCATGGTGAAGGAACAAGAGGTTGCCATGATGTTTTGAAAGCATGTGGGTTTAATGAAACACAATGTAACAAGGCTTTTGAGTACGAAACATTCAAAGTTATGAAAAGAATTTCTTAATATGTGTGTTTTTGTGTGTCTGTTTTACATTAATGTATGACAACACACAAACAAAGACTCAAAATAATACAGATAAAACTTTTTCGCAAATCTTGCAAGAGTTTATGAATGAATGTAAAACAAAAGCCAAAAAAAATATTGTTATAACAATCTGATATGGGAAGTGAGTGGTAATAGATGAAGCCAATTACGATTGGCTTCTAACAAGGGGGTCCAAAGGTTTACCCTACCCTAACCCTACCCCTTTCCTTTGGGCTTCCTTGTTAGACTTTCTAAGATGATTGAACAAAGCACATAAGGAAGTTTTTCCCTTTCCCTTTCCTTCTTTCTTGTGTGCTTTGTTGGTTCATCTTAGAATTTTAATTGGAGGTGTAAGTTCTATTATTCAATTACGATAACATGTGAGGTGATTATGATTAATGGAAGTTAAGTTTAGCAAGCTTGACGAAAAACAGAAAGAACTTATTTTTTTGAGGCATGCTGAGAGTCATAGAAAGTGTAAGAAGTATGGGCTTGACGTGTAAAGTGTAAACCAATGGTTTGCACTTTTTCTTTTTTAAAAGTGTGTGTTTTTGAGTCTAAACTTTACATTAATACATGAAAGATAAATGAAAGGATAGATAAAAAATGGAAATCACAATCACAAAGAAATTGGAAGCAATTAAAAGTCAAAGCGATAACAGACTGATTAATCGTGTCATTGATGATGCGCTAAATGAAGGAGAAGACGCACAGACTTGGCTGGAAGATGTTCACACATATGGTTGTGTGTCTGGTGCTGTATCTGGTTTAGTTTACTATCATGATACACATGCTTTCTTTTTGGAATATATTGAAGAAATCGAAAAAGCATTTTTTGAGTATATTGAACAAACTAGTATACAACCAAAAATTCCAGAAGGTGACATTCGTAACTGGTTTGCTTGGTTTGGTTATGAATGTGCTGTTGACCAATTGTTAACCAAACTAGAAAATGATGATTTTATAATTGAAGAGTAAGAATAAGAATTGCCGAAAGCTCATACCTCATGAGATAATAGAGGTGTGAGCTTCTTGTGTTAAATTGTTTGACAAATTCAACTTGTGAAATAATTTAACACAAGCGTGTGATTTTCTTGTTGTCATTTACATTAATATATGAAGAATCAAATGTGAAGGGTGGACACTTTGAACGAGAAACTTATCCTACAAACGATTGCTTTCATGATTAACAATGGAGCAAGAATCATTGAGACAGGACATGCAACAGAACGAATGGAAGAGAGGAGAATTAATAAGCGCGACATTGTTGAGATTCTCTTGAATCCTACATACATATCAAACGAAAGGGAATCGAATCAATACTATGGAAAAAATAATTATAGAGTTATGGGAAAACATGATTGGTCTGTAGTTGTTTCTGTATATTATCCTGAAAAACTCATCATTATAACAGTAATTGATTGAATGGTCAATATGTATTATAATAGAAGCTAGGAGGTGGGAGCAATGTTCACAATCGAAGAATGTGTTATGTGTGGATGCAAAGATGTCCCCTCTAAAGTATTGGAGGTTCCTGTAGGAATTCAAGGTGTAGTTAGCATAAAAGTTGAAGGCGCACAGTGTAGCCAATGTGGTGAAAAGTATTTTGATTCTAATGATATGCAGGCAATTCGAGAATTAAAAAAGACATGCGAAGAGCAAGACGTAGGAGTCTAAAACTTTAGACTCCTTTTTTCTTCAAAGCGTGTGATTTTCTCTCTCTGTTTTACATTAATATATGAGGTAAGAGTATGGTAAAGAAAATTGAAATGCAAAGCATCAAAATTAATGGATAGAAATGGAGAGCAAAAAATGACATATGAGGAACGTTTAAAAAAGGCAGAAGAAAATGGGTACGCACCAGTAATGATTGTAGGGGAAGGATTCACTTTCTTCGTAGAAAAGGGAGAATATCAAATTGGTCAAACTGTGACTGACTCATTGGGTGCGGAATTTGTAATTAAGTACATTGGTAAAAGTGGTCGCATGAAGGCTACGAGAGTATGAATAACGGAGGGCTCATAGGGAAATTAGCTATGACTACTTTGGTGAATGCATTCAAATAACAAAAGAGCAATATTTGGAAGCAAGCAAGGGATATTATACTCCTTTTGAATATCTTTGAAAGACATTCAAAAGGAATTCTGAAAGCGAGGAATAAGTTTTATGGATATAAACGAGGCAATTAAAAGGCAAAGAGAAATGATGAGAAAAAAAGAGCAAGAATCTAAAAGGCAGGACAAAGAATTTGATGAGTACTTAAAGAAGCATATTCCTGAAGATAGAATTGACGATGAAGAAGAGGAGGAGTGTTATAGTCCAATGGATAAATGGCACTTTGAACATGATGAATTTGAATGCGATATATGCAGAACATATGAAGACAGCTTTCAATTAAATTTCTATATAGGAACTCATAAAGGTAGGGACGCCCATAAATATACTTGCACTAATCCTGATTGCGACTTTGAAGAAATACAGACTTTTGATGAGATGATGAAAGAAGAGTATGGAGAAGAAAAGTCAGACGATGAGGGTTAAATAAAATATGACTTTAATTGAGAATGGGGGCTTGAGATTCAATGGGATACCATCGAACAACGAAACAGTTGGTTGAAGATTTAATAAAAAATGGTGAAATTTTTATTTCAGATGAAACAAGAGCAAGTAAATTTTCACGTTATATTGTTGAGAAGGAAAAAAGGGTATTCAGGTATCAAACGGAATATTCTCCAGAAGGCACGAAATGGGTATATCTAGGTAACTAAATAAAATGTGATTTTATCTTTTAATGAGAGGGAGTTGACTTTATATGGATAATTTTAAATTTAAGGGCACTTGGTGGAATGACAATAATATAGAGTTAGTGGAAATTGATGGCGAAGTATTTGCGTTGAATGGTTGGGATGGAGAAGCATTCACCAAGTCTTGGAAATGCACAGGTGAATTTCACATGGAGGCTAGCGAAGAATTATATATTATTACACCCATTTATGATGAAGTAGATGAAGATGAATTTAATGTTGTAGGGTATGAGGTTCGCAGAAATTAAAAGTGGCGGCTATTTAAGGTAGCGATTATTGTTACAGAATAGATGTTCAGAGAAAATAAAGTGTTAGACTAATCTGATTGATTATTGGGAGATGAAATTGGCATGAAGTATAAATGTACATGTGGCGAAAGTAGATTTTTTTATACAGAAGTTTCAGTGAAAGCTAAACAGCGAATTGACTTAAAGGGTGGTTCGCGCCACAACAAGGTTTATGATATTGAACCAGACAATATTGATAATTTGTTTGAAGCCAATATTTATTGCGGAAAATGCAATGAACCAGTTGACATGAGCGCTTGGGCTGATTATGAAGACTGAACAAATGAGCAGTTTTAGTCTATAACTTTATTTTCTTCTAATAATAGAGAGTGGAGGAATTAGGATGAAAGAAACAAAAACATATGCTCCATCAACGTCTTTTATACATATATACACAAAAAAAATTGACCAATGGAACACCCATGCGATTTTTCTATCAGACAAGCAAGAGAAGCGTTTTGTCATAAAGCGAGAACAGGTTGAAAAAGATGGATACGAATTGTGGGATAGTGCAACTTCATTAGAACAAGCTATGGGATACTGTGAACAATTTGAAGTGTCTCCTTGTGAATGCGTTGGTTGTGGAAATAATGTAGAAACAGCACTATATCGTGGAAAACGTTGGATAAATCTTTATGAAATTGACGCGAGAGAAATCCCTTTCAATGGATATTTATGTCACGGCTGTGCAAATGACCACGACATCTTTAATGTTTCTTACATAGCTGATTACAAGCCTAAATTATCATAAGATTGAAAGTTGGTGCAATATGGAAAGTGGGTTAACAAAGAAATCTGAGTTGGAAACAAAAAGAAGAATTGAGGAAATGTCTAAGAATTGGAGCATAGAAGCATTTGCACCTACACATAGTTATCCATATGTTTTTATGAAAGTCAGTAATAAAATGATAAAATTACAAACAAGGGTTAAGAAAGGATGATTAACAATGAGTAAATTTAATTCGTTTGCAGATGTTGTTGAGTTGATTATAAAGAATATTGACATGGAAAAAGTAGAAGAACCAAATTTTCAAAATGAACTATTGAATGACTTCAAAAAAGGCTTTATGGCTGTGTATGGAGAAGACACTGTTAATGCAAGTGATTGCGAAGATGATGATGGTTACGCTTTAATACCAGGAATAATTAAAAATGCAATCGGGCAAGAGTTTGTGGGATTATTGAGTATCAATATCCATGATGGTGGAGAGCTAACAGCCTCTTCTACTCAATTTTTGACAAAAGATTATGGGCTTGTATCTTTGAATAGAATGAAAGAGATTTTATCTGAAATGGAATTAGAACTTTTCTATCCTTTTAGTTATAGACTAGCTATTAAACTTGAGGGATGCTACAAAATTAATGACGATGAGTATTGTTAAGTCAGCATTATTTTTGGAGGCGGTATTGATGTTACAGAAAGTTTATCTAGTTCATGATTTTCTTTATGGTTCATTAGATTCTATTCCAGACGAAAGTCTGGATGGAAAATCAACAATTGATGAGATTTGGATTGTTACTGACGTACCAATAGTCGAAGCTGATTCAAACGATTATTATATTTACCACAGCGAAAAAGAAGCATACGAGAGCCAAGTAAAGTACGATTAGTTTGTACATAACTTAGCTTTTTATTTACACCAATATTCATAGGAGGTATAATATGACTATTGAGTATATTATTGATGGGAAAGTGTATATGGAGCAAATGTTCAAACAGAATACATATGGAAAAAGTATCGTTATTGCAAAGGCGCGATGCAGGAATTTGAGTGTTTCAGGTCGAAATATAGGATGGAGGTTTAAAGGTCTTGAACACGTTCATTATATGCCAATGGCACAAAGTAATTCATAGACTTGAATGGAGGGAAAGTAAAATGACAGAACAAGATTTTAAAGGTAAGAAATTTTCTGGTATGCGTGAACTTGTGTTTTTGCATTTATGAATTACATTAATATATGGGAGTTGATATGATGAGTCATGATATTTACGATTTTGTAAAATCAATGATATGCGCTAAAGAGTTGACGCAAGACGTTGACTTTGTTGTTATTTCTAGCACTGTCATGACTGAGGATTTTGATTTAATGTCAATTGAAACATTCTCTAAAAAAGGATTGTTAGGTAAGAAAACCATTTTAGAAAATTCTTTTACACCTTTCCCGAAAGAACGTAGCGAAGACTTTGTTTTCTTTAACGTTAAAGAAACAATTGATATTGGTCTTGCTACTGACTTAGGTTTGGGTGTTGTAAAAATGTTGACAGGGGCACATGCTGGTGAACAAATGATTTATATCCCATTCTATGGTCATGGCATTACAAAGCAATGGGATGATATAAATGAAATCATTGCTTTAAAAGCTTATCTGCAATTGAAACATCCAGAAGTTTATTTCGAATCACTAGATAATCTTTTGCAAGAGCATCAAGAGCTTATTGAAGTCAACTTTATTTACAATGCAAAATGTTACATTAATTGCCTGTATGAAATTTTTTCAAAACACAAACAACCAATTTTACATTAAGCGTGTGTTTTTGTGTTCCTGAATTACATTAATATATGAAGACAAATTGAAAAGGATGATAGACATGTTGGAATTTACAAATAAGGTTGTAGGGACTGCAATTATCGAAAAACCACTGACTGAAAAGGATATTGAGGATATTATTGTTACTGCTTTTGAAGGTGGAAGTAATTACTGGATGGGCTTGGACGATTCTTCCGACGACATGAAGGCAAAACCAAAGGGGGAGCCTTGGGCAACATGGTCAACCAAACTAATTCTGGAAGGCAAGCCTGTAAAGCTATATGACAAAGAAGAAACCGAAGATGATAGAGATTGGGTAATCACACTGGACAAACTTATCAATGGTTACAAGCTGAATTGCATTGAGCGTCCTCATGATTGTGACTTGGAACAGGGCGACGCTGGAACTGCTGATTGCATCCTACAATATGCATTGTTTGGGAAGTTGGTATTCGGATGATTGTAACAGTGAAGAAAGATACTGGTATTGATAATTTAACTCATAAAAGATATTATGGTGCAATTGTCAATTCTGATGGTGACATTGTAATTCAGTACAATGATAAAGGGGAATCCCAAACAATTGCCAAGGGTTCCGAAGGTGGAGCTAAATCATCTTATTTTAAAAACAACTTTATTGTTTTTGAAGCATAGCGTGTGTTTTTCAATCGCTTCTTTACATTATTATATGAAGGAAGAGATTAAGGAGGATTGTAATATGCAAAAATATAGAGTAGTTGTAACACTGGCGACAGAGGATTCGGCACAAATGATGAAAGAACATATTCTTAAACACTTTCCAATTATAAATGGTCAAGTTGAGATTATGAAAGAGCCTGAACGTAAACCGTTGAATGAAATCATCGAAGAGGTTGAAAGAAAATGACAGGAGGATAATTAATGACCAATCAAGAAAAGTTACAAAAAATGAAAAAAGACAGTAAAAAGAGGATTGCAGATTGGGAAGTTGAAGCAAAGCAAGTTATTGATTTTTATTCTAGTCTATCAGAAATAAGTGGAACCGATATTGACATGCTTATGGTTAAGATGGATAAGATTAGAGTGAAAATTACTGATTTAGAAAAAGAATTAAGCACTTTTGAAAGAGTGCAGTTGATGATGGACTTCTAAATGGAAGTTTACTTTTATTGAGAATGGAGAATCAAAAATGGACAAGCACGATATGATTAAAGCAATTCAAATAATTGCTGACAGAAGCAAAAAGCTTAAACCAATCATTGATGAGATTGTTCGTGATAAAGGTGGTTTCGATGCAATGAGTAATCAGGATGTTAATGAGCTATATATGTTCTGCATAAATTCACAATTTAAATAAAGCCTTGGTTCAACATGAAAGGAGAATTATTAAGATGAGTAAAAGCAATGTAATTACATATAAAGGTTTTAAAATCAAGGAAGTGGAAAATGATTTCGTCGTTTATACTGCTGATGAATGGATTTATGGTGAAGGATTTCGCTATCCTGAGCATGAAGCAGGAACATTACAAGAGGCAAAAGATTTCATTGATTCTTACTAAGGTGTGAGATTTTCTGATTGTGAATATAAATGAAAGGGGTGTTAAGATATGAACTTAGACAGACTAGACAAAATTGTTTTGTCAGAAGATGATGTGGTTACAATTTTAGATTGGGATGAGAAAAATCATCATCGTTTTAACTCTGTTGACTTTCCAATGTTGGAAGGGGTCATGGTTACTAGCAACTATATTGATTTATTAAAGAGAGAACTTCACACAGGCGTTCATTTCAAATTTGACGAAGACAGCATGGTCTTGAAAATTTATGAATGGGAATCAAAGAATCTTATTGCTTCTTTTAATACCAACTATGATTCCATTAATAATCAGGAGCTTTCCAATGCAAAGCACTTTGTCCACTTGCTGATGGCGACTTTTCAATATATGAACAACAATGTACACACTGTCACAGAAAGAAAAATAACAAAGAATCATACAAAGAAGCCCAGTCGTAAAAAGTCTGCGAAGAAGGGCAATAGAACTGTTAAAATGAGTTCAGTTCAGTACACCTTCAATCATTACGCAACACTTGATAAACGAACTTATGAACGTCACATTGAATCTTGGCGCGTAAAAGGTCATTGGAGACACTATAAAAGTGGAAAAACCATTTGGGTTGAACCACACACAAAAGGCATTGGGGATGTAGCTCCAAAGACATATAAAGTATAAAGTAACAATTAACACTTTAAGATGAATACCTGTCAAATAATTGAGTATGTGAGTGAATTACATGCTCAATTATTTGACAGGTATTTTTAATTTGTGTGTGATTTTTCGATTGAAAACTACATTAATATATGAAGATAAAACGAGAGGAGAAAGGTATTATGGGTAATCGTATTTGGGAAGAGGTCATTGAGGAACTTAACATTATATCATTCTTCCGAGAAGTTGATACTGAATGAATATAGCAGTAGAGTTGGGGAGATATATTGAATGCAAGATGGCACAAAGAGAGTCACACTTGAAGAGGTCTGGCAAAATCAAAAGTGGAAGAAGGCTTTCAAGGAATTACATGGCAAAAGAAGTGCTTGGTGTCAGTGGCACTTGGTTTAGTGGTGTCATCAATGGAGACAATTTCCCTAACGATGATATGCTGATTCGATTAGCACAATACTTAGAAATAGATGAAAATGAAATTTTTCGTGTCGCTCGTAGAATTCATCCTGATGTGCTAGAAGAGTACAGAAAAGAGTATCTTGGGGATTATTATTGTCCAAGTTTTTCCATAAAGGGTGTGTGATTTTTTGTTCCTAAATTACATTAATATATGTAAGGGAATTCATCTTATAACAACAGGAAATATTTATCACAATTTATTGATGATTAGTATACATATTTTAGAATTGTGCTATAATGGTTGTAAAGAAGGTGATGAATGTGAATGATGACGAAGAGGAATGGCTAATTTCAAGAATACATCGAAAGGCTACTGGAATAGCATTCACAAAGGATATTCTCATCACTTATATTATATTTATTGTTTTTATAATACTTGTAAAATCAATAGGAAATTAGTAAAGCCATAAAAAGTCTTAATAAAAATATAAAATACGAAGAAGTGAAGGGTGGAAACATTATGTCAAATGTTAAAAATGCAGATGTAATTGTAAAAACTGATAGTAATAAAGACCTAAAAGAAGTCACTCCAAAAGTTAAAGACAAAAAAGTTGATGTTGTTGCCAAAGAGAGTGTAAATCCTAACTTACAAGATTCCGAAAATAAAGCAATTGCCCCTTTTGTTCGCAAAACTCGCCTTAAAAAATCTTCCACCAATCGCACAGTAAAATCTCTATATAAAGATTGGAAAAAAGGTTTGCTCCGATTTGATTTAACAATTCAGCGCAATGATGTCTGGACAAATTATCAACGCTCCAAATTGATACACACTCTACTTTATGGTTATCCTGTGCCCCCTGTATATGTTCAGGCAAGCGAAGATAAGAACGACGATAATATCTGGTTCTTGGATGGTCGCCAACGTGTAGGTCATACAATCATGACTTTCCGAAATGGCGATTGGGCTTTGGCAAAAGATACCCCTGATGTATTTGGTCATAAAATTGCAGGGTGCAAGTATATGGACTTGCCAGAAGACATGAGAGATGTCATTGATGATGAAACAATTCAAATCATCAAAATGGAAAATATGACAGACGAAGAGCGCGACGAGATGTTTGTTCGTTTGAACAGTGGTTCGAGTTTATCTAAAATTGAATTAACAAGAGCGATGCATTCCGAACTTATTGAAACTATCAATCATATTTCCAGTCTTGACTTTTTCGCAAGAGATATTGCTATGACGAAAAAGGCGCGTGACCGATTTGTAGACCAAGAAATTATCTTACAAATTTCTATGCTAATAGAAGAAGGCGTTGAGAAGCTTAAAGGTTTTGGTTCTAGTCATATCAAGGATTTTGTTCTTCGTTTAAAGGAGTCTCAACAGGTTCTTTCTGACGAACTGGTTGTTAAGTTTGAGGAAACTTCAAAATATCTCTCACAAGCTGTTGATGATTTTGATGGTAGCGAACTCAAAAAATCTTTAAAGAAAATACATGTGCCAATTATCTTCCAAGTTGCTCAAAAGGCTATTGCAATTAAGATGCCAGCACCTCGATTTGGAGACTTTATTCGTAGTTTCTTAGTTACAAACTATAGTGTCGAAAGTGATTATGGAGCGTCTTGCCAAGCTGGCTCTTCTAAGAAAGATAATGTCATCATACGTTTGCATGAAATGAATAAAGCGTTTGATAAATTCGTTGAAATGCTTAAAAACGCAAATAATACATTCAAGGCTGTTGAAGAATTCGATAAGGAATTAGCTGAAATAAACAATGTGAATAATAAAGAAAATGAAATTAATGAAGGCAATGAAGATGACGAAGATACAGAAAATGAAGATGAATAAAATAAAATGCCTATTAGAGATAGATACAGAAAGTAGAGAATAAGGCGGACAAACGAGGGAGACATCATGATAAATAGGGTGTGCGAGTTGACTACATCTCAAAAACACCCTTTGCCTTTTCTTTTTATTTGTTATATAATTTTACATAAGGGGAATGTAAAATCTATTTCGAGGGTATAATAAAAGGGCAAAGGGAATAAATACAAGGGAGTGTAATCAATCGTGACCATTGAGGTATTTTTCAACAGCTCAGTTAAAGAATTGTTTTTAAATAGGTTCGATAATGATGATACGAAAGATGTGTATTCAAGAATTTTTAAAAAGTCTGCTGAAATGGAGCAGAAAAGAAATAAAGACCTCTATAATTTTGGTGAAGAAGATTTAGCAATTTTTATCGAAAATCAACTAAAGCCAAAAACTAAAGAAAGTGCTAGAACATATTGCAATGTTTTGAGTTCATATATTCAGTGGTCTATAGATAATAATTTTTCTGAACATATATCGAATCCGATACGTAGAAGACAAGAGTATTTTTATAGCTTTGTACAGGAAAACAAACTTTACATAAATGTTTATGAGAAAGATGATATTCTTCGTGAATTGGTTAACAGACAAGACGGTTTTATTGTACAAGCGCTTTGGGAAGGAATACAGGGAACGCAGGTTTGTGAATTAACTGGATTGAAAATAACTGACATAGATGCAGTAAATAATAAAATTTCTCTACGTGATGGGAAAGGAAATATTAAGCGAGTAATCGACGTTGAAGATAAAACAATTGAGATGGCTATTCTAGCCAACAAGGAAGAAGAGTATGCAAAGCTGAATGGAAATTTTGACTATCACGAAAAAGTGAAAGATTTTGTTGCGCTTCCAAAATCCGACTACATATTAAAAAGTGCTAAGACCAACAAAGACAAAGAGGGGAAGAAGGTGAGTCATTATACTATATATACACGTTTAGAAATGATGCAAAAATTGGATGCGTTCAAAGAATACTCGAACGCGCTAACATCAAAGAACATTACTCGCAGTGGGATGATACATATGGCATATAAGCTTTATAAGCGAGATGGTGAAATTGGGAGAAAACAAATAGATGAAATTTGCGAACATTATGGAATTAAATACAAGTGGTCGCTCAGAGATTTCTTGAATGTGGATACAGTTGCAGAGTTGTATCCAGAGTGATTATAAATAGAGGAATAAATGCTAAATGGGCATTTATTCCTCTATTTTGCATTTATTATGTAATGTCTTCTGCAAGTGTAACATTATATGCAAGAAGAAAAGCTAACATAAGAAGAGAGGTCAGTATTATGAAGATAACACACATTATAAAAATCGCTTTGTTTGCTGTTGACAAAGAAAGTCTCTTATTTCGATTTTTAAACCTAACTGCATATAAGCCAACTAGGAACTGCAAACGTTCTAAGAAATTTGTTGGTTTTCGAAAGGTGTACTCAATGACATCACCACATTCATTTACCTGATAAACAAAATTTTTAAGTTTATCGGTAAATTTGTATTCTCTTTTTATAAGACAAACCATCCGTAAGTGCCCAATGATATATCCTACTAGTAAAGCTACAAGTATTTGAAATGTATCTTCGACTCTTACAGTATTAATATATCCTATATACTTTGATAGGAACTTAAAAAATGCTTCGTAGCATATTTCCAACAGGAAATCACTCCTTGGTTATATTGTGACGGTCTAAGAAGTCTTTATAGACATTGTAAACCTCTTCATACAGCTCCTGTCTAAGTTCTGGATTGTCAACTGTCACGAGTAATTCCGAAACTAGCTTTTTGAAACCAGAATGCTCTTTGAGCGTATTCTTTATGTGAGGTGACAATTTATCCAGCTTTTCATATAACAGAATTTCATCGACCCCAAAATACTCAGCATATCCACTGATAACGAGGTCGCTTGGTTGTTTTTGACCGCGTTCAATCAGGCTGATAAAATTGATAGAGACTCCTATATGTTTTGCAACGTCTTCTATAGTTTTATAGTTCTGTTTACGTAGATTTTTTACGAACATACCAAATTCTTGCCGTCTCTGCTCTTTCTCTGTGCGGGTATGTTCTAAACTCAGGTGCTTATTACTCAGTGTTTCAGCCATAATTACCTCCTAAGCAAAACCGAATGGTTTAACCTTTTAGCATACTAGCAATTTCACATTATAGCATAAAATTTTCAGTTGTGTGGTACTGGTAGTATTTACATGTAAATAAGAATAATTTGGCTATTGATTAAACCTTACGGTTTAAAGTATAATCAAATTGTCCATTGTTAGACGGAAACGTATGTTCCCTTTTGTTCGCAATTGTGGTACAATCTAACTACGGTCATAAGCCAAAATACCTAACATAACACACACAACAAGAGAGGGGAAAAATAATGGTCGAGTCAGTGAATTGCCAATGGGTCAACGAATTGAAAGATATCGGGTTTGAGGGAAATCTCCTTCAAGACTTAGTTGACACAATTGGGGACGAAAACAATATGGGTGTTTTTCGTAAATACCTGACCGAAAACGATGGTCGATTTCGGACTCAGTTAAGCTTAGTAAGTAGATTTAAAGTTTACATGAAGGAAAGAAGTTTGTATCAAACATACGCTGACTTCTCAAAAGACTACATAGACGCGAGTACATATGAACAGAAGAAGGTGTGCATGGATAAATTATTTGGTGGCATGTTTGACAAAGAAAAACTAAATAAAATATTACCTATCTTAGAAAATAGGAAGTTAACACTTGAAGGCATGTACAAATATGTTTCAAAGAATAGAGCAGACTACACATTATCCGAACTTGTTACTCTGATTGAGTTCAGATTCGGATAATGTGTAAACGGTATATTTTACAAACACACAGCCAAAGACAATGACTGCTTTACATAGTTGATTGTCTATGTTAATATAATAGCAGAAAAGAAATTTAAAATTAACTGTTGACTACAAAAGCCAAATATAGTATTATGATTATGTCGGGGGCGACGGTTGTATCAATAACCGTCCTCACCGATTTAATAAAATCATAAAAAGCTAAATAAAGTACTATCTCCTAACATTAAGGGTTCAAACGTAAGGTTTGGGCAAATGGTGGCAGTCGGTTGGGGCTACCAAATACACATACGTTACGGAGAGATGTACAAGTGAGCAAAACAGCACTAGAACAAACCAAAGGTAAAATCAAATTGGTGGGGGTTGTTACTGGAATTAGTAACGAGAACGCCAAACGAGAAGGGTACACCAAAACATCTGAGAAGGCATACAAGTCGATTACGTTTTTCATTCAAACATCTAAGTCGAATCGCGTGAAGATTGAGCTGTTTGGCATGGTCAAAGACCAAGTTAGTGCATACAGTCAGAAGGCGAAAACAACGAAGAAGATTGATTGGGCGAAACGCAATGACAATCATGGCGACTACAAAGTGTTAGGTGTAAACTTGTACCTTGAAAAAGGTGAAGATGGAAAGAATATTCGAAAAGTTATGGTTGAATACGATGCTATTGATTACATTGTATCCAATCTGAAAGATGGTGATGTGGTTCGTATTGGCGGTCAAATTGACTTCCAAGAATATGAAGACAAACAAGGCAAGAAAAAAGAAACACAGAAGTTCAATTTCAATTCCATCACAAAGCTTGATGAAGCACTTGACTTCGACTCTCCTGATTTCAAAGAAGAATCGAAATTCGAGCAGGAAATAGTTGTTACAGACACGATGAAAGACGAAGAGAAAAACACGCTTATTGTGAGCGCGAAGGTAATCAAGTATGGCGGTGAAACTGCAAATGCAACGTTTGTGGTAAATGCAAACGATTATCCGAAACTTGCAAATAACATGGCAAATCGCTTTTCTTATGGAGACTTCATTAAAGTTTTTGGTCACATCATCAACTCTGTAATCCTCACTGAAAACACAGAAGATACGACTGTAGATGAGGATGATTGGGGTGGAGATGACGAAATCAAAAAAGATTTCGAAAACAACTACATTCGTGACTATCTCCAAGAGCTTCGGATTACCAGTGTGGATTCCTCAACCTACGAGCCTAAAAAATATAATGAGGGCGACCTTGAAAGTGAAGATGAGGACAACTTCAATGGCAACGTAGATGATGAGGACACAGGCGACGATTTCAACGATGATAATGATGAACTTCCTAGTAATGAAGAAGAAATTGATGACCTTCCTTTCGAGTAATTTTATTAGGCTATAATCTAAAGCCAAATAAAGTACTTTGAGGGGAAGGGAGATAAGGATGTCTTGCTTTCCCCTCTGGTACTTCAATTAAAAATTGAAACCAAAGGGGTAATGTGAAAATGATTAACGTACTTAATATCCAGCCTAACCAACCAAGAGCAATCCTGTTCGACTACATCTTTTTGGTCTACGGAGTAGGCAAAGCAGGGAAAACAACATTGTTCTACAAACTTGCACAAACAGATTACATTGGTGGGCTGGATAAGGCGTTACTAATTGGCTTTGAAAAAGGGTTTAAGGCGTTGCGTGGTATTCATGCTGTTGCAGTACCAAGTGAAAATCCCGAAGAAAAGCGCGGTGCTTGGGAACAGTTCCAAGAGGTTGTAGGTCAGTTGGTTGAAAATCGTGGGAAAGTCTCTTACAAATTTATTGCATTTGATACTCTGGACTACATGTACAAATATGCTACAGAATATATCATCAAACGTGAACGTATTGCACGTAAGGACGCAAAGATTAAAGCTATTAATGATGTGCCTTGGGGTCAAGGTCACGTAATGGTAGAAGAAGAAGTCGATAAGCAAATTAAACGTCTGGTGAATGCAGGGTACGGTCTATTTATGATTACACATGATAAAGAGAAAAAAATTGAACTGAAAAATGGTCAATCCTACGACAAGACAACTGTGACTCTTCCAGAACGTGCGCGGAATTTGTTCGTCAACATGTCCGACTTTATCATCTACATTTCTATCGACAAGGAAGTGGTTAATGGTTTGGTAAACGAGAATCGTTATATTCATTTCCGTAGTGATGGCGATATCGAAGCAGGAAGCCGATTTGAGAATGTTCCGAACAAAATCGAGTATGATGTTGATTTGTTCTTGGAAACGTTTGAAAAAGCCGTTTTGGAAGCCTACGATGGCGATGAGAAAGCTGTAGATACCGCAAAGCAAACGCAAGAACAGGAACGTGAAGAAAAGGCTCAGGACTATGTTCAAGAAGAGGCTGGTAATCCTGAGAAGACTCCTGATGATTATATTGCTCAATTAGATGCATTGATTGGCAAAATGAACGAAGACCAGAAGAAACAATTGAAAGTGGAACTAAAATCGAAAGTTGGTTCTATCAACTACAAGAAGTACACTGAAATCGAGCAGTTTGAAAAAGGTGTAGCTATCTGCAACCAAATCCTTATATAAAGCCAAATAAAGTACTGTAGGGGACTTTCCCTCTCCTACAGTACGAAGTGGAGGAATAAAAACATGAAAATTAGTGGCGTAGCAATTGGACAATGGAATCAGATTTGCAATAAAAAAGAAGGTATTAGACGTACTACATACAAAATCTATAGAGCAATCTCAATGGGTAAGATGTCACATATCTATGCATCTGGTGATTACATTATACGCTACCAAGACATTAATCTTTTGATTAGCAAAACAGGTCTTGTACTGACAGTATGGCGAGACACAGAAACGCCATACCATAAGATTAGCGACAAAGTAAAAAAGCACTATGATGACACAGTGACGCATAAAGCGAACATCATCAAAGCAGAATTTAAACATCTTGGTATTATAAAAAAAATCCAACAAAAATAGGGAGATGGTTGAATTGTTGAAGCGTATAAAAGGGTTGGCAAAAAGGGCAAAGCTTTCAAAAATGACAAATGACATGAAAGTACAAGTATTAAGTGAGCAAGCAGTTGGTTTGTTAGAATCATTTAAGAAGACCCATGATGAATTGGAAGATATCAATAATCAGCTTCAACAGGTGATTGATGAAGAAACTCAGAAGGCTATTGAAATTGAACGTAATCGCGATAAAGCATTCGATGAAATGGAAATGAATAAAAAACTCCAAGCTAAATTAGCTGAATTTATTAGATGATAGGAGGTTTTGTTTGTGGGGAAATTTTATTTTAATATCATTTATAGTCTGTTAACTTTAATCCTTTCAGGACATAGCATTTACTATGCTTATGAGGTAGCATTTAATAATTATATACTTCCTAATTCAAGTATCATATGGTTATTAATCTGCTTGGCGATATCATTTCTTTCCTTTACTTTCTCTTCTATGAAGGAGTGCTTAGAATGCTTGCCTACAACCAAAAAGTAGTTCCAATTAGTAAGAGTGTCAAGTCAGATTTAAACCATTCACCAGTTTGGCAACGTGCAAAAATTGTTCCCTACACATATTGATTTAGATGGCAGAGAAAGGGCTACAAGGAAATTATGTAACACTTTGAGAATATGCAAACATTAAAAGGAGAGTGTATTTCTAATGACAAACATCTACACAACAATTGACAGCCATAACGATAACTATCCACAATTTAGCGAAGCAATCAAGGAAAGATTTGCAAGCTTTAATGATAAACCTCTCTTCACAACAGATGCAGAAAATCTGTTCGAAATCTTCCTTGAAAATTTGCCAGAAAATGCACGACAACACTATACTTGCAGATGTTGCAAAAATTTTGTAGAGCGTTTTGGTGGTCTAGTTTCGATTTTCGAGAATGGCGAATTAAGTTCAGTTTTGTGGGACGAAGAAGAAACTCCAAAATTCTTCCTTAAAGCTGTTAAAGCAATGAAGAAAATTGTGCTTGCTTCGAGAGTAAAAGGAGTATTTGTTTCGAGTGAAAGAGTTCTTGGTACACCTACTTTTGGTGGGTGGGAACATATGTCAGTAACACTCCCAACAGAAAAAGTTCATCGTTCCATGCTGAAAACTGCTGGACAGGAAATGGCAGAAAAGAAAGAAGATTTTCGGATTCTGGTTTCTGGACTTATAGAGTATCCACTTGAAGCTGTAAATCAAGCTGTAACACTTCTGGAATCTGAAACACTTTATCGCTCTGACAGAGTGCTTGGTGTTGCCAAATTTGTTCAGGAACTACACAACAAACGTATAAATGCCAAAAATAGTAGAAAGCGAGATAATATCACTTGGTTGGCTGTAGCCACTGCACCATCTGGCTTTTGCCATATCAAGAGTAGCATGATTGGTACATTACTTGATGATATCGTGAGTGGATATTCTATTGATGTAATCTCGCGTAGATTTGCAGAGAAAATGAATCCATCCAACTACATGAGAGCGCAATCTGCACCAACGCAAGGCAATATTCAACAAGCTGAAAAAATTGTTGAGAAGCTTGGGTTTTCTGAATCCTTGAAGCGTAGATATGCGACATATGAAGAAATTCCTCAATTCATCTGGCAGGGCAAAAAGACTGTCAAGGAGGAAGTAAAGAAGTCTGGTGGAGTGTTTGGCAACATTACGCCTAAAGAAAAGCAAACTGTTCATAGCAACATCATGAATCTACCTACTACAGTAATGACTTGGGACAAGTTCTCCCGAACTGTACTGCCAACAGCAGAAAGCATTGAGGTAATGGTTGATAATCCTAATCGACTAATGGCATTAGTCACTGCTTCTGATGAAGATGCTCCTAACATTCTGCAATGGGACAACACTTTCTCTTGGTACTATCATGGTGGGATTGATGGAGAAATTAAGCGTAGAGTTGAGGATGCAGGAGGACAATATGAGAATAACGAAATTCGTTGCTCTCTGATTTGGGAAAGCTACACTGACCTTGACCTTCATGCAATTGCTCCAAGTGGAGAAAGCATTGATTACACACATAAGCGTAGTCGTTGCGGAGGATGGCTTGACGTTGATGCGAATGCTGGAAGTGGAACAACCATGTATCCTGTAGAAAACATTCGTTGGGCTAATGGTCAAGCACGACAAGGACGCTATCAGTTCTTTGTTCACAACTTTGCTGAACGAGGAAATGACATTACACCATTCAAGGTTGAACTGGAAGTTGCAGGAAAAATCTATACATTCAGTGATGCTTTGCGAGACAAACAGAAGGTTGTCGTATTCACATTCGATTACATCAAAGGTCAAGCACCAAATATCACTAGCACAAGCTATACATCTGATGATGCTTGGGCGATTCCAGTGAACAACTTTGTGAAGGTAAAAGGTATTACAAACTCTCCTAATCTGTGGGGTGAAGAAAAATCTACTCATGTAGGGCATCACATCTTCTTCCTGCTTGAAGGAGCCAAAGATAAATCAGAAGGAAAAGGTCGAGGATTCTTTGTTGAAACTCTGAAGCCAGAACTTCGTGAGATTCGCAAGACTCTGGAAGCGTACACAGCGAACACTCCAATTGAGGGCGTTGAACAAGCGACAGCTTGCGGTGTGGGCTATTCCAGAGACAGCGAATGGAACTTGGTTGTAAAAGTAACTGCAAATAACTCCACACGAATTATCAAAATCGACAGATGGGATTGATGAATATGGAAAATAAAGATTCCATTGTGTTGCGTAGTAACATCCTTAAAATTACGAAAATCAATCGTAAGACTAAAGCTAAGATGTTCGAGAATCTTAAAGTAGGAAGTAAAATTGAAATGTCTGTTCCTGTCAAATATGCTGGCAGGAACAGAGGGTCATATGCAACCTACATTGCTGTAAGGAATATTGAGACAGGTGAAACAACAAGTAGTTCATTCAATCAATTGCCTAGCATTTTAGATGCTTTTGAGATTGAACAATCTGAATGAAATTCTAAAAGATGACGCTTTTCTATTCAACTAGTTTAAACAATAAACCATAAAGAGGTATATAACATGAAAAAAGAGGTCGAACAATCAATCAAAGAAGAAATTGAATCGTGGTTTGCAGGATATGAAGCAAAGCGAGTAAGTAATCATTGTTAATGAATTTTGTTGTATTGCCCACAACTGATGGAAATATTTCAGGTTGACAATACATGTGTAAGTGCAAATATATTTAAATGTAAAAATGCATATATAAATACATGTATTTTTACATTTAAAATGGATTATATTTTGTTTTTTGTAGAAGGGATGAGAGTGTGGAAGTAGCTAAAGATATTCATAGTATGTTTTTAAATTGGGCTTATGACAATATTTCTGGATTTCATTCACATGTAGTAACTGTTGCAGATAGTGTTGTTTGGAGAGATGAAAACGGTGAAGTATTAGCAAGTGTCTATCTATATGGTGGAGAAAAATACTATATAAAGAAATCTGCATTAGATATGTGGAGTGGGAAGTAGGGATAAAATGGATATTCGTTGCATTAAACAGGTAGAAGTGGATGGAGTAGTATATTTTATCGAAAATGCTAGATATTCAGCATTTGAAATTGATGGTACAAAGTTAGTAGTGCAAGACGAGCAAGGTGTTAGTCGCATAATTGCTGAAAGAAAGAATAAAGATTGGGAAAATGATGAATGCTTTCATAAGTATTTCCGAATTGTCTAAATGCTGTGAATCCAAATTAAACAAATCTTCTATTGAGAGTGGTGTAATATATCATGTTTTGGATAGGGGTATTGGTTGGTTTTATTGCTTTCCCTACACTTTTCATTGTCGTATTATTTATCGCATCACTACGAAAAAAGCCTAATGGTGGATATTTCGGTTAAAATGCAAAATTTGGTTTGAAGCACATACAAAATACAAGAGAATTCATGTGATAATTCTCAATAAAATACCGATTCAATTTAATATGAGGTGAAGCTATGTTCAAGTGGCTCTATCAAAAGGAAGAACATCTAACTCGCTTATTCGGAACGAAATGGTATAGTCCATTGTCCATCAAATGGTTTCATAGGTTTCCTCATTGGGGGATTCAGTTAAGAGAGGGCTATGTTGATATTTATATTGGTAGACTTGGGATTCGCATAAGACAAACTGCACTACCATTCAAATAGAGACTACACACACACACTAGAGAGGAAGCGATTGAATATGGAAACAAAATTTAAAGTTGGTGACAAAGTGATTGTTCGTAAGGGTTTGGTTCTCTACGAGTCCTACGCTATGGAAAATAGTAGAAAGAAACAAATGTTTATTTTTGATATGTGTCAATTTGAAGGTATGGAAGTTACGATTTTAAATGCATATGATTATGGCTATATAATTGAAGGGAATGAATGTTTTTGGACTGATGAAATGTTTGAACCATCTGTCAAGAAAGTAACAAGTGAAACACGACTAATTCAAGAAACAGAAAAAATGGATATTTTTGTTGACCGCATCATCTACAATGAGCCAGCGACTATCATGTTTTATCGAACTGCACATCTTGATTCTTATGGGCGATTCATTTCTTGGAGTCCAGAACGTAAGATTGTAGCGAAGTGTAATGTTGATAGTGGGGATGTATACGACAAACAAATTGGCTACCAAGTGTGTTTGTTGAAGGCAATTAGTAAAGAAGCTAATAAAGTACTTGCCAAGATGTAAGTAAGAATGAGGTATGGTCAACTTGGCTATACCTCGCATTTTATACATTTGGAGGGTTTGAAATGCGTTATAGCGTTGAGGAAAAGGAAGGCGCTTGGAGCTTAATTGAAACAACTAATGAAGGAAAGAAGAAGGTTGTTGCTGTTTTCTTCATTAAGCCAATTGCTCGAATTGCTTGCAGATTATTGAATGAATATGCGAACAAAGGGGATAACAGCAATGGCTTGTGAGAAATGCCAAGTTGGGTACATTCATGGAAGTTGTTATAAGTGCAAGGCGTTAAATCAAAATGGAGCTTGCAAGCTTGGATACAAGAAGATTGATGGCAGACCTGCTGAACCATGTCCAAAACCAACAACATACTTATCTTTGATGGATTGCAAGGAGTGATAACCTTTGAAGAAAACAGTAAAGATAATAACATATGGAGGCTTTCGTAAAAACATCGAATATTTTTGTACATGCGGATATCATGTCATTACTAAGGTGAGTGGCGAGTTTTGTTGTCCAACTTGTGGCAATGAAGATATTCTTTTTCTTGACAGAAAATACAAGACAAAAGTTTTCGATAATGGAATTTATGTTATAGACAAGGGTTTGAAACATTTTCATGTAGCCAAAGATAAATATCGAATTGTATTCCATAAGGATAATACAATTACGATTAAAATGGCTAGCAAACAAGAATTTAAATACGATTTGCGCCAAAAGGAAAAAGTCATCATTAATACTATCATTAATACTAATGGTGAAAAGGTTGAAGAATATCGTGCAGATGAGCGCAGAATTAACGCCTTTTTTGACAATAAGATTTATATCAGCTTGATTTCAACAGAAGAAAATAAAACTTTGTTTGAGTTCGCATACAATAGATTGTCAAGACTAGATTGGGAAGAACGTACTTGCACAATGGGCAAAAGTCTTGTTAGACTTATGAAACATCCTTATCTTGAATTGTTATACTATGGTGGGTTTAATAGATATGAACATCTAAGAAGGGTGGTGAATGATAGCAATTGGTATAATACCAACGCAACAAATCTGTTGGATTTCTTCCAAGTTCGAAAGCAAGTTCTTGTGGTCATGAGGAAGATGGATGATATTTCAAAGTATGCTATGGAAGGATTGACCAATCTATACAATTCATTAGGTGGTCATAACTTCAAGACAGTGATTGGCATTCTGGAACAAGAGACTGAACTGTATAACTTTAATATAGCCAACTTCTCTTATTTATTCCTTGAATTGTACGATAAATATAGTTACAAAAATGTAGAGAAGCTTACGACATACGTAAGTCGTGAAGTAAAGCTACAACAAGGCATTGACAATCCAAATGATGGGCTGATGTATTTGAAAGACTACATAAGAATGATGAAGGAATTGGGTTACGAACCTGAGAAGTACCCTAAATCGTTGAAGAAGGTTCATGATATCGCAAATATGAACTACAAAATCAATGCAGATAAAATCCTTGAACGTCAGTTTGGAGAGCAGGTTATCAGTGATGATTACAAGGGGTTAGCTTTTAAGTCAAAAGAGTATTCCATCATAGCTCCTAGCGAGTCAAATGACCTCATCAAAGAAGGGGAGTCACTTAGTCATTGCGTAGCTTCATACGTAAAGGATGTTGCCAAAGGGTTGTGTAAGATTCTCTTCTTGAGAGAAACAAGAAATGTGGAGACACCTGTTGTAACGATTGAGATACGGGGCAACCAGATTAAACAGATTCGAGGCAAGGGGAACCGTATACCGACCAACCCTGAGAAGGAGTTTGTTGAGAAGTGGGCTGAGAAGAAGAATCTCACTCTTCAATACTACTAAAGCCAAATAAAGTATTGACTAATAAAACATTGAATTATATAATAAAGAAAGAAGGTGCTGTGTATTGATATATTGCCTTATTGGTCAAAGCGCTAGTGGTAAATCTACAATCGAACGCAATCTCGAAGAAATGGGATTCCCTCGTATTATTAGTTATACAACTCGTCCTCTTCGAAAGGGTGAAACGAATGGGGTAGATTATCACTTTATAGATTGCCAAACATTCCATGAGCTAAAAAACAAAGGATTCTTTGCAGAGACGGCTCAATATCGTGATTGGTGGTATGGTCTTAGCTTAGATGGTCTGGATTACAGAGACAACATATACATCGTTGTTGTAACTGTGCATGGCTATAAAGAGTTGTTGAGAATCGTAGGTAAGGAAAACGTTAAAGCAATTCATATTAAGGTCGATGCGCGTGAGCGCATGAAACGTCAATTGAAACGTGGTGACGAGGTAGATGAAATTATCAGACGTTTTTATACTGACCGAAGCGATTTCGCTGACGTAGAAGAGATTTCTGACTATATTGTTGTCAACGAAGAGATTGATAGCGCAATTAAGGATGTTATTAGAATCATTTCATCAAAAGCCAAATAAAGTATTAAGGAGAGATTGGTTTGGGTCGATATCTTGTCTGCAAGTATAAGTTTTGTGAATCCAAACAAATCCCTAATTCACTAAAGGATACCTTGGCTCACGAAGTCAAGGTATCTGAATCTACGGGGAAAAAACAGAATTTATACTTCCATCCAGAATGTTATACGAAGCATGTTAAGTACGAAGCTTTCTTGGAGAAGGAAAGAGAAGAGAAAGATGAAATGAACGAAGTAGTTAAAAAGCTTTATAACGTTCAATATCAACTACCTCCAAGGTTTTGGGAATATGTTTCTGATTTACGAGAAGGGACAAATAGATATGAAAGGAAGTGGAAGAAGAAATATAAAAAAGGTATTCCCTTTAGCGTTATGGCAGAAGCCTATCGTATGTCAAAAGCAGATATCGAATGGGCTAGGCTCAACAAAAATTTCAAAACTCTCGATGGTGAGTTGAATTATGGCATCATGATTATGCTTAATAAAGTAAACGATGCGTATAAACGACTCAAAGCAAAAGAACAGCAAACTAAAATAGCTACAGCTATCGAACAACAGCAAGTCGAAATGATGGCTGATGATAGGGAGGTAGTTTATAAGAAAAAATCCAACGGAGATGATTTAACCTTTCTTCTTGGGGATGATTAAGGAGATGATTGGTTTTGAGCATAAAACAACTAAATACGGAATCCTATAACAAGGAAGCTATTCTTGTTGGTATCATCTGGAATAATCCAGATTTACTAGATATGTTTAATGAAGAAAAGCTCAATAAGAAAACAATGGGCAATCCCATTTGGGCATTTTATTTGGGTTTAGGTAGACATATGTTCAAGAAGAACATCGTGCATTTTGATGACATCTCAGTGCAAGAAGCTATAACTGCCTTGAAGTTGAATGAGAAATTTGAGAAATATGGCGGTTATACAATCATCGAAGAATTGATGGAAGAAACCAAAGAGATGAGTGACAACTTTGAGGGTTACTACGAAGAGGTCAAGAAATATGCTCTTTTGAGAGAGTACCACAAACTTTTTTCTGATAAGGTTCTGGAAGTAAACAACAACTACAATTACAAGGAATTAACACGAAATCAGATAGCTATGTATTGGAACGACAAACTCAACAACATAGATATTGAGCATAACGAAACGTCAATCGTAGCCTACAATCTCTTGGCTGACCTCGATAAATTCATCGAAGAATTGGATATCAACCCTGACTTGGGCATGCCATTTTATAGAGGAAAAAAGCTGACAGACATTATCAATGGATGGGCTTACGGCACACTCAGCATCATTGGTGCATTCTCTGGTAATGGTAAGTCAAGTTTCATCATCGAAAAGCTTTTTATGTCCTGCATTATTGAAAAAGAAAAATTACTTGTAATTGCGAATGAGATGGATTTGGCACAGTACAGGAAAATGATGCTTATTACTATCATGGGAACAGAGCTATATGAGAAATTCAAAGACTATTTCACTAAACCGAAATTCAATCGCAAATCAATCAATAAGGGTAACTTTACCCTAGAGGAAAAAGAAAAGCTGATAATGGCTGTCCAATGGATTAAAGATGTTGAAGGTCATGAGAGTCTTATTAAGCTTGTTCCACTTGAAGAATATACAATGGACAACGTTGAGAAAGTTGTCAAAAAGTTTGCTCGCAGAGGTTATCGCAGGGTCATTGTCGATACAGCAAAGCCTTCTGAGGGTGGAGGCAAGAAAGACCGTTGGGTTCAGTTTGTCGAGGATTTTGATAGATTGTACAAATTGGCTCGTAAAGATGCTGGGGGGCTTAATCTCGCTATGTTTGCAACTGTTCAACAAGCAGACAACTACGTTGGTAAGCATTGGCTCAATGAACAATGTCTAGCCGATGGTAAGAAAATCAAGAACGTTGCAGATTTGGTGTGGCATCTTCGCCCTGTGTTTCCGCAAGAATACAAGGATGGTACAAGAGAGCTTGAAGTATTTAACTGGATGCCAAAAAGCGAAGATATGTTCAATCAAGATGATAAAGGTGACAACGAAATAGAATCATTCCAGACCGAAGATGGCACAACGATGATGAAGAAAAAAATTAGGCTTGAACATGGCAGGGTTTATTATCTGCTGTTTACAAGCAAGAATCGTCGCGGAATGACAAACCTTACTGGTCTTGATGTTTTGGTTATGGAGGTTGATTTTAACAGTAACAGATGGAAAGAGGTTGGTTGGTGTAAGACAGTTCATAGAGATGATTTTTAGGTAGGTGGTTATAGGTGAAACCGAATGATAGCAAGTTAGTTCATTTTATCGAAGCTATCAAAAATGGCAACCTAATTGTGGATGAAGAAAGTGGAGTTATACACTATTCAAACGGGAAGAAAGCAAACGCAAAACATAAAACAGGATATCTGCAAATAGGAGTCACAGTCAATAGAAAGAGATATATAGCTTATCAACACAGATTACTATATGCTGTCTATTATGGATTAGATAGTTTATCAGAAGAGCTTGACGTAAATCACAAGAATGGCATCAAGACAGACAATAGGAAAGACAATCTTGAACTTGTCACTGTAGAGGAAAATCAAAAACACAAGTTTAGATTAGGTCTTGATTCTAATTTGGGAAGCAAAAACTCAATGGCGATTCTTGATGAAGATGTTGTGAAACAAATAAAAACACTTCTAAAAAATGGAGTAAAGAACATTGATGTGGCGAACATATTTGGCATATCTCATAAACATGTTTCTCTCATCAAGAGAGGGAAAAGATGGAAACATGTCACAGTTTAAAAGCTTAATAAAGTAGTGGTGATGTTCATGTATGAAAATGACTTGCCTGTAATCAAGGAGAGAATCTACGACGAAAATCTGATAGAAAAAATCCTTGAAGAGCTAGAATGTGAATACATCAGGCAAATAGGGAACAGATGGGAGGCGCAATTGCCTTATAAATTTGGGAGTAATAACAGGAGAGGAGTGCAGGTTTACGAACTCCCCTCACTCCCTTCTAAAGTCAGAAATAAAGGCATTTCAGGCGATATCTTCATGTTAGTTGGGTACATCCTGTACGAAGTGACTGATTTCGAAGAATTGAAAGAGCATCTGCACCAAGTCAAAGCATGGGTTTGCAACGTATTAGGTTGGGATAAGTACCTCGAACATAGGGATGACTTTGAAGAGAGAGTTGAGAGAAAAGACTATCTTAAATTCCTGAGAGGCATACAAAAAAGTCGCAAACAGCGTAAGCGAATGCAGAACATGCGAAGTAAGGAAAATCACATCTTAAATAAGGAGCAAGTGTTCAGTTGGTACAGGAGATATCCGCATGAAAACTTTCTTTTAGATGGGATTAGTATAAGGACTCAAATAGAGTTTGAAGTCATGTTTGATGATGACACTCAACGAATTGTTTTCCCAATTTACAACGCTGATGGTGAGTTAGTGTCCATTAAGGGAAGATATGTTGGCAAGGATGAATGGATAATGGACGAAATCAAGTATCTCTACTTGTACAGTTTTGACAAGTCAATCGAATTGTTCAATCTGTACAAGGCTTTGCCCTATATCAAACAAACTGGTGAGGTTATTGTGTTTGAATCGGAAAAATCGTGTATGAAGGCTTGGCAGTATGGCTGTAAAAATACAGTAGCAATTTCGGGGTCAGAGATTTCACCAATACAAGCATTTATGCTAAAAAAACTTGAAGCGAATATAATATTTGCCTTTGACAATGACATGGAGGAAGAGCATTCAAAGAAGCAATCTAAGCAAATCAAAACTCGGAAGTGCTTCTACATCAAAGACAAACTTGGACTACTAGGAGAGAAAGATGCACCAGTAGATAAAGGAGAGATATCGTGGAAAAGACTGTACAAGGAATGCCTATTGGTCGTTTGATTACAACAATTGCTTCTGCAATGATTTTGGTAGGTGTTCCAGCAACTAGTAAAACAATCCCAGAAAAAAAGGAAGAACAGTATGCACTACCACAAGAGATTGTTGATTATAGCAAGCTTTATGCTGAAAAAATGATGGAAAAAGTGCAGAAAGCACAAGTCGTTGCGGCTTCTATTCAAGAACCTAATGAAGAATCAAAACAAGAAGAGAAAATGAGAGAATCGAAAAGCTATACTGACGAAGATATCTACTGGCTTTCAAGGGTGGTTTCATCAGAAGCTAAAGGCGAGTCTGCAAAAGGTCAAATTGCTGTAGCCAATGTAGTTTTGAATAGGGTAGAGAGTGATAAATATCCTGACAGCATTAAGGAAGTGGTATTCCAGAAGAGGCAATTTTCCTCTGTTAAAGATAAGAGCATTTATAAGGAACCTACAGAGGAAGCAGTCAAATCAGCTAAGAAAGCTCTCAAAGGCGAAAGGGTTATTAATAAAGACGTAATGTTTTTCTATAATCCGAAGATTGCAACTAGTAGATGGCTTGATACAAGAAAGAAGGCTGTTGATATTGGTAGTCACAGATTTACTTATTAATTAGGAGGTTTGTTAATGGCTAAATATCGAAAGAAACCAGTAGTAATTGAAGCTGTTCGTTTTAGTGGCGGAATTGAAGGATTAACAAAAGAAGTATGTGATTTTTTGAGATGGTCTGAGTCAGATACCTACTATGAGTTACTTGTAAAAGGTGAAAACAAAGGCGGTATTGTCATCCGTACATTAGAAGGTGACATGGTAGCAAGTCCTGATGATTACATTATTAAAGGGGTAAATGGTGAATTTTATCCTTGCAAACCAGACATTTTTGAAGCAACGTACAAGCTTGTAGAATAATTATTAATAAGATTTGGAGTGATTCAAATGTCAAGAAAATATGGTTACAAAACAAAAGATGACACAGGTGTTCTACTTGTCTTGAAGTCTAATCATGGCAAGGATAAGGAAAATTATCTGGATAACGCTATTGGAATGAAAAGACCAATATTGGTTGAAATTCAAAGCGAAATATTTTCAAGTTATAAATTTACAAACTTCGCCTTGACTATCTCGGAAGCCAAAGAGTTGGCAAAAGAATTGGTGAGGATGGCTGAGTTTTTAGAAGAAAATAGCAATGAAACAGGTGAATAATGTGAATGAATGGCTCTCTAAGGGTTTAAAGATTCTCGAAGAACTGACATATTTTGTTCCTGATTTGTTTTTTGGTTTAACAGTCTTATCTGTTTTTCAAGACTTTGGACAGTACAATTTCATTATAACGCTTTGTTTATTTATGGTATATGTGGCTTCGGTTCTTGCTGAACGTTTTTATCGCAAGCTAATGCTCTCTAAAGAGATTACAGAAGATACTATTAATCAAGTAAATGAAATTGTCTCTGACTTTGAGAGACAAATAAATGATAAGCAATTTATAACAATGGCAGGATTGATGAAGTTTGCTGAGATTGTAGAAAAAGATATGAATGACAAGATTGACATATTTAAAGAAGAGCTTAACAAGGGGGATGCTGTTATTGAAATGGATAAAGAGGAACAACGTCAAGATAAATGATGATGCACTTATCATCGAAAAGTTGGCAAAGGTAAGAGGAATTAAAAATGTTAAGGAGTGGATGAACCCACATTCTAATAATCTTAATTCTCCTTATAGATTACTTAATATTGATGAAGCAGTAAATACAATTATTAAGGCAGTACATAAAGGAGAAGTTATTCGTATTGTAGCTGATATTGATACAGATGGTGTCTGCTCAACAGCTATCATGTACAACTATCTAAAAGTGCTGACAAATAATATTCAGTACATTCATTCACAACGCAGTAAAGGTCATGGCGTTGAAACTGTTCTCGACCAGATAGGAGATGACGTTCAATTGGTTATTATAGTTGATTCATCTTCTAACTCTACTGATGAGTGTAAAGAGTTGCAAGAGAGAGGAATTAAGGTAGTAATCATTGACCATCACAAAATTAGCAAACCAAATCCATACGCGATTTTAGTTAATTGCCAGATGGGTGATTATCCAAACAAGTACCTTTCTGGTAGCGCAATGTGCTACAAGGTATGTCAGGTGCTGGATGAATACTTAGGTATTGAAATGGCTGACAACTTCCTTGACTTGACAGCAATTGGTCTGGTTGGTGATTTGATGGACATTAAGGTCATGGAGAATAGGTTCCTAATCTACAATGGATTAAATCATATCGTTAATTTAGGAGTCAAGGAGATTTTAAAGCAAAGCAAGATGGATTATGCGAATGGCATCAAGTCAACAGATATTAGTTTTAAAATCGCTCCTATCGTCGGTGCGTGTTCTCGTTTAGATAAGATTGAGTTGGCTCTTGAATGTTTGACTACTGAGGATAAAATTCGTATTTATGAATTAACAGAACAAATGATTGAGATAAATGAGGAACGTAAAAGAGGACTAAAGATTTTTGTTGAAGAAGCTAAAAAAAGTATTGAATCAGAAAATCTAAACACAAATAATGTAATTATCTATGTGAAGGATGATATTGGTTCTGGTTACAGAGGACTCGTAGCACAAGGTATTGTAGAAGAGTATAGTAAACCAACATTCATCCTTTATCACAATAAGGAAAAGGGAGTGTACATGGGAAGTGGTCGAAGTGTTGGCGTAATTCCCTTGCAATCTCTTTGCGAAGACTCTGGACTATTTAACTTTGCACAAGGTCACGAAGGGGCTTTTGGCGTTGAATTTCCAGAGGAAAACCTACAAAAGATAATTTCTTACTTCAATAGCACTTTAGATAGTACAGACCTCCAGAAAGTAATCGAGTACGACTTGGAACTTGACGCAAGTGATATTGAAGAATTAGATATTAAAGAAGTAGAAAAGTTTTCAAAAATTGTTGGTCAAGGCTTTCCAGAGCCTAAATTCCTCATACGAGGATTGGTTGTAGAAGAAGCTTACACAAAAAAATTAGGGAATCATGTAAGAGCAGTAATGGGTGGTAATAATGACACTATCAAAATCAATTGCGAAAACAGCTTTGCGTTGATGAGATTTAGGTCGCACGAAAGTTATGGAATCGAAATTGAACAACACTTCAATGACGAAAGTAATTTTGTAACCGAACTAGAGGTTGTTGGTAGTTTGAACCTTAACCGATTCTATAATGGAGGATTGCAGAGATGGGTGATTACAAAACAGGTCTTTATCGAGGACTTCAAGATTGTGGAGTGATTGTATGCTGATAGCCTACTATTCTAAGACAGGCAATGTAAAGAGATTTGTTGATAAGATTTCAAATCAATTCAGATGTATAAATATTTTGGATAACCCTGCCATTCAAGAGAAGTTTGTCTTAGTGACTCCTACACATGGATTCGGGCTAGTGCCAAAAGATGTAGAAAAATTTTTGAATGAAAATCATGAGAGCCTTGTTGCAGTTGCTTCTAGTGGTAACAACAATTGGGGAGTTGACTTATTCGCAAAGAGTGGGGAGATAATTTCAGAGAAATATAATGTGCCTCTTCTGATTAAATTTGAGAATAGTGGATTTCCTAGTGATGTAAAGAACTTTGTGGAAAGGGTGCATGAGCTTGGCAAGATGGATTGAACTTAACAACGAGGTAAAGATTGTAAAGGATGGCTTGTATCAATTTGAGAAAGATAAAGAAGCAGTGCGAGATTATATGATTAATTTTGTGAATAAAAATACAATGTTCTTTCATGACTTTGAGGAGAAGCTTGATTATATGATAGAGAACAACTATTGGGATTCTGGATTGACTGATTTGTATACAATGGAACAGTTGAAGACTGTATTTAATAGAGCATACAGCTACAAATTCAGATTCCCCTCCTTCATGAGTGCGTTTAAGTTCTATAATAACTACGCATTAAAGACAGATGACCAAGCGAATTTTTTAGAACGTTATGAAGATAGAGTAGCAATGAATGCTTTATTTATAGGAAAGATTTACGAGTCTGTAAGTCAACAAGCAATGTTTGAGGAGGCGTTATGTCAAGTTGACAATATGATGAAGCAAAACTATCAACCTGCTACGCCAACATTCCTTAATGCAGGAGTAAGTCGCGGTGGGGAGAAAGTTTCTTGCTTTTTATTAAGTACACCAGACAGCACAGAAGGTATTGAATATGTAAATAACTCATCTGCACAGCTTAGTCGCAGAGGTGGTGGGGTTGGGATTAATCTTACTCGCATTAGAGCAATGGGAGAGTCCATCAAAGGTACGGAGGGCGTATCTGGAGGAGTTGTTGGTGTTGCAAAGATGCTTGAAGAAAAATTTAGCTACTATAACCAAAACGGGAAACGCGATGGTTCTGGAGTAGTTTATCTTAACCTCTTTCATGCAGACATTAATCGCTTTTTGGACACAAAGAAAGTAAATGCAGATGAAAAGGTTCGTTTGAAAACACTCTCCATTGGAGTGGTAGCACCAAACAAATTCTTTGAGCTAGCAGAGCGTGGTGAGCCTTATTATGTATTTTACCCTCATAATGTTAGGAAGGTTACTGGAGTAGAATTGAATGATATGGATATGAATGTCTGGTATGAGAAGCTTATCAACAATCCAGCTATCAAGAAAGATATGCTTGACCCAAGATTAATGCTTACCAAGATTGCACAAATACAACAGCAGTCTGGATACCCATACTGGATGTTTATTGATAATGCAAACAAGGTACATGCTCTAAAAGATATTGGACGAATCGACATGTCTAACCTTTGCAATGAAATTTATCAGTTTAATAAGCAGAGCCTAATCTCCAACAACATGTATGATGATAAAAGCAATTGGGGTTACGATATTTCTTGCAATCTTGGTTCTTTGAACGTAGTTAATGTGATGGAGAATAAAGATATCGAGAACGCTGTTAAGCTAGCTGTTAATGCGTTAAATGTTGTTGTTAATGAAACGAATATCGAGAGTGTACCAACTGTTGCCAAAGGCAATAACAATATTCGCTCTATGGGTCTAGGCGCGATGAATCTTCATGGGTATTTCGCAAAAAATGAAATGTTCTATGATAGCGATGAAGCCTTGGAATTTTCTAACATCTTTTTTATGATGGTGCGTTATTATGCAATTCAACGCTCTATGGAAATTGCAAGAGACTTTGGTATAAAGTTTGCTAGATTTGAGGAATCTGAATATGCAAAAGGCAGAGAAGGGAATGTATTTCCTCAATATCTTAATAAAGATTTTAATCCAGAGACAATTAAAGTACAGAGATTATATGATGGAATCAACATTCCAACCAAATCTGATTGGGAAAAGTTGATGTTGGATGTGCAGAAATATGGTATGGCTAATGGATACCTTATGGCTATTGCTCCTACAGGCTCAATCTCTTATGTTCAATCAGCTACAGCTTCAATTACACCTATTACAGAACAGATTGAAACAAGAACTTATGGTGATAGTGTGACCCATTATCCAATGCCTTACATGACAAATGAAAATATGTTTTTTTATACACCTGCTTATGAAGTGAATATGTTCAAATACATTGACTTGGTTGCTACAATTCAAAAACATGTTGACCAAGGAATTTCAACAACTCTATTCGTAGATAGCAATCAAACTACAGAAGACCTTGTTAAGTATTATATCTACGCACAGAAGAAAGGCTTGAAAGGGCTGTATTATACAAGAACAAAACTTTTAGGTGTAGACGAGTGCGCTTCTTGCACAGTGTAAACGAGAGGGTCAATAGACCTTCTCATTCGTTTAAACAAACAAATAAAGGAGTGTTTTTGATGCAGAAACAATTCCATGCTGTTAATTGGAATAATGTTAAAAGTGATGATTATGTAATGGTATTTTGGGAGCAAAATCTTAAACAATTTTGGATTGATACAGAGTTTGTGCCTTCAAAAGACATTAAAGTATGGAATAGGCTAAGTCAAATAGAGCGAGACACTTACATGAAAGTATTAGGTGGGTTAACATTGCTTGATACAGAGCAAAATACTGTTGGTATGCCAAAAATCTTAGACCATATAAATGACCTTGCTAAGAAATCTGTCTTGTCTTTTATGGGAATGATGGAAGGCATCCATGCAAAATCTTATAGTACAATTTTTACAACATTAGCCACAAAGGAAGAAATCGACGATGTATTTGATTGGGTCGCTGAGAATAAATATCTACAAAAGAAAGTGTCTATCATTGACAAATATTACCGCAACATTGAAACAAAGAAAGACTTATATATGGCAATTGTAGCCTCTGTGTTCTTAGAGTCGTTCCTATTTTATAGTGGTTTCTTTTACCCTCTGTATTTGGCTGGTCAAGGGAAGATGGTTGCAAGTGGTGAAATTATTAACTTAATCATTCGTGATGAAAGTGTGCATGGACTATTTGGTGGTTTGCTTGGACAAGAAATTTATTCTGAGCTATCAGAGGAAGAGAAAGAAGAGGTAGATAATCTTGTTTATCGTTTGCTCGATGAGTTAATGGATAACGAGATTGGTTATACACAGGAAATTTACTCTGGAATTAATCTTGATAACGAAGTTAAATCGTTCCTTAAATACAATGCCAATAAGGCTCTTATGAATTTAGGTAGAGAGACTTATTACAAGGAAGAGAAAATTAACCCCATTGTATTAAATGGATTGTCTACAGAGACTAAGACATTTGATTTCTTTAGCAATAAGGGCAACGGATATCAAAAAGGCAAAGTTGTTCCTGTGACAGATGACACATTTGCCTTTGTTAATAATCTATTGAATAAATAATTAGGAGATGATGCTGACATGAAAATCATTAAATTTGAACAACCTAGCTGTGCCCCTTGCAAAATGGTAGATGCGTTCCTACAACATATTAATCAACAAGTTGATGAAAAGATTGATATTGTGACGGATGAGAAAGGTATGGATAAAGCACATCTTGTAGGAGTGCGAAGCACACCAACTCTTATTTTAATAGATGACAGTGGGAATGAGATTGACCGCGCTGTCGGAATGCAACATGAAAAAATCAAAGAGTTGTTCGCAAAACGTGGATAAAAAATAAAGGGAAGGGTGATACCTTTCTTCAGACTTTTTCTCAGCATTGCCTATCTCTAATCGAAACGTGAATTTTGTTTACAAGTGATTCTAAACGTCCGAATTTGAGAATTCGGACGTTTTTCGTTTAAGGGAACGATAGTCGATTTGCTTATTTGGAATCTACAAGTTTCTTTGTAAGCTTTAATCGTCTAATTCATCTCGGTTTTGGGCAATACGAACTGAGAGTTTACCAGACATTTTAGCTTGTCCTGACGTCAGTCCAACTGTATAATCACCAATCCCCCAAGGCTTTTCGCCATATCCCGTCCAAGTCTTTCCGGGCTTTACTTTTCCGCTCATTTTCTCATTGCCGTTTTCATCGGTGACTGAAATATTAATTGTCTTAGAGCCTTCGTTGTGTACATATACCTTGACCCATCCATAACTCCTATTGACACTAAACTCTTCTGCCATTTCGGTATTAGCTAGGTCTTTGGTAAGTATTTTTTTAGTTTTCATAGGTTGAATGAGTCCTTGAGGAGTAACGCTAGATTTATTCGTAACTATTCGATTTTCTTCAACTTGGTTCACATTATTAGCTTCGGCAAATGCAGGTATAACACTAACACCAGAGAGTACGCAAGTTAAGGCTAAAGCCTCAATCATTTTTCTCTTCATGATTACTCGCTCCTTTTAGTTTAGGAAATATTTACACAACATACTTTTTCATTATAAACCTTATTTGGAATATTTTCACTATATTCTCTTTTTAGTTGTCCATGAATAGCTGAAAAACGGCTATAATAATCATTACCCCTAATGGGCTTTGTATAAGTTTTCCGTACAGCCTACTCTTAATGACCAACTAGTGTTTAATCTTCTCAAACATAACGATGTACTCATCTAGTTGTTGGCTCATTTGTAGTACGGTTGGGTGTACAAATGAACCTTCTTTGTAATACAACATCTCTAATTCTTTACGGAGGAGTTCTATAAGCTTCTGTAAATCATTTCTCTGTTGAGAATTTTCTGTTTTCACATTCTGTAGGTGAGTGGTAAAATGAGTTTGAGTAACAAAAGGGTTACTTAAGGAGGAGGTGTTCCCGTAAGTTTGGAGACAGTGGGAACACCTCTTATCATTGAAAAACATACACTAATAAATAAGCACCTCCTTCCTCTTATGTATTATTTTACCAAAAGATGCATGTTCGCCTTAAAAAAACGTGAACATGAAACGTTCTTCAAATTTCGACAAAGAATTATAAATTTTCCATAAAAAAAGAACGCTACAATAGCGTTCTTTAAAAGTAATATTCATTGATTAATAACCGGGATTATCAGTATATACAGTTATTGCGTAATGCTGAATTTTATTTGTGGAGTGTTCTGTTTTATCATTTTCTAATGCTAGAAGAGAGAAAGAAAACATTGTTAAAAATACCGATACGCCCCAAAAAATTCTTTTCATTACTTATCACCTCTTTCTATAATGTCATTAGATAAATTATACAATTTTTCCAATTTAGATGACATATCAAAGCTTATGTTTTTTTTCATCGAACTATGATAAAAATAAATGTCTCTTGAACATTCCGTAATTTCTTTATAAGCATTTATTTTCCCATAGTGATAAATGCTACTAAGATAAGCCTCCATTCCTAAATCAAATGATTCATTTTTAACAAGGTAAGTCCCTTTGAACCTATAGTATTTACCTAATTCTAAACACTGGAATGGTTCATTTTCTAAAATTAAAAACTTCTTCTCTTCTGATTCTATAATTCTCCGAATAGAATCAGAATCATTAATCTCAAACAGTGCTTCTAGTAACATGTTAGCTCTGTGCAATCTTTGGTAATCTGTAACTTCTTCGAAACATCTCCAAAGTAAAGGGAGTGCTTCTTCATAATTTCCTGTTTTTGAAAGTATAAGAGCGCGATAATATTGAACACGCTCAATTATGAAAGTGTAGTTCAAATTCTCATACAACGAGAGGTGTTCTTCCAAAGTAGTGTAATCTTTTAAAAGTAAATAAGAATTACAAATTGCTAAAGCAACACGCTCTTTCAATTCGTTTACTGTACAATCTTCCTCATGCCCTTTTTTCCCTAATGTTATGCATGAATCGTAGTATTTTAGAGCATATGCCTGTAATGAAATCTTGTAGTAGTATGTAACTTTATCTTCATGAGATAAAAAATCGACATAATGGAGGATTTCTTCACCATCTTTAAAAGATTTGTCCATCCGTTTTAAATCCTGTCTGTCAATCAGATATTTTTGATATAACCCTTTAGCTATATACATTGGTATACCGTGTATTCTCGCATATTTAATTATAGTATTGTAAAGTGCTAATCTAGCATCATTGTTTTTAATAGTATTTGCAATCACAAAGATACTTTCTAATGATTCGAAGGTATCTTTTTTAGAATCTTCAAGGAACTTACTAGCCACTTTTTCAATCAAAGAGGGACTAGAAACGGCAATCGCTTCCCAAAGAAAATCCTCAAAAATGCTCATTCTATGTTCAATCTCTATATAAAGCTCAACTACATCGTCATAAGGAATCTGTAACCCATCTGCAATTAATTTAAGGTTCCTTAGTTCAGGGCGTTTTGTTTCACCTGATTCAATCTTAGATAGTATCCCTTTACTAACCCCAGTTTTCCTAGATAGTTCCGATAGGCTTAGACCTAAATTTATTCGTTTTCCTTTTACCAGTTCCCCCAATGATGTGAAAGTTAAACTTTCAGCCATATCAAAATATTCCCCTTCCTAAATTAATAAAACATGATATTTCTTAATATGTTACCAAAAATGTATATATTTGTAAATGCACAATAAAGTTATGTAATAAATATCTATAGATTCTTAAATATTATATTTAGGAAAATTAAGAGTGAGAATATATAAATATCATTGACAGGAGCTAAATAAAGTACTATAATAAAGGAGAAAAGACACAAATAAATAAAAACATCAAGCACAGCAAGGGTGCTGAGATAGAAACCAACTATAAAAGAAGCTAGGTGATTTGTTTGCTGAATGAAAGAAAGACAGTTTTAAAAGCATTGGTTGGCTCACACAACTATGGGCTGGCAACACCTGAGTCAGACAAGGATTTCAAAGTATTTGTGCTTCCGACATTCGATGACCTGTATCATGGAAAAATGTATACGAAAGATACAATAGGAGTGGAGGAGGACTATGATGTTCATGACATTCGCAAGGCTGTGAACCTCTGGTGGAAATCAAACCTCAATTTCCTTGAAGTTCTGTACTCAAAGCAGTTGAATAGCTACAGTCAAGAAATTAGCAAAATCATTGCTATGAAGAAAGAGATTGTACGAATGAATCTTCCATATCTATACAATGCATGTAAAGGTATGCACTTCGAGAAGATGAAGCGACTTAACAAAGCCACAGAAGACACAGAGAATTTGGTAGAGAAGTATGGATACAACACCAAAGAAGCACTTCACGCATATCGTATTCTTGATTTCCCTGTGCGATTTGCTATCACTAATTTTGAAGACTTTGAATGGGCTATGACCTATGAAGGAACCACAGCGCAACGAATGCTCGATATTAAGTATGGTGAATACAACAGAGAGCAGTATGAAGAATTGGTTTCTCAGAAATGCGCACATTTCAGACAGCTTGCAAAAGTGTATGGAAGTATGATTCCAAACGAAGAAATTAAGCAAGAAGTAGAATCTCTTATCTACAAGATGATTCTAAAAAACATAACGAAAGCCAAATAAAGTAGTGAAAGGGAGATGCGAATGTATTACGTTGTAAAAGCAACAGAACGTGATGGCGTAACGCCAAAGGATGGAGATATCGGGGAGTTACTTGCTGAAACAGGGGTAAAACAACGATTTGGATTGCGACTTGCGTTCCCCACTGAGCTTGATGACCTTCGAGTAGCACCATATATGGTTCTATCTAAAGACGACGACGATGATAATTACGGAATCAGAACGTCCTTAATTCTTGATGTCGATATTGTCAATGAAGATTTGATTATAGTAACAACACGAAACACAATCTATTTCTTAAATAAACAATAATCGGAGGGTAAACATGAAAAGAGTATATGCAAATCAAGAGTATTATACAAGTACAGACGAAAATCTTCTTATTCATTATGAGAAAATTGGTGAACTAAAAGGAATGAACGAAGATTTATACAGAAAAGGCTACAAAGCATTATGCAAGAGCGTTCGTAAGAGTATCGGCATCACCAATGCAATTGGATTGTGCAAATTTACAGAAGATGAAATAGTGATATTCGTTTATGACGTTGAAGCTACTGAGGACAATTTCTACAAACAATGTTTTGATTCAGAAAGTAAACAACTATATATCGAAATAGAAGAGGAAAAATCTTAAACAATTGGGAGGGCTAATATGAATACAATTATTATCAATGGAAATTCGTTTTCGGTTCAAGGGAATAATATCTCCATCGTTAACAACAAAGTGTTTGTTGGTGATAAAATGGTCGCAGAAGGTCTTTTTGGTCATGTAGAAATTTCTTTTGTTGGAGACTTGGCTTCATTGAAGACTGATGGCTCTGCAACAGTCAAGGGAAATGTGATGGGAAATGTAGATGCAGGAGGAAGTGTCAAGTGTGGCAACGTGAATGGTTCAGTTGATGCTGGTGGTTCTGTAAACTGCATGAATGTAGGTGGAGATGTTGATGCTGGTGGTAGCATTAATATGAAACGCTAGAAAATCGTTAAATCCGATTTTTAAACACCAACAAAAACTTAATAAAGTCCTATGTTATTTTCTAAATGAAAGAAGTGTTTTATTGATGATGGGAGATGATACTGATGATTCAAGTTTACGATATGGAGAGAGGGTCTGGAAAGACAACGATTGTTAGGTCATTGATGGAGTTTGATGAAAAGCTTTATTGTATTCTTCCAAATAAATCATTATTTGACTTTTATCCAAAACACCTTCAAAATCGCTTGATTGATGGGAAGGGAAATATACAACATCAATTCGCTGGTCGTAGAGTCGTTACGGTTGTTTTGGATGATGGCTTTATGTATAGCGCAAAACAACTTGCATCACTTTATTATGAATTAGGTAGAATGGGCGTTGATGTTATCTCTTATGGAACTACCCGTAAAGGAATATTAGAGGAATAACATGACACAATTCTATGATTTTTCACAGAATAATAGTGGTGGAAGCTTTATGATAAACGACAAGATTTGTCAAAGGCTCTTTATTGAAGCAGATAAAGATGGAGCTGTAAAAGAAATCTTTCAAAACAGAGGGGATGAGAAGTTTGAGTTTTAGACCTACTAATTTGGAGTCTTTAGCTGAACATATCATGTTTGGATTCATTCGGACTAGAGCCGAATTAGAATTGCGGATTGAAGGCATCTTTGAATATCGCAAAGGCAAGGATTTTGAAGATGTTAAGATTGCTCTGATAAAAGGCTTCAAAAATGGTAGTGGCAAAACTGAGAGAGAGATTGAATGTGTGACTCTATATCTTAAAGATGTTTTCAAGAAGGCAAGAAACAGCACAACAAAAACACTAGTTATAGGAGGAATCGGCTAATGGAAGCTATTTACTTAAATGATTGGGCTAAAACTAATTGGGGACTAGCATTGTTGAAAGACGACTTCCAGATTCGAGGTGATGAACTGAAAGATGTAGAGATTCTTCTTGCATCTTACACATACGATAGTTGTGAAGGGGATGCGTTTGTCTTATTCCGTAAGGATGGTAAGTTGTATGAAGTCAATGGAAGTCATTGCTCTTGCTTTGGTCTTGAAGGTCAATGGAAACCAGATGAAACAAACATTGAAGTCCTTGAACATCGCCTAACGCAAGGAGCATTAGGAATTGGTGGTTGGCACGATGAAATTGATGTATTCCGTTCAGAACTTATTAAAGTACTGAATGAGTTAAAGGAGGGAAAGTAAAATGTTTTATCGCCATTACAAAGGTAATGATTACTATGTTTTAGGCGTAGTGAAGCAAGGTGTAAATCCTGAGAAAGCAAAGGGATACCTTTCTGCAACACATACAGAGACAGGTCATGTTCAGCCAGTATTCCTTTATGAAAATGGATTTCATGCGAATATTGATGATTCACTTATTCTTTATATCGACACACAAGGCAACTATTGGCTTCGTCCAGAAGAAATGTTCTTTGAATACGTTGAGGTCGATGGTCAAAGTGTTCGTCGCTTCACACCATTTAATCCAAGAACAATGGGAGGTAATTAGAATATGAATTTCGGGCAGGCACTTGAAGTAATTAAAAATGGTGGTAAGGTTGCGCGTGAAGGATGGAATGGCAAAGGAATGTTCATTTTCCTTCGTGAAGGTCGCACCATTCAGACAACGGAAGGTCACATGGTTGAAGGCACAGGAAAAGACTTCTTTGAGAGCCGAGCGCACATTTGTATGCGTGATGCAGAAGGTAAATGTGTTGTTGGTTGGCTGGCTTCACAAACAGATATACTTTCGGAAGATTGGGTAGTCGTAAACTAGAGCCAAATAAAGGAGATGACTTAAAACATGCTAAAGAACATTGTGGCGATTTTCAAGGAAATCCAAGCAACATCAAGTCGAACAGGCAAGGAAGCGATTCTGAGAGCGAATGAGAAGAATGAGGATTTCCGATTTCTTCTAAAATTCCTCTACAATCCATTCGACCTAACAGGTATTGGCACAAAGAAATTAAAGAAGTTTGCTCAATACAAAGCTGATGAAGAGTGGGAAAATGTCCAAGAATTTGCTAATGTGTTTGACCTTATCAAATGGTTGCGCTGGCATAAAACTGGCTCTGATGAAGTTGTGAAAACTGTAGCTAACTTCATCAACAAACATGAGGATGCAGAAGTCCATGACTTCCTGCAAGACCTTATTACAAAAGACTTCAAATGTGGAATCACCTCATCGACAATCAATAAAGTGTATGGCAAAGGGACAATTCCTGAGTTTGATGTGATGAGTGGAAAAAGGTTTCAGGAAGAAGAACATAAGATTAAAGGGACATTCTATGTAACGTTAAAGCTTAATGGTATTCGTGGCATAGCTATTAAAAAGAATGGGTCTGTAAACTTTTTTACGCGACAAGGACAGCCTATCGAGGGTTTAGCTGAAATTGAACAAGAGATTACCAGAGAACTTCCTGACAATTTTGTATATGATGGCGAATTGCTGTTGAAGAATACGGATAATTTATCTTGTGGAGAACTGCTTCGAGCAACACAAAAGGTTGTACGTAAAGATGGAGCAAAGAAAAATGTAGAATTTCATATGTTTGATGCCCTTCCTTTGGAGGAGTTTTTGGATGGAAAATCTAGTAAAATATACGAGATTCGTAGACAAAACCTAGATGCACTTTTTAAAGATGCAAATTACACTACAGTAAGACTTGTTCCAGTGCTTTATAGTGGAGAAGAAAAAACTGAGGTTTACAAACTTCTTCACAAGGTTGTAGTAGAGGATAAAGAAGGTTTGATGGTTAACGATGGAAATGCTTACTACGTTACTAAGCGTTCTGATGCTCTTTTAAAAGTTAAGAAATGGAAGACTGCTGACTTACGTGTAATCGGACTGAATGAAGGAACAGGCAAATATAAAGGAACTTTAGGAGCTTTGATTGTCGATTACAAGGGATATGAGGTCAAGGTGGGTTCTGGATTTGCTGACGAAGAAAGAGATGTAATTTGGAACAAAATGCAGGATTCTATTATAGGTCAAATTATTGAAATTCAATATTTCGAAGAATCATCAAATCAGAATGGTGGTATATCATTACAATTCCCTTCATTTAAGCGTATTCGAGATGATAAAACTGAACCATCTCTGTATTGAGTTGCCTATGAACAATAAGAAGGCTACACAACAAGAGAGGATACTGATATTATATGAAATTGATGATTTGACAAAAGGCTGTGAGGGGTGTAAGATTCATTATGAGTTCAATAAAACCAAAGATATTACTGGATTAACAAATGCTTGCAAAGAATGTCCGTTAGGACAACGGATTGGTCAATACGGCAATAGACTTCTGGAACTTACAAAAAAATCCAGAAAAATAAATTCAACCAAAGCCAAATAAAGTATTGACTCTATGTTTAACCTTTGATATTATAAGATTGTACCCGTTATTAATAAGTAAATCATATCAAGAGCCAAATAAAATACAGAAGTGAGGAATTGTAAAATGAATAACATTAACCAAACAAAAAACAGTAACAAGCAACAAATTATCATTGATTCTATGCCATACGGAGTTGTTCAAGATATGAAGATGTTCCTTCACGAAGAAAGGGATTTTGTAGAACTGTTGAACATTGAACTGGTCGAATCAATGGTTGAAGAAGGCAAAATGGTCAATTTCTATAAATATTTTGTTGGCGACGATAATGATGAATCATCTTCGAAACTCATTAACTTTATGTCAAACTTTACCGAAATTGAGTTTGAGCTTCTAACAGAAATTAAAATTGAAGCAGAAATATGGTTTGGGCGTTTAGAAGAAAGAAAAAATGCTATTACGAGAGAGGGCTATTTTGAGATAGAGGAAACCCAAATTATCAACGTCCCAAATGGAACACTACCAATCTTTAGAGGCGAGAAATACAAAGTGGAAGGTTTATATAAAACTAAATATGGCAATTTTGCAGTATTAATTAACAATGATGGTCGATTTGTAGTAGAAACATCCACATTAAAATACAAAAAATACAAACAAGAATAAGCTTATAGGGGGAATGTAAGAATGAAGCGTACAGAAAAGCGTTATTACAAAATTGGAGAAGTAGTTTGGGTAAAAAGCGAGAAAACTCTTGGCACAATTAAAGAATTAAGTATAAAGCCTGACCAGAACATCTATGAAGCAATTGTTGAAATTGTAGATAAGGAAAAAGACAGGGCAAATATTAAAGTCAATCTGTGGGAGATTGATAAAAATAAGAGAACGTACTTTAGAGACAAACGAAAACTCAATAAAGTACTAAGAAATACAACCATTTTGTTTGCGAAAGTACGGGAAACTGCAATTATCCCTACTAAAGAAACAGAAAATGCAGGGTACGATATTTATGCTGATTTCGAAGGTGAAGACTTTGTAATTCAACCTCATGAAACACGATTAGTACCAACTGGTATTGCATCGAGTGTCCTTGATGATTGGAGCCTGATTGCAAAAGAGCGTGGTTCCACTGGAACAAAAGGGATGGCTGTACGTGCTGGCGTGGTTGACTCTGGATATCGCGGTGAAATCTTTATTGCAATCACTAACGAAAACACTAAGCGTTTAGTTATTTCTAAAACACCAGAACTCATCAAAGACGAGAATGCTATTGTATATCCAGCAAACAAAGCAATTGCTCAACTTTTACTTATCAACGTACCGAAAGCAGTTGTAAAGGAGATTTCGTACGAACGATTGAAAGAAATTCCCTCTAAGCGTGGTATAGGAGCATTGGGTTCTTCTAAAAAATAATACAAAAGCCAAATAAAGTACTTTAGGAGAGAACTGTCCCTCCTAAACAAAACATACAATAAAGGAGAATATGTATATGAGCAGACTTAACTTGAAACATCGTGAAATCTTGGCGGTACTTCGCAATGCAGGACGTACAGGTGTACCAAATTACGAATTGTCCAAAATCTCATTGAGATATGGGGCGTATCTTGGGAAATTGTATGAGGTTGGTTATGTAATTAATAAAGAATCATTTGGTAATGGCATTTTTAACTATACATTAGTTAAGGAACCACAGCAAGAAAAGCCTGAATTGCCGAAGGCAGAAGATGTACTCCTCAAATTTGTCGCTTCGCATGGCTCCGTAACACAAGAGCAACTTGGAAAGCTCATTAAAGAACTTGGTGTTTCAGTGCGCTATAAAGCAGGAACACATCAAAAATTAGCGTAAGGGGAATCGTTATGGCACGAATTACAGCAAAAACAAACAACCGATTTAAAGTGACTCTTTCCAAAGAAGAGCTTAATGTAGTAACAATGGCGCTTGCCACTTTCTCTATTCCTCAAATGGAAGATGAGATGAAAGAACAAAACCTTGAAGAGAAAGATGTTGTGTATAATCACTTAAAACTCTTCACACCATTTGCTGAACATTCAGGATTGTATCCACAGCAAAAACGGCAAAGCGAGGGAGCAAAATGAAAATTTGCGGAGCATGCTATGGAAAAGGCGAAGTAAATTACGATATTTGTGAAGTGTGTGGCGGTGAAGGTGTTGAAACATTTTCCACTTTTACAGTAGGGAAAATCAATCGACGTAAAGCACTAAGCTATGAGGAAGCACAATCGAAGAAAGAGAAGCAGATGAAATTTGACAAGAAAAATGCTAGTAGAGGTAGATTATGAGTATTGATAAAAGCAATCATGGCAAGGTTGGCTACCCACTATATGTAAAATTTACTGTTGATGCTTTTATCTCGTTATCAAAAGAAAATCCAGAAGATGTTTATGATGGAAAAGTTTTTTCAGCAGAAGAGATGATGAAGAAATATCATTTTTCTAGTGTTCCAGTACACATTGACAATACCACAAAAGGCGATTATGAAGTGGTGTGTGAATTCGGAACAGAAATTCATGTGTTTAGTAGGAGTGAATAGCTAAATGAAATTGTATGAATTAGCAGGAAATTATCGTCAAATTGTTGACATGATTGAAAGTGGAGAGTTGGATTTTGAAGCAATCAAAGAAGTTCTTGAATCATATGAAGACGCTCTTGAGGTTAAGGTAGAAAATATCGTTAAACTAATGAAGTCTATCAAAGGCGAGATTGATATGTTCAAAGGAGAAGAAAAGCGTATTAACGAACGAAGAAAGACTCTTGAGAACCGCCTTGATGGATTGGAAAACTATCTATTCAGTGTGTTAAAAGCTAATAAGTTACAGAAGGTTAAGGCTGGCACATTCACAGTAGGAATCCAGAAGAGTCAAGCAAGCGTGTCCTTGATTGATGAAGCAAAGATTCCAGCGAAGTATCGTATCGCACAACCTGACAAAATTGACAAGAAGGCTATTGCAAAAGATATCAAAAGTGGAGAAATCGTAGAAGGTGCAAGTCTTATTGAAAATAACGAGCATCTACGAATTCGATAGGTGGTGTAATTATGTACTCAAGCATAGTTCTATTCATGTTGTTCTTGATAGCGTTGATATCAATTTGGTTGCTTCTAATTAACATGAAGGTACACGATAAAGCCATTGAGAAGACAAAGCAATTTAAGAAAAATAACTTTGGAAACGACAAAGGAGAGAATGTGTAAATGATGAGTAAAAAACGTACAATTGTAGCAGGACTAGTTGGAATTGGAGTTTTATTTTTGGGAGGAATGGGTCTAGCTTCTTTGACAACGATTAAGCAAGGTCATGTGGGTGTAGTTTATAATCGCAGTGGCGGAGTTGAAAACCAAACACTTAGTCAAGGCATGCATCCTGTTTTGCCTTGGAAGATGGTAACCCAATACCCTGTTGCGCTTGAGACTGTGGAGTACAAAGATGTACAGCTTGCAACGAAAGATGGTAAACCTTTAACTATGAACATGACATTCAACTATATGAATGACCCAGAACAAGTAGTTAACATTTTCAACAAATTTAAGGGCGCAAAACCAGAAGCAATTGAGCAAGGGTTTATTCTTTCTCGCATTAAAGAAGCCGCACTATCTGTTACATCTAAATATACAATCTTAGAAATCTTCCAAAACCGAGAGCAAATTAAGGTTGATATTTCAAAGGTGTTTACAGAAGACATGAAGAAGCAAGGCTTCACAGTCACTGATTTCGTACTTGGCACACCAACTCCTGATGAAAGCACAGCTAAAGCAATTCAAGCTGTAGTTGACGCACAACAACAACTTGAAGCTTTGAAAATCGAAAAACAAAAGGCTCAAGAAATTGCTGAGAAACAGAAGATTGAAGCAGAAGGTAAGGCACAAGCCACAATTGCAGAAGCAAAAGGTCAGGCAGAATCCAATCGTTTAGTGCAACAATCCATCACGCCAGAACTCTTGAAAAAGATGGAAATGGAAGCGCGTATCGCTCATGGCTGGGTAGAAGTTAAAGGTGTAAGTGCTGTAGTTACTAATAAGTAGTAAAGCCAAATAAATAACTATCAAGCCCATCCATACAAGTGGGTGGGCTTCAAACTAAGGAGTGTTGAAAATGAGAAAGGGTGGATTTGGTTTCTTTGTCTCCAAGAAAACAGCCATTGGCATCACAGTGCAAAATGTAAGTGTTGGCATGAAGACCTACATTTCAAATCATGAGTACATCAAAGTTTCTAAGGTAATTAAGCTAGGAAAATATCGCTTTATTGTAATGAAAGGAATATAGTCCATGAGTAATTATGATGTAGTTTACGCTAGATTAGTTTCTAAAATCCTTAAAAATGGAATTTGGGATAAAGACCAACAGGTTCGTACTGTTTGGGATGATGGCACTCCTGCCTATACAAAGAGTACCATTTCTGAACAATTAATATTTGACAATTCTGAGGTTCCAATCCTGACTACAAAACGCGTGGCTTGGAAGTCTGCTATTTATGAACTGTTGTGGTTCTATGTGAAGCGTACAAGTAATGTGTCCTATCTTCGAGAGAACAATGTGAAGATTTGGGAAGCGTGGACAAGAGAAGATGGGACGATTGGTAAAGCTTATGGATATCAGCTTGGAAAAGCAATTTTCTTAGGTGACACTGTACCAATAACAGATTGTCCATTATCAATTTTTGGATTTACTAATCAAATTCATAATTTAATTCATGGTCTGAAAACAAATCCTGCATCTCGTCGTCATGTAATTTCACTTTGGAATATTGATGACCTACACGATATGGCTCTGTATCCTTGCGTATGGCATAACCAATGGCTTGTCAAGGAAGGAAAACTTCATCTAATTGTTGGTGTTCGCTCCAATGACGTAGCCTTGGGACAGCCATTCAATGTGTTCCAGTATTATGTTTTGCAACGAATGATTGCACAAGTAACAGGCTACGAAATGGGTACATTAACTTTCAACATCAATGATGTACATATATATGAACGTCACATCGAGCCTTTAAGCCAGCAAATCCTTTTGGAACCATATGATGCACCAATCCTTAACATAAATCCAGATGTTAAGAATTTTGACGATTTCAAGATTGAGGATTTTGAGCTAGTCAATTACCAACATCACCCATCTATAAAAATGGAGGTGGCAATCTGATGAAGAATATGATTGCTATTACTGCTATGGATTCCAACAATGCCATAGGTAAAGACGATAAGCTTCTGTGCAAATTGAAAGATGACCTTGAGTACTTTCGTTTAGTTACTGAGGGACACATTGTTGTCATGGGAAGCAAAACGTTTGAAAGTATAGGGGGTTTGTTACCTAATAGAATCAACATCATCTTAACTAGGAATAAAAACTATCCTATTCCTAAATGTGCGAATTGTTATATAATGCACTCATCTGATGACGTTCTTGATTTTTTGAAACAACAAAATGACAAAAAAATGTTTATTATTGGTGGCGGACAGATATATGAAGAGTTCTTGTCTTATTGCGATAGTCTTATAGTAAGTCATATTCATGCTTCCTTTAAAGACGCTAATGTTTACTTTCCAAAGGTGAATTGGAATGAATGGGAGCCTGTAGGCTACCCTATAGGAGAAGAAGGGGTTGTTCCAGCCAATGAGAGGAATGAATACACATTTTCTACAGTCATCTATGAAAAGACGGTAGGGATAGAGATAGAATAAAGCCTTCAAAGCAGAGGAAAAATCCTCTGCTTTTTGATTGACAAGACCTAAATAAAGTACTATAATATGAGTACAAAGAAGACGATATAAATAGGAGGGAATAGGAGGGAGTAGGAATGGATAAAAACGCAGAAAACTATCGTTATGTAAAAAGACAATTTAGAAACGAAAAGGCATACAATCTTCATGTTAAAGAAATGATTGAAATGATTAAGCAAGAAGAGATTAAGAAAAATCTCTATGTCAAAGGCATTAAATTGTCTAACCATGCGTATAAAAGAATGAAACAGCATTTTAAAGTGAAAGATATGGTTATAGCTACGAGAATGGTCAAAGAAATGTTGTCTAAAGCTGTACGTATTAGTTGCATTATTTCGTATGAGGGGCGAATTAACGTGTTATATGCATATAATCAAATTGCATTTTACCTATCTCCCGACTTAAAGACAGTTGTTACTGTTAACAGATATTTTAAAGCAAGAACACCAAAGCTAAATAAAGTACATAAAGATATTGACAAAAATAGCCTGATTAAATTATACTTAAAGCATCTTAGAAGAATTGAAGAAAAAGAAAGAGTGCAAACGGCTAAAATACTTGACATTGAACGCAGGGTAAGAGAATCAGTTAAAGCTTGTGAAAGCCTTCTACATATCGGAAGGGGAGGTGGAGTGAGACGAAAGAGAGAAATTAAAGCTCTTATATCTGAACAAAATCTTCATCTAAAACAAGAAGGGTGGAAGTTGTTCCACATCAAGTTGAAAAAGAAACATATCTGCAAATCTCTAGTCGCTCTTTACTAAAGCCAAATAAAGTACTTTGGAGGTGTTTAAATTGGAAATAAAGGTGGATATTGTTGATAGAAAATTGAGAGTTAGTTTTAAGGGGTTTAATGACAAAAGACAAATGGAGTTAATTGCGAATGCTTTATCAGAAAGCTACTTTCTAGGCTATACTGACGGTGCAGAAGACTCTGTGAAATTGGCAAAAAAAATCAAACAAGGTGCTGATTTCGATTCCGCAATGGAAGAAATATTTTTAAAAAGAGGAATTGAGTAATAAGAAATTAGCACAACATGGATGAATGGTCAGGGTTATAAGTGGGCAGAAGCAGTAAAAATGATATTGAAAGCTATATAAAATATAAGCAGGTGGAGAAGTGACATTCATGATAATTTGGATTCTTTCTATAGCAATAACGTTTTTTATAATGTGCATCTTGTTTCAGCTTGACGAGAGATACACCTATGGGCACATAAGAGGTCTAGTTGAGGATTGGTGGGTATTCTTTTTTCTGATTCTCATTGTGCCAACAATAAACGTGGTTGTTTGCGTAATTGGTATTGCTATATTCATTTTCATTTTTATTGTCGAAAAGCTGGACGACAACAACCTTACTGGTGAAGAAATTATCAAAAAAATCTTCTTTATAAAGGATGAACAATAGTATGACAACTTATGAACAAGAACGTGTAGGCGATTATATTCAAGTAAATTCTGGACGATACTTTTATGTCCTTGACCCAAGACCAGAAGATATCACTATCCAAGATATTGCGCATTCACTTGCAAATATCTGCCGATTCACTGGTCATGGTGACAGATTCTATTGCGTAGGAGAACATTCTATCTTGTGTGCGCGTATTGCACGAAAACTTGGATATTCTACGCTTCAACAACTCTATTGCTTGTTGCATGATGGAAGCGAGAGTGTTGTTAATGATTTGGCTAAACCAGTAAAACAAAACATTCCTCAATACAAAGAAGTGGAAGACCGCATTATGACTGTTATTTGGGAAGTGGCTGGCTTACCAAAACCAACAGAAGAAGACTACAAATTGGTTAAACTTATTGATAACACAATGCTCATCAACGAGATGGAGCAGTTGATGAAACGTGGGGACATCCCAAATGTAGAACATATAAAAGTGTTTGTAGATTTGACTGTAGGTTACAATGCAGGAGAGTCTAAGATTCCTTTCCTGACAATATATAATGCACTTATGGAGGAATTACGAGATGAAAAAAATATTTAAATATCCATTTGAATCCAACGAGATTATCTACCTTCCAGTAGGAGCAAAAATTCTTTCAATTAAATTGCAACGAGGCAAACCAGTTATTTACGCAATAGTGAACACGTTAGTTAAAGGTATTGAACCTTATGAGTTCATTGCAGTTTGTACTGGCGAGGATGCTGATAAGATAGAGGACTATAAATTTATTGGCACATTGATGTTTGGCAACAATCAAACTTATGTGGAGCATATCTTCTACAGAAAGGTAGATGTTGTTATATGAAGCCACTGTCAAAGAAAGAACTTGTTGACCTATTAGCTTATATTACTATTTTAGTGCATAATCGAGATACCGAAGGAATTTCAATAGAACAGCTTGAGAAGGCATTGAGTTGTATCAGAGAAGCGTTTAAAGACGATGAAAAGAAAGCTATTGCTTTTGTTAAGGGCAGAGTATTAAAGCTTCTTGAAAGAATAAATTAATAAAAGACAAATAAATTATCGGAGGATTATAAAATGGAAAAAGAACAAGGATTGTTAAGCACATTTGAAATGATAGAGAAAATCGCGATAGGGCAATCAGCAATTACAGAAGAATCACTTCGTAAAACTATAGTAACCAAAAAGAGAAATGGCTCAATCGTTGTAAGGCGTGACAGCCTTTCAGGAAAATACATCGGAAAACCTTTACCACTCACCAAAGAGATAATTGAAGCGAAGTGGACGCTAAAAGAACTAGAAATAGATTTTCCAACAGCTCTACGTCTAATTGGAGAAGGGAAAACAGTTCGTTGCTACTATGGTGGAAGTTTTGCAGACTATAGTACTTTGATAGATTCAATCTTGTTCGATGAAATAGTTCGCGGTAAATGGGCTACTTTTTAATCATTAGAAAATAAGAAAAAAATAATTGGAGGAATTTGAAAATGGATATGAATAAACTAATTGAAGCACAAAAGCAATTAGAAAGCATTCGGGAGTATTGCGGACAGAACTCGCACATGACATACGATGAAATGGAAAATGCAATTGAAGGTCGAGTTGCCAAATTGCAAGAATATTTCCGTGATTCCAACATCCCTCTAGTAGTCAATCTGTACAGTATTGTAAGTGAGTTTTGTGCAGAAGACTCTTATGAAGAAGAAGAGTATAGTAGTAGCTATTACGAGGAAGAGGAATATAGTAGTAGCTATTACGAGGAAGACTAATATCAGAACATAATAAATTACTGAACGTCAAGGAGGAGTTTAGCATGATAGTGATAGGCTCAAAAGCGTTGTTGTTAAATTTGAAACCTACAAAAAAGAATGTTGAACGATACAATAAGTCTGATTATGATGTAATCATGTCTTGGGACGAGTTTGTAGATTGGAGTAATCAGTATGCAAAAAATATTATCTCTCTAGTTCCTACCAAAGAAAACAAGTATAGAGCAGTAATTTTTCGAGAAGATAGTGACCAAAGAAAAATTTATGAAATTGAAATCGCATTTGAAGGAACATCTGCAAAATGGCTTTTGGATAATAAATCATTTGTATGTGATTACTTGAATGTTGGCGGTATGGGTGAATGGATGTCTACAATGAATCTGCCTTACCTTATGTTTACAAAGAGGTCACACTTGATTTATCCAGTACACTTTGAAAAAAATATTGAGGATTATCATATCATTAAATCTATGTTAGGCAAAAACTTTAAGGCAGACGAACGTATGCATGAATATTTTGCACTTCGCTCACAAGAAGCCAAAAATCGCTACAAGCAAAGAACTCCAAAGCTTAATGTGACCACAGAAGACTTCTTTAGTTCCAAATTAAATGTCCCTCATTATTTTGTACATGATGATATTCACGAAGTGATGGCACACAACGATGAGCCAGTGTACAAGAAGATGCAACCAGACCCTACAATGGCTTGGTGTTCATTAGATATGTTCTTTGCACTTCCATATGAAATGCAAGTACAGGCTGTGCAAGAAGAAGCTTATGTAATTGCACTTGAACGCTATATCGTACCTCAGTATGGAGAAAATCATACAAATCATTTTGAAATGTATAAGAATGCATTAAAGCGCATTTGTACAACTCTTTGCTCTGGTTGGTTTCGAGAATTTGCGATTGAGAACTATCCAGAAGCGATTAAGAGATATAATCCGAATTTTGTTGATATCTTGAAACGTGCTGTTGCTACAGGAAAAATCAAGCCGATTGAAGGTAAGTCTTATGTGGATTTGCCTGACTTCTTGAAGGATGGTGTGGTATGAACCTATTGGAACACTACATCGCAAATGTAACTTTCGTGGAGCCTTATACAGAAGATTGGACTGACAAATTTCCAGACAAACAGTTCGTAAAAGTTGTATTGACCGCGAATTGTTATGGTCAAGTTGAAACATACCAAAAAGTTTGGACAGTTGACGAGTGGACAAAAATTCAAGAGCAAGGATATTTCATGGCTTAAAGGAGGGTTTGTATGCCTAAAGAAATACATCTCTGGACAGATGGCTCATCGGTGAATAATGGTGTAGAAAAGGGTCTGGGAGGACATGGCTATGTCCTCCTTTACGGAAACTTTGAAGGTGCAGACCTTGATATAAAGTATTGTGATGACAAGTATATGCTAACTGGCTTTGGCAGTCATACTGAGACAACTAATCAGCGTGAAGAAATGAAGGCTTGCATCGAAGGTTTGAAGCGAATTAAAAACACTAATATCAATATTGTCGTTTTCGCTGATTCTGCTTATCTTATCAATTGCATGAAGCAACGCTGGTATGATAATTGGCGAAGCAATGGATGGAAAAACTCCAAGAAGCAACCTGTAGCAAATCAAGACCTATGGGAAGAACTGCTTGAAGTTGTTGAGGGCAAAGGGCTATGGGTAAAATTCGAAAAAATCAAGGGTCATGATGGCATCTACTATAACGAAATGGTTGATGACCTTGCACGTAATGGCTTGAACGAAGCGAGGGCGATTCACTATGGACGAACAGGGTAAGCTTTTTACAGAAGAGCAACTTGCAAAGTTCGATGAACTAACTAGGTTGGAGAGTAGCAAGAAACAAATGGACAGGATTCGGGCAAGGCTTGAATGGAACCGTTGGGTAGAGGAAAACAATCTGTCCAAAAAGCATCTTGACGCAATGTACAACGAGTTGGTTAGTCGAGGGAAGTGGCAACTATGAAATATTGCACGATTGACGATGTTCTTAGCAAGGTGGACAGCAAGGGAAGAGTTAAGCTGTACACCGATGGTCAAGGCATGAGAAAGTACAAACAAGGAGATTCATTCTATGTTTGGACTAAACAAAGACTTGGCGATACTTGCCTATTGGTTTTTGAGAAAGACCTTTCCGTTGACGGAAGGGGGAGAGTTTATGTGGTTGATGGTTGTGATGTGTTGAGGATATTTTGATAATGAGAATGATGTTTAAGGGGCGATATAATGAATATGAAAGAAGAAGTCACAGAAGAAATCATTGAACATATAGAAGAGCTAAATGATAGCATTGATGTTTTAGAAAGAAGAGCAAACAGGAAAGATTATGTAACGTGGGACTCATATAATCAATTAATGCAAGCAAAATCTACAGCTTTGTTGGCATTAGCAACTATAGCCACAAAAGAGGTCAGCACAATTAATTATGGGTTGGTATTGTCACAAGAGCAATAACAAAAATTTTATTATCTTCAAGCCTGCTTTGGATGGGGTTCCAAGCTGATGGCGATGTTGTTGGTAGAGAACAGCTTTATAAAGTACTTTACAGAAAATATTATATGGAGGAATCATCGCATGTCAATGATTAAACATAAGAGCTGGGAAGAATTCCATAAAACTGGATTGCTATGGTTTATAAATACAACACTGCATATGTTTGGTTGGACTTTAATATTTGATACAGAAACCAAAGCTGTAACTCCCGCCAGATGCAAATACAGAGGATTCTCTGAGGACATGACCTCTGATGGATACAAAAAGGTTTCTCAATATATGAAAGACAATGCAGATGAACTGTTAAATGAATCAAAGTTGTAAGTGAAAGGGGAGAAGAAATTCTCTCCTTTTCTATTGACTAAAGCCAAATAAAGTATTATAATATAATTATGTAAGACGGTCTAAGAAATAAGAGCTAAATAAAGTACTAAATATATGAGGTGATAAAATGTTTAAAAATATATTTGGTTTTGATAAAGAATTATTTCTGAACACAGCAGTAGAAATTAAAGATGGGCAATACAATGAAGGTGGGTATGTAGCTTGGGGGACGGAGTTGGATTATATTGGCGAAAATCTAACTGGACTCTATCTGGTTCAAGGATGCTATAGTACAGAAATCTTTGTTCTTAACAAATCTGGTGATACTTATGAAATTCCAGTTCGCCACTTCATTGGCGAAAATCCTAGAATGACTATCAAGATATTACAGTAGAATGCAAGTAGTAAGGTGTGGGAATTAGTTCCAGAGCCTAATTATAATATATAAAAGGAGATGTTATTAATGAAGAATAGAAAAGTTTTGATAATTGAATTAAAATCTAATGAAGAAATTGATATTCATAAAGTAGTGAGTAATATTGACAATGCAATATTAAATGGCGAAGACGATGGTGTTGAAGAATGGTTTATCACCGAGGCAGGAAAAGAAGATAAGTTGAGATTATCAATCTCGATGTAGATAAACTTTGAACAAAATATGGATTTAGCAAGTGACCCATTAAAAACGTAATAAAATACAGGTATTAAAAAATGAAACTTCTAAATAAAACTAGACTTCAATTGAGAATGGAGGAGGACTATGTATATCGACATCACAATGACCCCAGATGGCATGTATGCAAACGAAAGCCCTACAATGGTCAGAGATATGGTTGAGTCCATCATTTCTCTAAAATAGGGGGTCTAAAATGACATGGGAAGATATTATTGGGATTTTGTATACAACATCAATGCAGAATTAGGCTCATTAATGTCGTACAAGCGTTGTGGCATTTATGGAGATGGTGATATAGCTATTTTAAACAAGATTGGAGAAGAAAAGCTTAACGATATTATAAAACGACTTATTGACTTTGGATTTGACGTTAGGCGAGTTGATTTTAGTGAGACACATAGACTGTTTCTTACAGTTAGAAAATAGCTGGAGGGTTAAAATGAGCAAACAAACAAGAATAGAAAAACTTATTCGATGCGTACTCGAAGATGCTGAAAGAAATCTGATAGATGTAGCCACTCAACTCAAGTGCAGTACTACAAATATGGGCTGAATATAAACGACTCAAACAAAAATTCAAAGATAAGGAGTAATCAACATGATTATTATTGAAGGCAAAGCAGGGAAGTCAGTTGCTTTAGAAAAATTAATCAACAACCAAATAAAGAACACTTCAATTGTAATTCTTGACATCGTAAATGTTCCTAACTGCAACTTTAAGGAAGGCGTGACACATCTTATTATAGAAAACACTTCCATGGAGAGTCTTGTCAAAATCTTTGAGGAAGCGTATCAGGAACATTTCATTAAATACGATTGGATTGCTTTTGAGGTAAACGTAAACATTCTGGATTATAACTTAAATTGGTTCAAAGAATTGGACAGGAAGTATCCACAAAACTTTATTATTACTGTTCAAAACGATTCGCTCGAAGAAGTACAAGTCAAATATGCATAGGGGAGATAAGCATGCAACACATCATCAAGATTCCAATTGGTGACTGGTCAAACGATGGTCATGGTCAATATAAAGTCTTTACCATCAAGTCAAATTATCCTGTTTTGTCATTACAGGAAGCCTATAAAGCAAGTTGCAAACTGACAGGTCTTCAATTCAATCATGGAGACAATTATGCTGAATTACCTAATAACAGAATTTCCAAAAACAAACGTCACATCTGCACAGAGTATGGGGAAAGTACCATCTCGGATGTAGCAAGGGAAATCTTTGCAGAGTTTGGTTGTCCAAGCGAAGTGTTAGTTGAAGAAGGATACTTTGAAGGAACAAAAGACTTCACAAAAACATTGCTATGGTTTATTTCGCTTTCGATGCCTGATGATTTCACATATAAATTTGAAGAAGTGGGCAATTACCTCAATGGATTCTGGAATGAGAATCTAAACGTTCAATTTGGATATGGATTGTTCTATTAAAAACAAGGAGAGATGTAATTTGAAAACAAAACTACGTTTGCAAAATGAAATGAAGGAAGCTATGCGCAGTAAAGACAAACAAACTCTGGCAACAATCCGATTGGTGATTGACCACATTCAGAAGAAAGAAAAAGACCTGTTGCGTGACCTAACAGAAGAAGAGATAGCACAAGTTCTTCAAACGTTCAAGAAACAGATAGGTGAAGAAATAGACGCATTCAAGAAAGCCAACAATCACGACAAAGTAGAAGAATTGCTTGCATCTGAGAAACTTGTCGAGAAGTTTTTGCCAGAACAGATGACAAGAGATGAAATCCTGCTCACTGTCCACCTTGCAATTGCATCCATTCAGCGCGATGAGCAACCTGTAAACAAAGGCACTGTAATGAAGACTCTGATGCTACATGTTAAAGGTAAAGCTGACAATAGACTGGTCAATGAGATTGTCACTGAAATTTTGAAGTAGGAGAGTCTTATGAGCGCAGAAAGTATTGTATACAAATTGAGCAGATATACCTTTGGAGACTATGAAGAAGTGGTTTTTGAAAATGAAGATAAAGATGTTGTTGTAAAAGAGGCATTAAAACGCTCTACTGATGACTCTCATCTATACGCCTATCGACTCGAAGTGTGGAAGGGTGACTGTCATATTGGTAGATGGCGTTTCTTCCAAGATGGGAAAGAGTTCACTAACGCTATCAGAAAGGCAGTAGAAATGTCCATTCAAGGAAAAACAAAATAAGGGATGATTAAACATGAAAGGTTGCGTTATATGTAATGTAAAAAATCGTGCCTTCTATGTAACAACTAATGAAGTTTACATGTGTCCAAAACACAGAGATATGTTGTTAGAAGAGGATGAGGAACAAGCAACCCAATACAAGAAGAACAGATTTGTCATTAAGGGCGATGAGGCAGAAATGTCAGTTTACAATAAGAAATTCGAAGAAAAACCTTACAAGGTGATAGTCGATGCAGAGGATATTCCATTACTCCAAGAGGTTCGATGGAGACAGCATGGCGATGGTCATGTCTGTACGACAGTAAATAAAAATGGCAAAAAACTATCTGTAAATCTCATCGACTTTATTACTTACCTAAGAAGTGGCATTGAATCGCCATTATATCATGGCAACCAGAGAAAAATAGATTGCAGAAAGATTAATATTCGAGTAAGGAAAGATAGAAGGACTGATAAGTCTACAATCAAAAATTTACTGTAGGGAGAGATTTGAATGGGAGTTGATTTTTACGCGTGTCACAAATGTGGAGAGACATTCCCCGATTGCGGTTATCATGTGGGATGTGAATGTGGAAATGTGTGGGACTCAGATGAATGTGCAAAAGCAGAAGGTTTCCGTAAAGAAGATAATGGATTTACACCAAAAGGTACGAAATGGGCGCAGGAGACAAGTTGCAAATATTGTCGAGAAGAGGACTTTACTGATACCGAACTATTGGAATTTATACTTCGTAGTCACAACAGTTCGAGAAATGAAGTAATCAAGATGTATAAAGAGTGGAAACAAAACGAGGAGGAGTAACATTGTGTCATTCATGTGGTAATCCATCTAAGTTTCATGTAGGAGCAAAATCCTACGATAAGTTTGTAAACTTGCATTTGCACACAGCTTATTCGCTTCTTGATGGAATGTCAAAACCAGAAGATGTAATTAAAAAGGTAGCGTCTCTAAATCAAACAGCAGTAGCAGTAACAGAGCATGGAAACGTGTTCTCTGCTGTCAAAGTTCATAAACTTGCGAAAAAAGAAAATATAAAGCACATCTATGGTGCAGAGTTCTATATCACAGAAGACAGATTTGTGAAAGATAAAGACAGAAAGTATTTTCACCTCACTGTCTTAGCGAAGAATGAAAAAGGTCGCCAGAACATTAACAAATTAGCTTCTTTGGGATACATTGAAGGCTTTTACTTCAAACCAAGGATTGACCACAAAATCTTGAAAGAGTACAGTGAAGGGCTAATTGTCTTGAGTGGTTGTATGGCAAGTGAAGTTCAACAAGCATTGGCAGGAGGGAAAATTGGAGATGGTGACATTGAGATTACGGAGAATAATAAAGCGAATGCTAAGAGAGTTATTAAATGGTACAGGGAAACCTTCGGTGCTGACTACTATTTAGAAGTACAGGCACATAGAGATTACAGACAGCAAAAGCTGAATCGAGCAATCATCGACTTGGCTATCGAATTGGGAATTGAATACGTTGCTACAACTGACTCTCATTTTGTAGACAATGAAGACCATGAATTGCACAGCATCTTCATTCAGATTGGGACAAACAGGGAGGCTGGCGAAACTTATGAAGATACATTCATCATGAGCGCGAAAGATGTATACGACAGACTCACATCTTTTTCAGTAGAAGAAAGAGAGATTGCAATCAGAAATTCACTAGTCATTGCAGACAAATGTGATGTAAGACTTCCACTGTCTGAGCCTATCATTCCTCATGTACCAATTCCTGATGAATATGACTCAGAAATGGCTTATCTAAAGGTATTAATTAATCAGGGATGGAAGCGTAGGAAAATCAATCAAAAACCAAATAAAGAATACTACAACAAAAGATTAATGTATGAGTTTAACGCGATTACCAAAATGGGCTTTGAAGGATACTTTCTACTAGTAGACAGCTATGTAAATTCCGTAAGGCGAAGAGGTATTGCGCGAGGTTCATCTGGTGGAAGCCTGATTGCTTGGTTGCTTGGAATTACTGACGTTGACCCGTTGAAATTTGGTCTATACTTCGAGCGCTTCATTGACGTAGGCGCATTGGAACTTCTCGAATCAGGACAAATCACTCGTAAAGAGTTGAAGGTTCCTGATGTTGACTCTGATTTTGGGGCTTCGGATAGAGAGAAGGTTGTCGAGTTTATTATTGAGCGTTATGGTGCAGATAAGTTTGCATCTATAGGACAGTTCGGATTCATTTGGGATAAATCAGCAATCAAAGACGTTGGTCGAGTGTTGAACATTCCTTATCAGGAAACGAATCAGTTCACTCAACAACTCGGCAACATGACCATCGAGTACATTCGTGAAGCTGGCTTATTCAGCGAATGGTTTGAGAAATATCCAAAACTGTTCGAGTATGCTGAGAAGCTTGCAGGACTGCCAAGAAGCTTTGGTGTTCACCCTTGCGGGAAGATAGTTTCCATTAAAAACAAGGACTTTTATACAGCAGTAGCATCTAATGATGGCTCTATCGTTTATCAGGCTGACATGGATGACCTTGAAGACCTTGGATTGGTTAAGGTAGACCTTCTTGGTCTGAAATCAATCGACGTAATCTATGACACTCTTGAAATGATTGGCAAGGATTACGAATATATCAATCCTGATACTCTGAATTTTGATGATGAAAAGGTTCTCGCTTTGTTCAGAACTGGACAGACAGATGGAGTGTTCCAGTTCGAGTCTGTAGGCATGAAGGAAACACTTCGACAGGTAGTGCCTGATGGTATCGAGGACTTGGCTGTGTGTAACGCTCTGTTTCGTCCAGCGTCCATGAAGCACATCGAACACTATGCCAAACGTAAAAAGGGAGAAGAAGAGTTTGAATATCTTCACCCTGACTTGGAGCCAATTCTCTCCAAAACATATGGCATTCTAGTGTTTCAAGAGCAATTAATCGAGATTGCATGGCTGGCAAACATGAAGAATCCAGACAAAATTCGTAAGGCAACAGCCAAGAAAAAAATGGACTTGATGACAGAGTGCAAGGAAGAATTGTTTGAAGGATTATCTAAACGTGGCTGGAATGAATGGCAACTAAATACTTTATGGGAAATCATGATTGACTTCGCTTCCTATTCCTTTAATAAATCCCATGCTGTAGCTTACGCGATTATCGCATGGCAGATGGCGAAGCAGAAAGTTTACCATCCTATAGAATTTATGACAGCCTTGCTGAACAGTAAGATTGGGAAAATCGAAGAGGTATCCCATTACATAAGCGAATGCAAACGTATGGGAATAAAGGTAGACGTTCCAAACATCAACACATCGGCGGGGGAGTTCACAATAAAAGATGCTGGTATTTTATTTGGTCTTCTTGCAATCAAAGGCGTTGGTGAGCCAACAGTTGACTTGATTGAAGATATAAGAAAGTTTCACAAAAAACCATTCGAATCTTTTGTACAGTTCTACAATTATATGGTTGAAATGAGCAATCATATAATTGTAGATATAAATTCAGAAGGCAATAAGATTGCCACACTTGAAATGTTACCTACAGATGCGATTATCAACCTTATTAAGAGTGGAGCATTCGGAAGTAACAAGGACGAAATCATTGTTGAGTTCGGACAGATGACCTATACGCCATTGAAATGGAAGCCAAGAGCTACTGTTCCAAGTAAATCTGATTTCACTAAAGCAGGATTTATCATAACAGATGAGGACTACAAGGACAAAGAACTACGCAAACAACTCTTTAATGACTTCAAATATAAGGAGTATTTGAAGAAGGATGAGGAACGTAAGTTGAAACATCTCAATGGATTTACTGACAAATACATTGGTCAAATTGAGTATTACGAGTTTGAAGCTATGGGTACGTATCTCACAATGTCTCCATTCGACAGTTACATGAAGTATCTCAAAGACTTTTACACCTACGAGAATGGCACAGATAAAGTGCTTGTTGTAGGAACTATCATTGGCAAAGATGTCAAGAAGTCTTCCAGAGGTGGTCAACATGCCAAATTACAAGTCCTTACTCCATATGGAGTTGTTCAAGTAAGAGCATATTCTACTCAATATAGCGAGTACAAAAACCTCCTTAATAAAGGGGAAACGATTGTTGTCCTTGCAAAACGAAACAAGGATGAGGCAATTATTTCCAAGCTGAAAACATTCGATGAATGGAAGCAAATCATCGACAGGAAGAGGGTAAAGAAATAAGGAGTTGTCTTTTTGTGAAGTTTATAAAGGAGGCATTAATCGTTATTATATCGTTTGCATTGCTTGGATTTATTTTTGGATTTGTTTCAGTTTCTACATTAATGTATTTGATTTCAGGGAAAAAAGGCTAATGTTTCTATGTTGAACAAGTGAGTACTTCTAATTCTTATTTGGCTCTTACACTCCTACAAACAAAGCCAAATAAAGTATTTAGGAGTGGTCATATGCAATTGAAACTAACATTACCAATGCCTGTATCTATCAATAAACTTTACATCAATGAATACCAGTGGGATGCACGACTCAAAATGCGTGTACCCACTGGTCGAAGAATCCTTTCTAAAGAAGGAAGACAGGTAAAGGCTAAGATACAGGGTCAAGCTAGGGTTCAAACAGAGAATCAGGATTGGGATTTCGATTGGACAAAAGAAAACTTTGTGTATCAGGATGCTGTAATCTTCTTTGCAAGGCGCGGTTCAGACGACAATAACATCTACAAGCTTCTCAATGATAGTCTGGAAGGAATTGCTTATGACAACGACTCTAGGGTTCTGGTTCGTACTCAGCACATTGTATATGATTCTAAGAATCCTAGAATTGAGCTGACACTGGTTCCAGTAGAATTTGTAGGAATCTTTAAGAACCAAGAAATGTTAAGGGATTTCCAAAAGGTATGCGAAAGTTGTTCTAGATATAGGAAGGGTAGTTGTTCCATCATTAAAAACTCAATTGCTGGAACAGTACGAGAAGAAATTGGAAATATTTATGACCCTAGATGCACGCAGTTCAAAGAAAAGAAATAAATTGGGACTACTTTGGTAGTCTCTTTTTATTGTAGCTTGGTGTTTGACAGGTTTTAGCTTACTAAGTATAATCTACAAAGGGGTTGAATCTAATTAGAGAGGATGTCTTAAAAATGGATTCTAAGAATGAAGAAATAGAATTATATGACATTAGAGTAGGTCAGAAATTCCCACTTTTTTCGGGCAGTACAGAAAGTTTAAAGGGAAAAGATGGAGCGCACTTTGAAGCTACTGATTTAAATCAAGGTTACTTCTTTTGCATTCATTTCACAAGTATCAGCTTTAAAGAGCTAAAAACTTTCAAAGAGTCATCTATATCAATGCGTATCCTTCAAGGAAATGACCATATGGTTATACCTATGATTAAATTTGGCAACGCCATGACATTCGAAATGGTATTCGACCCTACACTTTACAGTGACAACAGAGCCTTGCAATTTACCGAAACGAATAATATACTTACCATCTTCTTAATTGACAGTGATACTGGTGTTCTAAAAGCAATAAGAGAATGCAACCTTCCTCTCAAAATGATTCAGATTTGTAAATCGTCTTGGGCAAGAGCTATTATTAATCCTCATTTTAGTGAGCAATTTAACGAATGGGTTGCAAGAATGTCTAACTATCCTGTCGAAACCCTGTGGGAAAGGGCAACCTATGTTGGAAAACTAGGAGAGACTTACAATATTGAAGAAATCCAATATCCTTACTTTAAATAATTCTACAAAATAATGCTAGAGACGATTCTGTTTAAATAAAAAAATAATCCATTACACAAGGCTAATGGACTATTTTTCGTATCTGCTTATATGCTATTTGAGTTAACTAATTTAACAAGAACTTCTTTAAAAGAAGAGTATTCAGTTAAGCTATAAGCATCCGCATCTTTGTAAAAGTAGTTTAAATTTAAATCATCAATACTATTCAATCTATTTCTAAGTCCTTGAAGCTCTTCTTCCTTCCGATTAACTTCAATTCTTATTTTTTCAGCCTCATCATCAGGGATAGAGTAGCAAGTGAAAGAAGCTCTCGGAGACTTACCACTTTGATTGATAAGAATAACATACTCATTATCTTCATCTCTACGAGGGTCATCGTAAAGAAATAATGTTGATAGGCTTCCAAAAAAAGGGTAAGAAGCTTCATATGTAACTAGAGAATAGGATAAATTATGGTACGTAGCTTCAATAATTTTTTTCTTATATCTAACACCGTCAGAAACTTCTACTTCATTTTTAGTAGAAGTCGAAAATCCTAAAGAGTGAAAGTATTCCTCAAACTCTTTGTTTGCCATTTCAATACTTTTTTCAATTTTCGGAAGCCTTTTCTTTGAAATTTCTGCGTATGCGTCCTCAATTTGTTTCTTTAAGTCTTCCAATTGCATTTTCAACATTAACATAATCTCGACCACCTTCTATATATTGTTGTGAGAGTCTAAGTAGACACTACATATTGATTTAAGTGTATCATATATTCCAAAGTATGTAAACTTTATTAATATACTTTTTTAATGTTAACATAATATATCTTACGTCTATACCCATTCACTTAAATTTTATAAGTTTACATAATCTTTATTATCGGACTCAATAAATACTCACTAAAAAAGAAATAGACCACTATTCCGTGGTCTACCCTTTAGGTGTTTCGCTTTGTTAACTACAGCGATTATTAAATTGACTACTGTTAACTTAACATACTAACCTTCATAAAGCAATCTAATGAAAATTGCTTATTTGGAATTAATATCATTTACAGTACCAAGTAAGAGATAGCTATAATTAAATGGGTTGTAAGTGATTTAAAATAAAAAGTAAGACCGCCATCGAGTCCTCAGAAGCTTTAGCGGTCTTACATCACAGTATTCAGAATGAGCCGCCCCATTGGGGACAGTCTATTGTATAAACCGTAGGTGCGCCAACACCTACAAGGCATCATGTCAGTACATCAAACACTGACGGTGATGTTCGGCTTTGGTACTCTTATTATATCATCTAACATTTTCCATGACAAGTAATTCATTTAAACTAAGAGGCTTTTCCCTCCGATAGCAAATGAAGTACTGATTCCTCGGATACCCTTTCTTTAAAAAGCCAATTGTATATATAACGTTCAAAGAAAATGGTATAATGGCAGAAAGTAGGATTTATGGTGTTTGTTAATGATTGAGGGGTGTTAATATGAACGAAGAGAAACAAAATCAACAAGGTTTAGGTTTCTTGGGTTGGGTTGGCGTGGTCTTTGTGGTTTTTTTAATTGTAACAGGCTCTAAATCGTGTGGAAGTCATGAAAAGAGCAAATATGATGTTTATACTGACAAGGAACAAATGGAACATATCTTAAAGTCTAAGCCATCATCAAATCCATAAAGAATATTCTTTTTGTAAATTTACATATTTTAAAATAAAATGAGGCAGGAATAAACTCTGCCTCATTTTATGCTTTTCCTTGCATGAAAGTAATTATTCCTATTGCACTAAATAAAACAACTACCCCTGCAATTGACCACAGTACGATTTTCAGCTTCTTACTCACGACAACCTCCTTACTACTCTGTCCATCCTCTTCCACCTGTTTTACCGCCCTCGTCTCCTGTTACTCGGCAGTAGGCAGAGCCAATTTGATAGCTTAACCCATCTAATGGACCGATTTTATAATCGAATACAGCAGTTCCATAATAAGTACCACCAATTACTTCATCATATTCAGATGTTTTCGAAGTCTGAACCAAAGGATTCAAATTTTTCTTGACATAACCAGATGCACCTAACTCTTTTGTTGCTCCTTTTTTGTCATATTCATATTTGCCGTCTACGACGTAGACTGTCCAATCAACACCTAACAGAGTCATTTTGTATTCATGGCTAACACGTTTCGTGCTGGCTTGTGGTTGCAGAGCATAATCAGAAATCAATTCTTGCTTTTGGACTTTTTCGACTTTTACACTTGTAAATGATTGTTCCAATATTTTTGGAGATTGCATGTATTCTAGTAATTTCTTCTGATTCTCAGTTGACATTGCTTGAAAATCTTCCAAAGCATCTTTAGCATCCTGTACAGCTTGTGTTGCATATGCAGGGTCAACGCCTAATCTTAATGCCTCTACCTTATCGTAGTTTGCAAGATATTCTGCGTAATTCTCAGGTGTAGCTAGTGGATTTTCTTTCTCTTTTGCAACGGAAACACCTACTGATAGACAAAAAACTAGAGCAATAGACATGAGAAGACTAAACAACTTACTACAACGCATAATCCTACCTCCAAAATATTATTTCATTACTTTATTAGTATATTTTGGAAAAATATGTATGTAAATAGGACTAACTTACTATTAAAAAGACTAGTGGAACCATCGGCTAAACGGGGACGACCAAATTGCAAATAATTCCTAAATGACCACAGAAATTATACCATATTATTAATATAATTGTATTTAATGAAATGTTCTAATTTTGACATAAAAAATAAGGGGACGATTCCTACATGAATAGCATCGCTATATGGTAGGTTTATCGTCCCCTTCCGACTATCGTCGGTACTTATATTGTGTCTATTTTACTGGATATTATTCAGACTTACCAAAAACACTTTCTAAAATATCAATAGCTACTCCAATTGTTAGTCCAACAATCTCGGCAATCAGCTTAGAGTCAACCTTCTTTCTAATCTCGTCAGGTAACTTATTATACAATTCTTGAACAATCTCAGCTTCCTTTTCGCGCAATCTATTAATGATTGCTTTAGACAAAATGGCTTGCACCTTGTTGGGCTGTTTGAAATACAAAAGTGCAACCAAAGCAACGAGCAACAAAATAATTACATATTCCATTCCCAAACACCTCTCATTATTATTTGTATTTTTTAAGAATGAATAGCTTAGAAACCCATCCACTCTTAATGCGCCAATCGGTTTCTGTTTCGCCAATAACCAAAGCTTCTTCACCTTTCTCCAGCAACACTTTTCCATTCTCATCTTTTAATTGACATGTAGCAACGCCAAAAAGTTTTGGAGAATTGTCTTCAACAACTTTTTTTTCATCTTCTTCTTCGCCCTTTTTAAGCGATTTTCGTGTACTACTGGTCAACTCAATTTCTTTTGTCTCAATTTTTTCTTGATTTGTATCTACTTTTTTTGGCATTGGCACAACCCCCTTTACTTCTGATTTCTGCTAACAACTGTAAAAGTCAGAGTAGATAATTCGCTAGCAGTAAGCGTTCCATCATTAACTTTCTTAATCCAATAGTCAGGACTATTGATAATTGGGCTTCCATCACTGTCATTCACCTTGCTCCATTTCTTTACTCCCTCAATAATCACATCTTTTTGCCATTGTTCTAATTTCATAGGTGCATCGTCCTCACTTTCTTTTGTAATATTTACTCCAAGTGACTCAGTAGCCAAACAATCAGCCAGTTCATCAACGACATCCTGAATGAACTGTGCTTTATTAATACCCATAATCTTTAATGCATTCTTGAATGGGTCTGTCTTACGAGTAGGGTCAAGTTCATTGTGACCTACAATCTTCTTACGAGGGTCGATATTGAACTTGTGACACAAATATGCATGATACCATACATAACGCTTATACGCTTCCTTATTGTTAATAGAACCCTTCTTGTAGCTGTAGCAAAGTTCCACCCCAATGGCAATATCGTTGGCGTCTCCGCCAAACATCTGATTGTCAATGGTAACGTTATAAAGCACATGCCACGCTTTCTCTGGTTTGTCTGTTGTGGCAGGTATACATTCAATGATAGAGCAATGGTCAATAAATGTGTGTGCAGATGCACTCATTTCATTTCGAGAACGCTCATAGTAGCCAACGTTCCCTTTTGCGGTACTCCCATCATTACCTGTATCATGAGATACAATAAAACCAACATAAGGCATTTTAATCCCAGAGCGTCTTTTGCTTCCAGAAGTGAGATATTGTTTCTCAATGGGATATTTCATTTTAAAAGACATATTCCTAACCTCCTTTTAAGGTAAATTCATATTGCTGTTGTCACTTTGGTTAATAGTGACTGGCGATAGCTTCTTTCTCTTGTTTAACATAATCGAATCAGCTACGTTCACTCCTGTTACAGCCGCAATTTCATAACCTAACAGAATTAACAGATTGTCACTTACATCACCTGTAGTAATAACCTGATAGAGCGCAAACCCAAGAGTAAAGGCAAAAGCCAAGACAAGAACCGAAATTCTTGTCTCGTCAATCGACAAACCATCTTTGAGGAATTTCATGATTACTCACCTCTTTTAAACCCTTGCAATTCTGTCCGAAGTTCATCTACTTTCTTTTGAAGTTGTTTATTTTCTAAAGTCAATACTAAATTGACTTGGTGAAGTTTTGCGACTTCTTCTGTCAAAAGCTTGATTTCCTTGCGCGCTTCGTCCAATTCATTTTTGTATTCAGCAATAGTAGAACGAAGTTCTTGTCGAAAAACCTTCTCATCTTCCCTGAAGGATTTTTCATCTTCAACATAAAGCTGTCTGTCATTAATAGTTAATTCTTTTTTGTTGTTACTCCTTGTAACGAAGTATGTACCTACAGAACCTACAATTGCAGAAATTACAGGTAAAAGTACATTTAAGATTTCTTGGTTCATTTTGTTCACCTCTTGAATTAGACTTCTCCTTTATCACTCCCTCTTAAAATAAAGTGACAAAAACAGGGAATATTCATGGATTAGGCTTACTTTAAAAGCCAAAAAAAATATGGGAAATGCAGGAGAAGCCCACATTTCCCATATGCTATTTACAGTTGTACTTCTGTACTGCCTGTAAAGCTATCAGATTTCGCTTTTAAAGCAGTAATTGCTGTCTGTATACGAAGTGTAATTGTGTCAATAAAAGCAATGGCGACATTTTCAGCCTTTTCACCATGTGAAGCATGGGTGAATACTTTTGTAATTGGAAAGTCTGTAGGCAAGTACTTAAAAGCATCTCCTACTGCGGTTTCTGCCGAAGAAGCGCCTTTCTTAGTTAAAGCTCCACCAATATTAATCGAAGGATTGCCAAAGTCATTGAACAACTCCTCTTCCTCTGGCTGAATATCTTCGAGCTTTAAAACGACCTCGTAGTTGTTATTTGTAAGTTTTTTATTTATTACTAATTTCATTTTCAACACCCTTTCTTATTTCATTTGCATAAGCAACTTCTGCAATACTTGAACATAATCCCTCAACTCAAACTTGGTAAAGGTCTGTGTGACTGTGAAAGAGATAGTATCGTCAATGGTATCCATTTGCACCTTCTCTACGTCACCTTGAGCAATAAAACTCATAACTTTACGTTGGTCTGCATTGATAGGTAGTTCGACTTGACTGATTTTCTCATTGTAGTCTGTATACCTTACAACAACTTCCATTCAAATCAACCTCCTTTAAAATAAAAGAAGCTACGAGGTTGAAAGCCCCATAACTTCTTTCTCATCCCTACAATACTAATAGTGTTTAGGGAAAGACGAATTTCCAAATTTTTTCGCCTGTATTTTATTATGTTTTTGTATCGCATATTATAAATAAAATGCTGATTTCATTTACTTGATGTTTATTGTGATACTAGAAGAGAACTGCTTTTGCTCGGCAACTCTTTTGGCAACTCTTTTGGCAACTCTCTTCAATTCTTCTACATACCTCATTGGGATGACTGTATCTCTATGAAGTACTGCAAGATAACCATTCTTTCTAACAAATCCACCGTTAGCCATTAAATCACTCCTTTAAATGATGAAGTAGTACGCTCCTGCCGACTTACCTTTTGCACCAAATCTACATGTCAAGTCTGCTACGTCTTTCGCTCTAAATGTGGCTCTTGCGTTCAAGTCCTTATCTTCCGCATAACGCCTAAAGATAAAGCCATGAATCTCTGGTCTACTGGAAGCTATTGTAGATTTCTTCTCATCAGCATTGTGAATCATAAGGAATGCTGGTAATTCATTAATTTGTTTAGCAACTAGTGTTGCATCTATCCAAGAAGCACCTCTAATATTAATCATTGCGTTGATTTCAGATTTGATTTTTGTACTAATCGTGGAATCAATCTCTGGTCTACTTACTGCAATGTCAGATTTTATTTCTGTTCTCTCATAGACTTTAATAAAGCCACCAAGTTCACTTTTATCAGCATGGTAGATTAGTACTGTTGATGCAAGTTCAGGTGTAGTGCTTTCGATTTTTGCCTTCTTGTCTCCATCTGTTCTTCCCCAAGGAGATTTGTCACCAACATATGTTGGAACAGCAATTGTAGCTTCTCTTTCATCCACGTAGCCACTTTTAACAGTAACTGTTGCATCTAGCCAAGCATAGCTAGGAACTTCAATGACAACTGAAATCTCTGGTTTATGGAAAATCAAGAACGAATCCTTGTTGGCGTTAGGGTCATTCTCAACAAATGCCTTTGTCGTAATGCTTGCTTTTAAATGGGCATCAGGGTCTACATTGATTTGAGAGAATAGTTCTGGTATTGTATTTGCAATCTTACTATGTTTATCATCAACCTTCTGTTGATAGACTGTAATAAAAGACTCTGTTTCATTGTTTTCAAATCTCGAAATTATAAGTTTTGAGTCTATCATTGGTCTACTAGTGCCTATCGTTGATTCCTTATCATTTGGAAGAGGAACACCAATTCTATGGACATATAATGTTGCTTCTTTTTCGTCAGCACCTCGGTCGCTGTGAACAGTAATTTTACCTTCGCGTTCAGAATGTCCATGACCAATAACGAACATTGTTGCATCCAATGGCGCAATGTTTGCTGAATAAGATTTTGATGTGTCAATGTATTTCACTGATAGTTTAGGTGTTTTTAATCCATTTTCTTTTGTGTAAAAAGTTACAGGAGTATCGAACAATGAATTGATGTTTAAACCAAAGTTCGTAACGGTTCCATCGTACCATTTCTTGACAATTTCTGTCAAATCAACATCAATATATCGTTCTGTTTTATTCTCAGAAAATTTATTAGTAATGATGTAATTTGGCATTGGTTTATTGAGATAGGTAATTCCTAGTTCGCTCCAATATTTATTGTTTGTAGCAAACTCTAAATCCACGCCATTAATATTTGGATTTTGATAGTAAAGTCTTAAAGTTGCGTTCTCAATCAATTTATCTTTTCCAAGACCTCCAGAAAGGTCAAACTCCAAGAATGAGGTGTATTCTGGTTGGTCAAGTTTAGATTTGTCTCTACCAACAAGCATCCTCTTTTCAGTACCCCAGTTTATAGATTGGTAATCAATCTCGCTTCTTGTGAAGGCATCTTTAATTGGAGGCAAATCTTTAGTAATACGAGGTGCTTCAAGTAAATCATATTGTCCATACATGACGTTGTTAGGCTTGATTTCAATGAATGCGTCTAGGAAATTACCTGCGACAGCTTCAATCGAGCCATTAAGCTCAGTATTACGACGATATTTAATCGTAGCGAAGGAGCGAAGTTCTTCTCTCCTGTCCTTTCTTACTCTGATTACCGATTTCATATCGTGACCTCTGGATTGATAAATAAAGATTGTTGATTCTATATCTCTATTTCTTCCAGTGTACAATCGAAAAATCCCCTGCATTGTATTGTGGGGATTGTCATAGTGTCTAATATATACTTTTGACTTTAAATCAGTCTTTGGGCTGTTATCAACCCAAAGACTTGAATTAAAGTCCATATCAATTTTGCTCATAATCATCACTCCATTGTATTGGAATAACTAGACTTTAGTTGCTTTTGCTCTAATTTCAAATGTACCATTTGGAACAGAGTTTGCTTCAATGTCAGTTGTCAATCTCATAAAAAACAAAACTCTATCTCCATAAGCAAGGTTGTTATTCCAAGTTAATTTATCACTTGGAAGGAATGGATATTGCGTTTTAGATAGTTCCACTCGAACACCATCAGGAAGCTTTTCGTTTACTGCTTTAATCTCCAAGTCCTTAACATTGTTCCCATATTGATTAATGAGTTGAATCTTATTCTCCTGAGTTGTTTGCCCTGCTGTAAGAGTGCCTAAATTAAGCTTCTGTAGAATCTCACCAATATCAGTTGTATAGTATTTCCCTGATGGGTCTGCAAACATCAATCCAGCATATGTTCCAATGAAATGCGTTGTCCAAGTGTCAACATTTCCCCAATAGTCTTTAAAATCAACAGAGAGAGAATTGATTTGATTCATCAACACATCTTGATTTCTAATGTTTAAGTTGATAGGTTCAGGCGAGTAATCCAATGGAGTAAATTCACCATTGATTGGATAGTATGGCTTTCCATTGAGGGATACACGATATTGAACTAAACCCAAATCAAAATCACTCAATGTACCAGATAACTTGTTGCCAACAAATGTTATATTAATCGCGGCTGTCGTATTTAAGATATATAAAGACATTTTGCCGATATCTGCGCCATTCATGTAAGTGTTGATGTAAGCTGTGATATCATCTACCTTCACACCGCCCTTTTCAAGAACGTCAGTTTCAATCATGAAGCCAACTTTGACATACCCAAATGAAATTTTGTTTTTGAAATCCTTTGTTCTAAGTGACTCAAATTCCCAAACCCTCATTCCATTAATCATGACATCATTCTCATCTTGAGTATCAACATTTCTCCACTCACCAAACTTGAATGACTCCCATGAGATGCCATTATTGAATGAAACAAACATTCTGATTCTATCATGATATTCTCTATCAATCCCAAGGTCGAACTTTTCAATATCTTCGTTGATAGAAATGTTATCGAGAGGAATCGCAACTTGATTTACAGGAGTAAAACGCATATTGAAAGTGTTTTTATATCCGTTTTTAACTGCTATCACATTCACCTTATTTTTAGCTAAGTCGCTTAAAGTGTCATCATTGTATCTAATAATTTTAATACGAGGGTCTTTGTTTGATAAATAATTCCAATCCGACTCACGAATAATAGACAAATCCTTAATTCCATCAATAAAGACATCATTAATGCTTGAAGGAATTGTGGTTGAGTAATCCATCCAACCACCTTGACCATCTGTGATGTTGTAAAAATTCAAATTTGCGATTGTCAAGTAAGACGCTGACTTGTTCCAATTGCTATGACATACAATTCTATACTTGATGTACGCTGTTGTATTTGCGAATGTAAAAGCCCTAATCTCGCCTTTCGTCCACATTGTTTCATTTAACCTTCTGTCAAGTTGAATCCACTTCAAACCATCAAATCCTTCAAAATGCCAACTTCTTGGCGATTCGCCTATAGTAGTCTCATTTGCTTCGATTGAATAAGCATTAACTAATGTTGGTGATGTGAACTCATATGCAAGCCAACAGTAAGTACTATTGGATAATGTAGTCCAAGCAGTATTGCCATTACCATCAAATGCTCTAAAAGCGTCAAATGTGTCATTATACTTTGAGCTTGCAGAAGCCACTCCATTTGATGTATTGCTAGTCAGTACAGGAACTAGATTTGTTAGACTTTTAACTTTTCTTAGTGGATTAAATGTTTTGTATTTAGAGTCGTGTAACACAAGATACCGTTCTGGGTGCGAGTCCCCCATTCTCAATCTATTAATATTTAACCATTTCAAATCACCTGTATCATATATTTGATATAGTAAGATGTTGCCATATGAGCATATCCCTGAAACGTATCCACCACTAACATCTACACTTGTAAAGTGTAATGCGTTAAAATCTTTTTCAGTAAATGTTGCATAATCATTGATTTTAGCAACGTGTATTGAGTTAGAACTGTAACTTCCAACAACAATATACTCTTTATTTGTTATTGCAATTCCACAAGTGTTGGAATTTAATCCAGAGTTATTGAAACCTATCTGATTTCCAGATGTTAAATCAAACGCGTAAATATTTCCATCATAATTTGGCATCAAAATCATATTCCAATCCTTATTGACAACAAAGCTTCCAATACTGCCTGATATGCTTGTCTTAGGCTGAATTAAGTCTCCCTTAATCATGCCATTATTTTTGTCAATTTCTCTTATAATATAAATTCCTTCTCCATCAAATCTGGCATAAAGTTTCTCTCCATCAGTTCCCAATCCTCCATATGACCAAAGAGGTTTCTCCAACTTTATAGTTCTAACCAATTCAAAAGTTCCAAACTTCGTTACATAAATCTTGTCAGGATTATAGTAGGGTGTCGTATAAATTTCATCACCAATTCTTGTCATGCCCCATATGTTTCCTTGGAAAGTACAAAGACTGTCTCCCCCCATGCCTTTAAAAACATAAGGGAGAAGTTTATTTTCTGTCATTTAACACACTTCCTTCTCATGATATTAGGCTTATGGGTTAATTATCCTATTAGCCTTTCCTTTCGTATCATTCAAATTGATTTCAACACTATCTACATATGCGCCATTAATTGAATGGGTATAATCTTCTTCAAATATTGATTTATCAGCTTTTGGGCTTCTGGCTAAATCAATATCGCTGTATTCATACATTTCAATGTCGCCACTTAATTCATCTAATGGGCTATATTGTTGATTTATTTCAATTTGTTTTTTTGTTGGATTCGGTTCCTCTGTATAAACAGACACATCAACTGTGTTGAAGTAGTCCTTTAATGTTTTATTTCCATTATCAATAATATATTTGGCTTCTTCAAGATAAATATTTTCTGTATATCTAACAACATCGAATTCGTCAGTTGTTTCATTCCTCAACCAAATTTGTTCTTCTGTTTCTTTAACAATTGAAATTTTATCTAAATTAGCATCTTCAACAAATACTTGTATTGTGTAATTACCTTGCAATTCATTAAAATCTTCATTTGTCATATTCTCAACTTCATCAATAGTCATACCATAATTGATAAAGTCTGATTCGGTTACATCTACCCCAATTGATTCCCAAGTCTTTTCGCGCAACTTCATAAATCGCATATGTTGAATAGCAATAATGTTACTGTATGGTATTGCACTTACATAAGTGTCTTTGAACTCGACCTTAAAATATCTGAATGTAGGCTTACTGTTAATAAAATTAACAAACCTCAAACCATTTCCATTCGCATAATTGTACTGGTCAAGATTCTTATTAGATGTTGTTATATCTGACTTAAATACCTCTCTATACGAAACATCGTCGTTAGAGCCATACAAAGTCCAACTTCTAATCCCCCAATCATTTTGACCATGAACAGGCGATTTTGCTGGTGTCATCTCAAATCTATCAAGAGTTGTAGGTACGCCAAAATCGTATTTTACATACTTAGGAAATGTCGTTTCAGTTGAACTTATCCAAAAAGTATTGTCATTTTCATCGAATAAATTCCAGAGCGTATTTGGATGGTTTTCATGTGTTCCACTACTTGAAATATGAGTGCTATTCATAGTAACATTTGCTATATTTTCATATCGTTCTGGCTTGAATACTTTGTATTCTGTAGATTCATCTTGGAATAAAACCTTTGGTTCTTCTTTCATATCAAATTCAAATTGTAAAGGAAAGTGATAATCACTTCTTGCGCCATCAACTTTTGTGTCGAACAGAAACCCTTCTTTAAAGTCTGAAAAATTAAATTTTGTTGTATATCTATTGTGCCAAGTGTTTTGACTTGAATCTACGAAGAGCGTGTTTTTATTAAGATTTGTTCCTCTTTCGTAAAGGACGCCAACGTAAACATTATTTGGACATTGAACATTTAGATTCTCAGCATAATAAATGCTATCTCCGTACTTTCCATCATTTACAATTTCGCCAATCCAAATAATTCTAAACTCTTTATATTTGTTTGTCTCCTCGAAAATAGCAATCTTTATTTTTGGAGTTTTATATGTTGGTGAACCAACGAGTTTAATAGTTCTTAAAATTGCATTCGACAATAAATCAAAAGGTCTTTCTATCAAATACATGCAATCTGTTGAATAGTTTATTACAGCATTAAGTGTTTTATTAAAACCATGAGAGTACGTTTGACGAATCATAATTACACCTCAATCCTAACTTTATTAATTGTTTCAGCGCTAGGAACAATTTTAAACGAATGAATCTTCCCATTAGCTGTATTTATCGTAGCTTCTGTAAACACCCTCAATTTGTTATAAGGCTTGTCAAATTCTATTGACTCCCCTTCTTTTACGCCATACTTCTTATAATCATCAACAGTTGGGGCATCTTCAAATCTAACAATAATATCTTCGTAATCTCGCTTTCTCACAATGTTTTTATATCCTTTTGGTAGGTATTTTGGATTGTCAACAAGAGTAACCTCACCTACACTACTTGAACCACATCCAACAACTGGAACAAGAGGTTTCCCCATAGAACGCATTTTAACTTTCCCTTGTGAAGCACCATCATAATACACTTCAAAATAATCATTATCTAAATCTATAGCAATTCCAATTCTATCAACCATACTTGTATTTTTGGTATATTGATAATCTACTTTTCGTTCAATTGCTCCATATAAATTACCATTTACGCAAAACAAATAAACTCCATCGCCTTCATATGGAATCACAACGTTCTCAATATCGCTTTTGCTGTGCCATCCAAGCATATGGTATGTGGCTTGCCCATAATTCGAATCTCCCGAAGACACTCTTATTTCATAGTACCACTTTCCTTTCGTGTAAGCTGTCTCGCTAAATATATAGAAATTTTCTGCTCCATTCAAATACACCCTAAAGGGAGAACGTATATTTCTTTGTGATTTAAAAGTGTAAAACCTTTCTCTTTCTTCATGCAAATCTCTTACAGAAAATAGATTTGCATGAAGCCTGTTCTTCTGAATAGAGATATACTTGCCATCCACACTTCTTTTAATCAGCGCAACATCCTTTTCATCATTAATATATGTGTACATCTGAACTTCTCCAATGAAGTACTCCATAGTACCTGTCCAAGCTTCTTCTTTCCCATACATGTAAACATAGAAGCCGATGTACTTTTTATTGCTTTTATTGATTATCCATTCTTTAGTTTGGTTTGGACTCCAAAATCCTTCCCCCTCATTCACATCAAGAAGCAAGTCTGCACCAGCCCAATCAGGTTCGACAGTAATTGAAGTATCTGCTCTCAATTGATATGCCTCATGAACGTTTCGATAATTCTCACGAATACCATATATTTTAAATTTGGTTGGTGTTCGCTTTGTCATTACTACATCAATTGGAGTAGACATAGTAAACTTTCTTGGAGCGTAGACATGTGGAAATAAAACTCTAACCCATGCAAGTCTATCACCTGTTTTGCTCCCCCAACCAACTTGATTATCTCGATTAAGTATCTCTCTAGGGTAAGTGCTTTTATTGTAATTTCCTGAAGAGTAAACAGTAAAGTTATCAATACCTCCATACTCCGAAGCATTAGCTTGACTAGTTATAATAGGAACATATTTGTCCATAGGTTCACCTCTTTATTATTATTAGAAGCATTACTCTAAATTGTAATGCTTCTAATTTTTTCATTCTTCAAGTTAAATTTTTTACTAAAAATATTGCCTTCAAAGAAAGAGAGCTTATTGTTTTGAGTCGCTACTTTTTTAAGATTATTTGTTATAATCTTGTTGAGTGTAGACATTCCTTTCTTTTTATAATCTTCACCAGATGCAATTGAAACTTCTCTGACTTGACCTTCATATGTGTAAAAATTCATTCTGTTAGTAATAAGTTGTAAACCAGAAGTATCAATACTAATAAAGGTTATCTTGTAACGATGATAATAATTGCTATTACTAAGCTCGAATCTTGGTAATGTGTATTGAGCAATATTGTCTCGTTCAAAAAGACCTAATAAAATCCATTCGTTTACATTTTCATCAAGTGCTTCTACAGTAAACTTTAGATTTGTGCCATGATTCCCATAATAAATCGAGAACTCAAAGGCGTTAATCATTTGTGGCTTATGAAAATAAACTTCAAAAAATACATTAACTATTCCGTTAGGCGATGCACTAGACCTATAGTAAGAGTAGTCTCCATAATCAGTTAACCCCAAATTCTCGCCAAATACGTTATCTGCTTGACAAATATTTGAATAGTATGCTGGTGAAGCATTCAATCCACTTACAACCTTATCATATTCTGCGTTCCACAACTTTGGAACAATGCTCTTTTCAATCATGTCGATTACGTAATTTTTTGTTCCAGCTTCTTGTATATCTTGAAGAACATAAAACTTTGGTTTCTCCATCAACTCTGGTGTTTCAATTGTATGAATGCGATATTTTGCTTTCTCTCTATAATGTGGTCTTGGGTCTACCTCGTATGTTGCTAATAGATTATCAAACTCATCGTAGAAGCTTACTTTGAACAAGCTGTCGATAGAACAATCGGTGTATGCTCTAGTGTCAATTGTGAATTTACTCAAAGCTTCTACAGGAGTTTTGAAAATAACTTGAAACCAATGTGGGGCATATTGTGAACTTAACATGTATCTATTGTCGTAAGAAGACAATGGAAGTGTTGTATCTACTGCATTGAATGCTGGATAACTTGAACTATATGCAATATCTCCTTCAATATACATCTTCTCTGACTCGCAAAGATTCACATGGTTTTTAAGAAGAGTACCAGAGTCAATTCTATCGCCATTCTTATCATAAAACCAAAGACGAGCAAACCCAAAGTAAGAGCTTTGAATATTATTAATGCTCATATTCTCTAAATAAACTCTTTTGATAGCCATTTTTTCACCACCTAAATTATTTTGATTTCATTGATGTTTTTCTTGCTATTCAAGTCTATTTTTATTTTATGAAGACTTCCATCTCCGAAGGAACCAGATGGCTCCAATCCTTCTTTCAAAGTCCTCCTTTTTCTATCTAACACAGACAAATCTTTAAGTCCCTCACTTCTAATAGTGCTTTGAGAGGGCATTGTTGTTGATAGTGACTTCCAGAATGGACTTACACTATCTGCTTGAGTGTCATAGAAATTAATGTAGTTAATTGCTAAGTTTTTGGGGTCGCTATTGTTGGAAATGAACACAATTTTGAAGAATCTGTATGTGCAAGGCTTATCAAAGAAGTATTTTCTCATTTCTCCCTCTTTGAACACTTCATCTTTTCGCTTGTCAACAAGAACCCACTCAGCACCAGTTGCAGAACCATAAACCTCCCAATTTCTTGGCGCACAATAAATTCCTTGATAAGTAGATTCTCCATAGTTGTAGCCATTGCCATCAAATAGGTATTCAACAACATATCCGCCAGTTCTTTTATCGTTGCCAATGCCAAAATCAAAAATAATTTCGGCAGTAGTTTCCATATCTGTAGATAGCCAAGTTCCTTCTGCCCTATTTAATAGTTTGTAGGCTTTTGTACCAGTATCAGCAATGATAGAGAAGCCATTTTGTATACTTACTGTGATAGAGTCGTCGGGAGTAAAATCAGGAATATGTGGAACATCTTTAAAGATAGGTTGCTTCCCTAAACTGTACGTTTTATATTGACCATTGTTATGAAAGAACTTTGCTGATTCAACATAATTTTTCTTTTTTAAAATCAACTTAGGTCTAAATCCTACACCAGTCGTTAAGCCTTCACCATAGTTTGAATAACTCGAAACTTTGTTTGCGTATGAGACATCTCCATCATTACCGCCTCTAATCACAACATACTCAACAGCATCGTATCCATAAGTTGAAGTGAAAGATGGGTATTTGCAATTCCAAATTGAATTATCTCCAAAAACATTTGTGATTTCTTCAACAGAGTTGTTTATATACCTGTCCCAATCGTCTTGTTCAAGAATTACTTCATTCGGATTACTAAAACTAGTGGGTGCAGTAATAATTGGAGTGTAATCAGTGAATATTGAACCGTTGTAAGTCATCCTTTGATACATTAAACATTGATAGACATCAAGAGTGCTAACAGATGTTCCTTTCTCAAATCTAATTCTCCAGTACAAATGACTAGATATATGGTTATGGTCAAATTCAAGATACTGTAAAGTTGTACTTCCAGCGCCATTCCAATTATATTTTGCATAATCGAATGTAGCTAGATTAGTCCAACTCTCTCCATCATCAGAATATTCCAAGTGAACATATGGTATTCCTAAACCCGCATAAAGATTCCAGCCTGATGAAAACCCAACATTGTGAACCAACACAGGTTTGGGAAATTTATATCCTATCCAGCTTTCACTTACTTTTGCGTTTTGTCCTGCTTCCCAGTAAGATGAGAGATTGTCATCAAATGCATTATTTGCAACACGACCATTGCTATATCCAGAAGCAATTCCAGTACCACCAACACATAAATTTTTTGTTGCAGGTGCAAGTGAAAAATTATCAATATTTGCTCCTATTTGCATAATACCATCTTGCCAATCTAATTGTTGATAGCTTCCAAAGTACGCTACATTTCTATCTGCTATGCAAATTACATCACCATTCTCTTTAGTATCTACAACAATAAATCTGAAATATCCACCTGTTTCTTTCGTCCATAAACTTGGGTCAATTAACTTTTCAGCAACCTCTTCATCTGTTTTGGTTGCCATGTCAGATATACCCCACCTGTATTTAATATCACTATCTACTTTTGTCTTCTTCCCAAAAATATAGGAGAAGTTCCAGTCGATACAGTTGAAATATGCCCAAAAATAATCACCAATTTTTAAATTATTAACATCATTATTCAATGTAAGAGCCATTTATAAAACACCCCTTAATATCTATTCTTATACCCAAAATCAAACACAGGTCTAAAAGAGGCTTCCCAAGGGTTTGCAGACAAATCTCTAAAATTTAAATTTAAACCTGTGCCACTTCCACCTCTAAGAATGTATTGTGTTGTGCCTCTGCATTTCAACTGTTGAGTGATTGTTTCATGAGTCAGATGATTCCAAACTGTTGAGTCATTAGGAACAACCTTTCCGCCTAAGTTTGATTTGACAATATATTTGTCCCACTCATTATCTAATGGATATCCACCTGACATTTTTTTAGGGGGAACATACGCAATGTTTCCCCTTTCATCAGCCCACGCGATTCCACCAGTGGGAACGCGCATTATACCAGCCACTCCATCAATTGTCATAAGTCTTCCTTGAATATAATTATTTTCACTTGTCCGTAGATGATAATGAGACATTGAATTTTTAATGTTCCTATCAGCGATAAGCAATCCATCATCTACTTTGATAAAATAAAATACTCCGTTGGAAGTCGTATAACCTTGATTTGGTAACGTTGGAATTTCTTCTTTCCATACATCTTTTCCCCATGCTTGCCAATCAAGTCGATGAATATCTGTATTGGAGCCAGAAAAGTCAGCTTCACCAGTTTGCATTGCAAAGTAATCTCCAATCTCCATTTCATAGATATGTTCTCGAAGCACACCTTTCGTATTTGGTCTTGTCATGTATATCACTCCTGAGTTACATTATTTTTACGCCAATGAATCGGATTATAATAATTAAAAAAAGAATTATTGGTAGCCAGAAGATATGAACAAGTATTTTTGTTGCCAAATTCCATTCTTCTGGTTTCTTAAAGTAAAATCCAATTAGTAGATAAATCATAATTGAAATAAATAAAATCATCCAATCACCCCATAAATAAAATCCATATTCAATTGAGATATAAGTTCTTTTTATGGCTTTAGTAGTTTACCAAGAATTTATTCGTAATTTATCAATTTGTCTTATATTTTCAGCAAGAATTTTTGTCTTGTATAAAAAACCGCCACCTGTATAATTATCTTCTTTCGTAAAGCCTAAAATAGATTGGTATTGCACAGCCAACTTCCCATCAATGATTGTTATGAATGGAGTCTTATCGTAATGTGTATTCCCATTAAAGCTTTCAACGACAGTAGATTCTCTACTTCTACCAGAATACATTCGTACTTTTACTCTAACATATCTAGCTTTTGGGCTTGTTATGCTCCCATCTGGATTAACAGCAGAGTATGGACTCCATACAATGTTGTCATCAGATGTTTTTGTCATAAATATAACATTCGCTCCCTCATACACATTTTGAACTCGAACAAGATTTTTGAAATCTGTGTATTTATCTACTAAGTCAATAACATCTGACTCCCATTCACCATACTCAGCTAATGCATGGGTTGGTCTATCGAAGATTCTTAGTTTTGGTTTAGAGAATAATTTAATTCGCCAAATGTCAATGCTCCATCTTTCATAGAGAATAGTGTCTTGTAACTGGACATTTGATTTGTCTGCATTATCAATGACAACATTGTTTGTTGCAGGAATCCCTAACGAAGCAAGGTCTTTATTATAGTAAAGGTCAGTTAGTCCACTTGCATAGTTGTATCCAACTAGAATGCCAATAACATTATAGTTATTTACTGTTCCAACAATGTTTCCTTCAACCAACACTCTCTCAGCTTTACAACCATCATCTAATCTTCCTGTGATAATTCCAACGTATTCTTTTGACAATCCTGCTTCATCAAGGTCAATGTTCACTCCAAAATAGCAATCATATACTGTAGTGTTTCCTGACATGTAACCAATGACGCCAGCATAAATCGTTCCAGACTTCCCTCTTGTTTTCAGCGTTCCAGTTACCATCACATTTCTAATGGATGATGTTCCATACATTTGACCAACAATAATTCCTTGTTCGCTGATGTAGCCAATACATTCGACATAAGCATCTTCGATGAACAGATTTTTAACTAAAGATGACCCATACATTCTAGTGAAAAGTCCTGTAAAACTTCTTTTAGCCAACTGCTTAAAATTCTTTATTTTAAAACCATTTCCATCGAGAGTACCATAAAAATCAAACCCAAAATAAAAACCACTATCAAATGGAGAAATCCCCATATCAACATCATTCATCATCTTATAGTATGCGTAAGGTTGAAATCTCATTTTATAGATATCGTAAGCATCTCTAATTAAGTAAGGTTTACTTTCTGTCCCTTCACCGACATAGGCAATGTCATTCCCTACACTTGTAGTAATTTCATATAATGGTTTAAGTTGAAGTCTTCCATTCATGTAGACTATATTATTAAATGTTCCCTTACTAATATCAATAGGAAGACCAATCTCTTCTACCTTTTGACCACTTAGAAGGTTTATCTCACTTGACACAAATGAAGCACCATTTTGCAAGCTTCCGTTGTTTTTAGAGACAGAAGAATCTTGTGCCAATACACCCACACCTTCTTCAAAGCGCCAATATCCAACAAGACCTGTTTCTGTTCCTATTAGAACCCTATACCTATCTGCAATAATTTGTGCTTCCAATCTTGCAAAGTTCCAAAGTCTAATTTCATCTACAATTCCTTGATAATAATATCCATCATATCTTCGTCCGACATTGAAATTTGATGCAATTGTTTTTAAAGGAGTTGTGTTACCATATCCGTAGACAGGCATCAAATCTTGCTTGATGCCATTAATATAAATTTTCAATCCATCTGTTAAGCCACCACCATCATACGTCACTGCCAAATGATACCATTCATTCCATTTTGGAATTACTACATTCTTGGTCATTAAAAAATCTCCATACGCATGAACTCCAACCTTACCTTTTGACGATATTTCATTTGTTGGGTTTATGGCTATGTCAAATGAACCTGTATCGCTTAATGCACCATAACAAAACACCATCATAGAATTAGAATCTTTTTCTTCTGGCTTCATCCAGAACTCAACTGTTCTTGGAGAGTCACCAGTTGGCAACCCTGCTGTTCCCAATGAAATATAATTGTTAGAACCATTAAGCTTAATAGCGTACTTGTTTGAGCTTGCCATTGTTTACACCTCCAATTATGCAAAGATTAGAGATTTCATATTGCCTGCAAAGTTTTCAATTCTCTCTGAACCAGCACTGTTTTTGTGAATAAAAACAACGTAATTCACTTTCCCTTGGTCGTTTAATGCTCCGCCCAATTTCACTTCCACTGGAACGCCTTTCGACATAAAAGCATTGTTTAATTCGTCAACAAGTTCAGATTTATGCAACTCTCTAACTGTCTTGTATGCCTTTCCACTCAAAATAATTGTATAGCCAATACCGTCAACATCGACTGTAAGTGTGTCATTAACACCTGTCGTAATTGTCACATCACCGCGAATGCTTTTGGTTCCCCAAACTCTTAAATTTGCCATATTGTTTTCACCTCTTATCGTAATGTCCAATTAATATTCCCTTTACATCCTGCCTTCAAAGGTGCTTCGAACTCATCTACAATCGCTCCACCTCTACGAATTACAATCTTTCCATTTAGGTCATGGTCAGGTGTTATTTTGATGCTCATATAAGCTTCTTTATTAAATGGTACAGACACAATAGCTTGATAATTAAATTCTACTCCGTGAACCGTGAGGGTTTTCTTGTATCCGTAGTTGTATTGCAGGATTCTATTGTCAAAAGCCCCTTCGCTTGCACTCAATAAGGGAATTGCTTCACTCACACAATCCTTATATGTGATAATGTCATTATAAATCAATGCACTACCAGACAAGTTGTACTCTTTACCGTCTACGACGTAATATACTCTGAACTGATGACCATTAATATTAAAGACTCCATTAGCAACTTCAAAAAACATCTTTGTGCCGTTCCCAATCAGCCCGAAGCGAATCAGCTTACTTTTGTCGATTGAATAGAATCTGTATGGGTCTGACGTATGCGTCTGCAAGTCAAACTCAGTCAAAGAAGTTCCATCGTGGTAGTCTGCTACCCAAATGAATTCTTGCGTCTGAATTGGATGAGTACCATTACTTTTAGCAAAAATCATATCCTTTACCTCCATTGTATTGAAGTATTTTTTGTACTTTATTTGGCTTTGGTATTATATTTAGTAATTTGTACTTTATTTGGTTCTTATAGTATAATAGAAAATGACAGGCTTGTAAAGTTCAAGCCTGTCATTTTTTTCTTATACATAGCGATAGCTGACACGAAGTTTGAAGTCTTGTCGCCCTGCGGAAGCACTTAGAGGAACATCAGCTTGCAGGGAAACAGTAACATAGTTCCCTGCGGAGTCTGCTGGATTCCCATTATTGTTGAGTCCAAGAATTTCTTGTGTTGCAGGAGTTACAGGGGTGATTGGTGCGCCAGCATTGTTTTTCTTTGTAGAACCTGTTGTACCAATTGGCTTAGAGTACGCTTTGCCAATTGCAGAAGTTGGTTGGTCGATGTCTGCTTCACCCAATGAGTCTACCTGTGCGTGAAACCAGTTGTCGCGTACAACCTCTACAATTGAGCCTACAGTATCACCAGTACCACCAGACATGTCCCTTGTAGTAATTGTGCAATCTTCCATCTTGGATACATCTGTCGCCAGACCGCGATTATTCCAAATGTTAAATGTATAAACAGGTGAGGTATCTCCTGCGTCAATTACACCGAAGTCAAAAGGCGCTACAACTTCATTTGCGTGAAGAACATCATACCATTTAATAATAGGTGTTGCCATATATATCATTCCCCTTTTCTATTTATTGAACAATTTTTATCATAATTTCAATGGTCACATCTTGTAGGTCTCGACCCAATTGCATGATTTCCAGTCTGAAAATATCATCCTTATTTATAGTGAAGGTTTGAATGTCTTTCAGTCCATCGTCAAAATGTTCATTCCTTCTAAAAACCAAATTTCTTTTTAAAATGTTGTACCAATTAATCATGTCACTGCTTTTTTGAATCGAAATTTCAGTATCTGTAGTCGCGTCTGGATATCCGCAAATACCTCTAATATTTGTAATTTCCCCTTTGAATGGGAACCTAGCATTAATATGCTGAACACCAATATCTGGATACTGAGGAATTACAAATGTAATCACTCTCTCTTTCAATCTGTCATCATAAGTTTGTAATTTAATATAATCCTCTTTAGACATTAGACCATTGATGTTATCATTCGCTAATGGAATGTTTCCACCAAATAAATCAATCGGAACCCAAGAAATACCATCAAATCTATACCTAATGCCACTATCATAAACCTGTGTAGTCCAACCAGCTTTTGGTGATGGATAGTTTTTAAAGATATCATTATAGGTGTAAACAAATGGTTTGAATACCAATTTTGTTGTCGCATAAGCGTCTAAAGCTTTATCAGTAGCTACAATTGCGTCCTCTGTTGCCTCTTTCGCATCAGTCGCGGCTACATCAGCTTTAATTATTGCTTGTAGAATTTTATCTCGAACACTTTTATAGTCAGATACTTTATGGTCTACATCTTTCAAACTATCAATAGCTTTATCAATAATCTTGTCGAGAGATTCAACAACATCATTGAATTGGTCTTGGTGATAGATTCGACTGGATGGATACTGAATAAATCCCTTTCCTTTATAGCTGATATTAAGATTGTTGGACTCCTGCGATGGATGAACTTCAATTACGCCAGTAGAATAATTCACCCAAAATTCATCAGGTGCAATATTCTTTTTTGGTACTCCATCGTAGTTAATCTCTATTAACCCTGCTATTTTAACCCTTGTAAACCTATCAGGGATTTCAGCTAAGACCACTTTATGGTTGAGTACCTTTAGATATTCAATCCTATCGAGATATGGGTCTTCTGGTGTACCTCTTCTCCATACAATGTGCAGTGGGTCAAAGTACGAGTAATCTGAGTATGGCATTATTTCACCTCCTTAAAATCAACCACCAATAAAAACATTACTTGAACCATCTTTAACAGTAGTGTAGGGAGTCGAGTGTGTTTTTACTTGACTCCCTACGATTGCTACAGACTGACCACCTGAGTATACATTTCGAGAATTACCTATAGTAACTTTCCCTGTACCCCCTGTGTGATTTGCGATTGGTTCACCATTCACATTTGGGCGTTCCGTTTCTGTTACATCATCACCTTGTTTTGCAATAGGTTTTCCATTAATAAAAACATTGGATGATGTTGCAACAACAGTGCCAGAGATAGTGGAGGAACCGCCACTATAGCTGTCCCATCCACCAACGCACCAACAATTCCCTTTGTCATCACAAACTCGTGTTTTACATGGGTTCCATTGTCTGTAGCTAATATCGTTGGTAACAACATCATTAGTTTTACTTCCGTTGAACGCAATTGCTGGCATTAATATCACCTCTTAGTTAATATCAATTCGAGAACCAACCATCTTAATTCCAGATGTTGAAACTTCAAGATAGCTTGAGCCAACTTCGAGTCTGATTGTATTATCAGAAGTAAGCCTAATACTCGCGCCCATAGACGTAAGAATTACACCATCTGAACCTGTGGCTGGCATTACAATGTTTCTATCGTATCCACCAGAGGCTTTGTATAGGAAATGAAAACCATTTTCATCCTTTCTAATGTAACCTACTTCATTACCATTACCAGAACCATCACCCATCTTGATGACAGGGATTCCGTTCATGCTTCCTGTAGAAGACTCAAGATAGATAGCCATTTTTTCTTGGTCAGAACCAGAGCCATCGCCAGAAATGAACCTGATGAATTGGTCTTTAACCCAAACGTAATCTTGTGCATTATTGTTTTCTAGCGTTCTCACTGATGATACAGTTAATTGAGAAATAAATGAGCCATCTGGCAGTTCCACTGGTGCTTCCATATCAGTACTGATAATTAATTTCTTTGCTCTCAACGTTCCGTCAGGAGCAATCCAGAACCTTGGGTCATTAAATACATCAATTTTTATGCCATCTTTTTTATTTAGCCTTATTACAACTCCATTATCGCCCCTAATAGTGATACCTTTAGTAGCATCGAACTCAATTGAGTCTCCAAGATTAGCGCTAACGATTTTTAATCCTTTAGTAGTGATGTCTTCTGCAAATAAGTTGCCTTCTAAATCAACGTAGAAGACCTTTGTCCAACGTGGTGAACCAGCAGTACCATCATTACGCTCAATTTTGATACCTTCTGTAGCGTTTAGGGTAGTTCGATTTTTGATGTTACCTCTTGTTACAACAATACCATTTTGTGCATCAATTACAGTGTTATTATAGTTTCTCCCTAACTGCAATGAACTCTTTTCTAAGAAGTCTGCTAGTTTTGACCTAGCATTTTCATATTTCTTGTAGAAGGTTTCCCATTTCATATGAAACTCATATCTACTAGAGTGCAAATCATTAACGACATGGGTTTTCGCATTCATGTCTGCGAAGACAGGATTCAAGTAAGTCTTTAGCTCATTGTAGGACGTATCCAATTCATCCCCTGCGGTCACAAGATTATTTTTAGCTGTATCTAATCCGAAATAAGTAGAATCTCTGTCATTATATATAGTGGTTGCGTACTTAGAAATTTGCTGTTTTAGCGTATTGTATTGTTGTGTAATACTCTTGAATTGATTGAGCAAGGTGATTTTCTCAGGAGACATAATTACATCGTCCAAAACAATACTATCAAGCACTGTAAAGTCAAGATTCAATGAATCAAAGTCCAGCAAAACATCACCAAACTTAGTTTCTATTCTCAATCGTTTTGCAACAAGGTCTTCTGCAATAAGTGTCCCATCTGGATACTCTCTGTTGCCAAGAGAAGCATATACTTTGTTTACCCATCTTCCACTTTCCCATTTCTGCAATGCTAGTCCATTTGTTGCATTAAGGTAAGCTCTGTACTTGCCATCATTTCTTAAAGCAATGAAGCCAAAGTTACCAATAACAACATTATTGTAAAATTTGCCCATATTAAGTCCAGTATAGAACATCGAGTCTTCAATTGCGTTTCTTAGTTTTTTCTCTTCATCATAGTAGGTTTTGAATTTCAAGATGAAAGTTGCTCTGTCAGGGATTTCGCTTGTTTGCTCAGTAAGTGGGTCATTCACATCAATCTCTAATGGGTCTATAGACTTGACCTTAACATACTGTTTCATATATTCAATCAAGGCGAGATAAGCGTTCATAAGTGGTGCTGTAGAAAGTCTGTCAATAGTACTTGGGGTGCTAGAAAGAAATTGGGAATCTATATTTACAGTGTCATCTCTAGTAGAGCGTCTATATTTTTCAGCTTGCTCTAGCATACGTTTGTAACCAGAATGGATTTTATACAATTCTTGAATAATAGTGATTTTCTCCATTGTAGTAAGCTTTCCATCCATTACAATATTGTTAAAATCTCCAATGTTGAGATAGTGATTTTCAGCATCTAGAATCAATTCTCCAACATCGTTAACAATCTTAATATTCTCAGCAACAAGGTCATGCGTATAAAGCGTACCGTCGCTCTGGTCAGCCCACATTATCTTCTCCCAGCCATCAGGTCTGGAACGATTTGCACGTTCGATAGCAAAGCCCTCACAATCAGTAACCTTGACCCTTGTAATGTCATTAAAAGCCATCATGCCAAAACAATCAGGGTTCTCAGACACTAATCCAAGATTCATTACCAGCTTTCCGTTTCTATCAAAAATTTCACCCTTCGAGCCTTGCCATTTAACGATGCCATGTTCATCCTCAATAGCTAAATTGACACCCATAATGACCTTCCCGTAGATACGTTCCCCTACAATACCTGTGGATGTGATGGCGTGTTTCCATGTATTACCGCCATCATTAGTTATTGCAATCATTGAGTTGATGCCAACTAGATAGTTATTAGGGTCTTTTGGGTCGCGGATAATTAAACCTCTATCCGAAATCTCAATAACTTGGTCTTTTGCACCCACAATTGCTTGTTTATTCGCATCCCAAATGTTGTTTATGATTTGGTTGATAGAGCCTTTGTTTTCTAGTGACAAATCCCATTTCCAAGAGTCGATAGTAATTTGAGTCGAAGAGTTATAAGACTTATATAGCATCTCATATAACTTATCTTTATTCGCATATGCGTCTTTTACGTTGCTAATGGTGATATTGATAGAATCATCCTCAAAATCGTATTCGATTTCTGTCAATTTTGCTTTGAATAGAACTTTTAATCTTTCATGTTCAATGTTAATCGTATCACCCAATCCCAACTTGTCCCAATTTCGTTGTTCGGTTATCATTCCAAGGAAGTTAACAACATCAATTTTTAAAGTAATCTTTTGTTGTCTATATTCATTAAATACTTTAATACCTGCTTGCAACAAATCTTTTGGGTCTATAATATTGTTGTCTTGCCATTCCTTTTCAATCTCATACTGATTCCTTTCTTCGAGAAGCTCTTTGGTGAAGTTGTTTGTAACGCTCAAAAGATTTTTTAAAGCTAAGATTTCATTGTCAACACCTTGACGATTCTGTTCTTCGATGATTATCTCAGCTTCCTTCTGACTAATTTCAGCTTCCTTTGCTTTTATTTCTAAGAGTTTAACATCTAGTTCATTCTTCAAAGCTTGCAAATCTGCTTCTACTATTGAGGTATCTTCGTGTTGGTTATCTGTATGGTCAACAACGTCTTCCATCTGTGCAATTCGAGTATTGAGCATATCGCGTTCATCAAGAAGAATCTTGTGTTGTGTTTGCAATTCTTTAAGTTCCTTATTTTTAACATCGAGGATTCCATCAAACGCTTCCTTCTTGCCTCTAAACTGTTCAAATTTATCTTTATTAGCTTGAAGCAAATCATTGTAGGCAATAATAGCATGACATAGTTCATCAGACATAAAATCACTGTGTTCGAGTACTGTGTACTCTTTATGAACGATTTCTACATTGCCAACAGTGAAGACTTGATTTTGACCATAGAATCCATAAGCACCACTTGCCAAACTATTGTCTCTGACACTTAATACAAGATTATTTTCAATGAAAACTGTAATAGTATCATTGCTAGCTTCAACACCAATATTATAATCATTGTTTTGACTCCATCCAGCAATTCTGTCTGTTTGAGCTATTAGTGTATGAACACCATTGATAACCTTGTAAATACGAACGTTGTTTTCTCCCCATCCAAGACCACCATCTACTCTTCCTGAGTTGTATCCAACATAATAGTAGTTAAGATTGTCTTGATATCTCACAATCACACCAAAAACATTATCGTCAATGTGCGTGCGAAATGTAGCATTGATTCTATAATTTTTATTAAATAAAGCATTTTTGTTGTAAATAATAGATTGAGATGGTCTAGCATAGAATAGCTTCATTTTTCCGTTTTGTTCCATCCAATCCTGCTTGTCGCCAAACCATGTGGTCATTATTTCATTTGAAGTTATTTTTTGAATATCGGAATTTTTTACTTCCTTGTATGGATACATGTAATACTGAAAATCTTCAATGTATGATGTACCTGTTGGATTGACTCCATGAATACTGATGTTTTCTTTCCCATATAACTTTAGTCGAGTAATAACTTCTTCTGCATTGTCTTCTTGGTTCAATCCCTCTAAATACTTCCCATATTTAATTCGGAATCCTTTATCTTGACCTGTGTTCTCTGGTCTTGTAAAACTTACCTTACGTTGCAATGTGTCCCAAACAACCAATGCGTTAAACGTTTTTGCAATCTCAAATACAAGTTCTAAAACTGTATTAGATGATACTTTTAACCCTCTATACTTTAAGTCAAATTCAGAGTCAACGTAGCCAATAGACCAAATTGTATTAATAAAAATGTCGTTAAGAAGTTGAGTTGCTGTCTTTGATTCCACTTCATAATCACGAATGATTTTGTCATTTAATTCAAAACCCAAAGATAGAGAGCTAACATCAATAAATTCGCCATCGTCTTTCCCTATTTTTTTAAGTTGGTTGACTATGAAATATTCCTCATATTTATTTAGAACCAACTTAACCAAAAATCTTCCCTTAATAATATCTGCATTCTCATTTCTATCAATTGTGTGATGCTTGTCAATAAAAACAGGAAGTCTAAATGTCAGTTCATTCAACGCGCCTAACTTCTGACTATAATTAATATTGTAGGCTTCATTCATTTTTGAAATGATTTGTCTGTTTGGCTTACACAGAAACAATTGTGGTTTAACGGGCTTTTTCTTAAAATCAATTTCTCCTAATCGTGCTACCATCAAGAAGCACCTCCATTTTTATCCTTGTAGGGTCTTGAACTCGAATCGCATTACAAGGTCAAAATCACCTTCCCCTGTAAGCAAATTTTCTCCAACTTCAAATTCCAAAAACACATTATTATGAGCATTATATCTATAAGTTAATGGCAGATTACTAACGATATCTTCATTCTCGCAATCAATGTAAACCTCTTCATTGTTATTAAGATTTTCGAGTATTAAAGTCTGTCCATTGCTTTCATTAGTAAGCTTTACTGTTCCACTACCATTTCTCTTGGTAATCCAAAGTTCTGGTTTACAGATTACATCTCCACTATTACATACCATATAAGAACCCATCAAAGTTATGGAAAATTCTTTGAATACTGGACTGATGTCACCCTCGTTTACCATTACAACTTTATATTGAAGTTTACAGTATTCAAGATTATAAAACTCATCTCTAAATAAATCTTCATAGGCTTGATTATTAATATTAATCCAATCCTGCCAATTGTATCCATCAAACGATATTCTCAAATATACATCTACTGTTCCGTCATTTGTATCATAGTAATAAAGAAACCTATCGAAGTAGGTTTCAAAATTTGAGGAAACATCATATACTTGAGAAATGTAAGTACCTTTCATTTTATATAATTCAGCCCAAGTGGTCATGTAGTCAACCTCCTTGTAAAAGTAATAAAGGCTACCTACTAAGGTAGCCTAATTTATCATCCCACAATTACTACTCGATATTGATTCTTGGTAGGGGCGACTGCAAAGTTGATAAGGATGCTATTATTATCAGAAACTCGAATATCAGCATCAACTTTAGAATATGGGGAATCTGCTTCACGAATCATTACCAAAACGTCCTGTGTTCCAAGGTTGTGCGTTACAGCAATAGACGTAGAAGTGCCATCCCCAATGCTCTGAACGAATTTAGCTGTATATCCATTTGTTTTTGCATCTATACCAATATTCCCAAACGGAATAAAATTACAACTAACACCTTTTTCTTTCCACTGAACAGTTTTATAAACATACCAGTGAACACTACCGTCAATAATAGTAGTACCTTCTACGTTATTCCAAACTGGCTCTTTGGTAGATGAGGTTCCTTCAATAATACATTTGTAGTAATAAGACATGTTGCCATCACTTGCAATTACAACATCATTTAAGCTGTATACATATGATTCTGTCCATTTTGAATGTCCATTAATATCGTAAGTAGTGTCTCCTGATACAGTAGATAGGGCAGGATGATTAACGCAACTTGTTCCTCCAACAACACATTCAAAGTAGTGACCATTGTCATCTACTGCTGTCACAGCATCTCCTGCTTTGTAAGTTTTTTGAGACTTCCATGTAGGAGCAAATACACCTGTTCTTGTATTGACCCATCCGACAAAGCCACCTAAGTGAACTGATTTATTCCAGTACTTTTTCCCTACCTGATATGCTGTACCAATATTAAGATTGGAATCTAAATCCGAAATAATTTCATCGTAACTGTCGTCAAGGGCTTGGAAGTTTTGCGCTAACCAGTCGATTGTATCTTGCACCTTATCAGATACTTGAGGCATAATTAGGCTCAATCTATGCGTTAGAATCATTACAAATCACTCCATTTCTTCCCTGCAAATGCATGCCAAGTTGTAGCATACTTTTTTACTGTAAGCTGATTACCTATAATTTCGATATTTTCCATTTGACCCATCCCACTACTAAAAGTGTTTTCCGCAATAGTTTTTGTTGGTTTTGTGCCTTCAAACTTCATATTTTCTTTGGTGAACTTTGGAGTGTAACTATAAGCACTATCGCACCTCATTTTGAGTGTTATGTACCCTTGCTTGCCTCCATTATGAACCAATTTTGAATCGCCTTCTGCCATGACATAAAAGATTCGATTTGGATTGTCGATTGTATAAAAAGGCTTATAGTAGTCTTGATGAAGCCATCGTGCAACCTCTCTCAATCGTCTTTCGTCATAGCCAAACTCAAATGCAAATGTCATTTCAAATTCAAGAGGTTCAAGCCCTACGTTTTGAAAGTAGGGCTTGACTCGTCCATTCACAGATACCTCTTCAATTTTTCTTGAAGGAAGGAATGCTTCTTCAAACATCCCTCCATCAATTTGGCAGTTGATAACCCCCATGTCAACTGAATAGATACCATCGTAGTAAAAATTAACTCCCTCTAACATTAGAATCGTCCTCCCTTAGTACGCTTAATATTATTGATAATTTGACCAGCAACAATATCTGCGCTCTTCTTATCGCCATTCATTCTCTCAATATTGACGTTAAGTGTATATTCGTTTTGTTCAATAGGCGTAGGAACAATTGTTTCTTGCTTTTGTTTCTGAGATATAATTTCTTGAAGTCCACTAAGATTAATATTTGGAGTAATGTTTTTAATTTTTTCGAAAAGACGAGCAGTATCAAGGATGTGTTTGGTTTGTTGTTCATTCAAGACAAGCTCTTTCTTGTGAAGAATTGCAAGTTTACCTTTGTCCCCTTCCCAATCACCTGTATAACCACCAGTGTCAAAAGGTACAAGGTTGTAAAGTTTTTTCCCATTTTTGTACCAAGTTCCATTTTGATAATATGCTCCACTGATACCTTTAGATAAATCAACATTCTTTTGGTGCAGTTCAGCTTTCTTTTTCGGGTCTGTTGCATCAAGCCATTTATCACTGTTTCCCATCATTTTTTTAACAATATTAGTTTCTGATGATGATAATTCGCTTAGGTTTCCTTCGCCTTTTGGATTCTCAATATGTTCTGGTTTATCGCCATCAAGGTTTGTTGGGTTTGTGCTGTCAACAACTCTGTTATAAGATGGCAGTCCCATACTTGATAGTTCTTTGAGCCTTTCAATTGCTTGCTCTACCTTATAAGTAAAGTTTTCAGTAATCGTTTCGCCCAATTCTCCCATATGACTTGATACATTCTCAGACCAGTTTGCTACTGTTTCAAGCATCCCTTCAAAATTTCCATCAAGCACCTCTTGTCTTAGTTCTGCGAATTTCTTCTCATTGTTGAGTTCGTCTTCCCAATACTTTTTACGTTCATCTTGTTTTTTCTCTTCCATCGCTTTCCAATTTTTAAAATCGTCCTCGTATCCTTCTTTACGTTTTTCTAGCTTATCTTTCTCAGCTTCATAGTCATCTTCAAGATTATTTTTTCTTAAATCAACTTCTCTGTCATGTTGTACTTCCGCAAGTTCCATTTCTTTTTCTGTTAACTGTCTGACAAGTTCTGCCTTCTTAGCTTTTGCTTCATAAGAATCGTCAAGAGATAATGTATTGATTTGCTCACGAAGTTGTTTGATTTCGTCATCCATTTTCTTTGTGTCGTTTTCATAATCGCGAGTAGCCTCTTCTCTATCAATCATCTTCATTTGTTTATTGTAGGCATCTTCAAGGATTTTCAGCTCTTTTTCAATGTTCTTGATTCGTTGTTCATGACGTTTCTGCTCCGCATCCATCATGTCTTTATATGCGTCTTCTTCGGCTTTCTGCATCAATTTAAGCTGTTCTTTGTAGAGGTCAACCATTTTATCAGCAAGCTCTTCGTAAACATCTTTAATTCGCTTATTCAACTCTTTGACAGCAGATTGAGAATCTTTTAGTTTATCTTCCCACTGTTCAATCTCATCTTTGATTTTTCCTACTATCTCTAAATTGTCTTTATGACGATTTTTCATTGCATAAAGTTCAGCGAGTGTGGCTTTGATGTCAGTAATTTCTCCTTTACGAAGACCTACGATTTCTTTTAAGTACTTAATGTTTCCAGCGTAGTCATCTTCTTTTGTGTCGTACTTTATCTGGTCTTCAATTCTTCTGATTTCATCAGCATATTTTTTACTTTCAGAAGCATATACTGCCATCTTTTCTTCGAAGTGAGAGTTGATAATGGCATTCTCAACTTCGTCAATGGTTTGAGCCATCTCATAAATTGCTTTACGTTTTTCTCTAATAAGATGATTTAACTCAGAGATTTGTTGGTCAGTCAATGCAGAGTTCATTGCCTTTTCGCGTTCTAAGTAATCAAGTTCTTGTTTATTCCACTCTTGTTGTTCTCTAACAAACTTCAATTTCTCTCGCGCATGAGTTCTATATTTATCAGAGGATTCGTCATACAGTTCCATCGCATATTCTTGGTATGAGATATCATCAGTAAGCATTTCTCTTTGAATGTTGTAGAGTTCAACATTTGATTGAAGGAAAGACCAACGTAAGGAGTTAATCGTTTCTCCAACAGAGATATACTCTTGCTTGAGCTGATTGACTTTTTCAATCGTTTGGTCAATTTCTTGTTGAATTTCAGCTTGTTTCGCTCTCGCTGTCTTGTTGTCATCTTTGCTTAGAGTAATTAAACCTGTTTTTTGAATCTTTTTATTGTCAACTTGCTTTTGTAAAGCCGTAATTTGTTTCTCAATAGCTTGACGTTTCTTGTCAGTCAATTTGATTTCTTCATTGAGAGCATATCTATAAGCACCAGAGTACTGAGCATTTAGTTTTTGGAGTCTTTGCTGTTCCGCGATAGAAGCATTAAGCTCATCCATTTTTTTCTTGTATTCATCAGTGACATAGATTGCATCTTGAAGTTCTTTTTTCTTTTTTTTCTTTGGACTACTTGTGATGCTACCAAGCTTAGAAGTCCAATCCATGTTCAAGAGCTTTTCAATATTCGCTATCTGTTCATCAATCTTTGCAACTTCTTCAAGTTGTTTCCCAGTTTTTTGTACAGCATCAATTTGTTTTGCATATTCATCAACAAGGTCATCTTCACCCATTTTTCGAGCCATAAAACGATAATTTTCCAATTGGTCAGCAGTTTGTTTTGCACCTTTAGCCTTAATGTCTGCAAGAAGTTGTGTGGCTTTTGCTTCTGAGAGAATAGCTTGAATTACTGCTTCTGCTTTATTTTTAGCGTTAATCGCTTCTTCTTTTTTCATTTGCAAATCTCTCTTAAATTCTTCCTCTTTAATCTTCGCCATTTCCTTGATAGCATTTGCATTGAGTTTCAATGCTCCATTTTCGCTTTCGAGGTAATTTAAGAGCTTAGGGTACTTCGCAACAATCTCCATAGTATTTGCAATAGAAAGCTCTTGACCATCGGCAAGATTTCTATATGCACTATCCAAATCTTTTATTCCACCAATAAAACCATCTACAACTGGATACACGTTTGTAACCCAATCAAAGTGTGGAACACTATTGTTAACTTGCTGGATAAGTTCAGCATGTTTTGCCCTAAATACTTCAAGTACTTGAATTAGAATGTTAACATTTGCAGAACCACTATTTTGGAGATTTTCTATTGCGTCATCAATCTGCTTCAAAGTAGCGCTTGCAGTATTGGCATCGAATTTAAACATATTAGTCAAGTCAACACCACTATTTTTCATGTTTTTCAATGCTATATCGAATGTTGTACCGAAATTATTAATGATGTCTGGAATTTCCCCACCAAGCTCTACAAAATTATTTTCAATCGACTTTTTGAGTTCTTCTGCAAATATAAATTTGTTATCGTTTCTTCCAATACCTTTTTCTCTCATGGTAATTTCAAGTTGTTTTTGAAGCATGTCGCTAAAGCCTGTCATGCTTTTTCTGACTTCTTCTTTAGACTGTTTCATTCCCTCAGTCATTCGTTTAGTTCTGTCTCCTACAGACTTTTCCAAGAAATCTATTTCTTTTACAATACCGTTCGTATCTCCGTGATTCATTAAAGCTGTGGCGATAGAGTTCATATCGAATGAAATTAAGCGTTGTTGATTTTCAGACAACTTCCCAACTTCTTCTTCTATCATCTTATTTAACGTTATGAGTTTTTGGCGATATTCTTCTGATGTTCTATCTAAACCTTCTAGGTCAGATTTGACATAATCTTTAACCATATCTCTAATTTTGGCAGAAGTTTCAGAAGCAGTCACTCTGTCTTTATGTTCCTGATACTCTTTCATTCTTTTTTCAAGCTCATCAAAATCTGCATCTTCCATTTCAAACTTAAATTCATCACGTTTTTTGGAGGCAAGTAGCTTTTCATTTTCTATGCGCAAATTTTTAATCTGGTCTGCTGATTTTAAAACGGCTTGACCATACTCATTGTAATGAGATATCATTTGTGGCATTTCATTTTTAATATACTCTTGCATCCTGATATATTCCGCATATTCTTCGTTTGTCTTATTATTTCCCATGTTTTCAAGTTGAGCGTATCTATCAATACCACCTTTGAATTTATCATCAAAGTTTTCATAAGACTTTTTGAGGTTTTCTAGTTCTGTTATCTCTTTTTGTATGGTATCCAAATTTTCTTTTCGTTTTTTTGCTTCTTCGTTCTTCATGTCAACTATTTTCCCAATACCCTCTGCTACCACAACAAGTAAACCAATCCATCCAGCAAATCGTAACGCCATCTTACCGAAGGACATTACTGTTGTGGCAAGTCCTTTCACAGCTCCACCAAGCCCTTTGACTGCACCACCCAAAAGAAGAGCATCACGTACACCTTTATTAAACAGTGTTAGCAATCCGAAGAAAGCACCAAGAACGCCTTCTGCTCCCATTACCTTAACTAATTCAGTCATGGTGTTAATGATTTCTGTCAAAGTATCAATTAGATTTTTTGCGCCATCGTCATCGACAAGCGTAGTCCAGAATAATTCAAGAGCATTTTTAAGCTGTCCAATTTTGTAATCAAAACTTTCCATATAAGCTTCAAACTCTCGCGATGCAGAACCAGCAGAATTGATAGCAGTATTTGTTGCGTTTTCAGCATCTTTCCAGTTTGAAATAATGGAAGCTACAATGTTACCTTGATGTTTACCACCCATAACTTCAACAAGGTTCGCTCTCTCAATGTCGCTTAATTCATCCCATACATCACGAATATCCTTCATGATTTCGTATGTTGACTTAAAATCTTTGCCACCATTCTTTAGAATATTTAAACCATTTCCTTCATTTTTTCCAAGGTCTCTATTAATCCTATCGAATGTCTTCTGAATTTCTGGAATAAGGGTTGCTACAACCTTACCTTCTTCATCTACGCCTCTCAACCTCATCGACACTGTTTTTAAAGCAGTACCTACAATTTTAGGGTCTTGTATAGTGGAGTTCGCGGCTGTTACCAGACCAATGGACTCAGCCATCGAGTTTCCGGCTTCTTTTAACGTTGCAGATGAACGCTTTAAGGCTTCACCAATACCCTCAGAGCTAACAGCGAAGTTATTGCCTACTTCGTTAAACATATCAACGATTTTTCTTACGTTATTTCCCTGTTTGTCAACTTCGACACCAAAACCTTTGATTGTTGAAACGAGGGCTTGACTAGCCTCTTCGATTCCCATGTCTCCTACGTTTGCATATAAGATACTGTTTTGACCAAGTTGAGATGCTTGTTCCAAATTATATCCAAGCTTCTGGAACTCTGTAGTAGCCTTAATAACTTCTGACGCAAGTACACCAAGCTCTTTGCCCATTTGAGAGGCTGTCGCTTTGAATTCTTCGAGTTCACCTTTACTGACTTCTGTTACTTTCGTTAAGTTTGTCATTGCTTTGTCAACGTCGAGAAGGTATCTAAAACCTTGTTGAACTTGCGATAATGCCCCATAGAAAATTGACATTGCAGAAACCCAAATTGGAACCTTCTTCATTGCATTCTGCATTTGACCGAAGAACGAAGCATTTCTATCTCTTTCTTGGTCGCGAAGTCTACTTGCGCGAGTACTGAGTCGATTCATTTCTTCCTCAATCTCTTTCGCTTCACGTTTAAAATCTTCTCCACTTAGACTTGATAAATTGTCTTTTCTGCCTCTGATTCTATTTGACTCTCTTTTAATTTCATCATATTCAGGGCTTCCGTCTTTAAATCCTCGTTTAGACCTATAATCTACGCTTTCAAACTTCTCATTAATTTGCTTAATTTTATTCAACCTTGCTTCTTCTTCAGCTTCAACATTTTTATGAGCCTGTTGTAAACGTTTTAGCTCTGCGATTTGTTGCTGAATTGCTCTATGTTCATCATAAGAAATTTGTGTGCTTCTGTTTTTTAGGTCATTGATTTGTTGTAGGATTCTCGTAGCTTCTTGTTCAACTTCGTTTTTTCGTTGAATATCAGCAATTTGCTCGTTGGATTTCCGAACAACAGAATCAATAATGTCTGAATACTTATCAGTCGCCTTTATAGAGTCTCTTTGTGCTTGGGCAATCAACTCTCTAATTCTAGCTTCTTCTCTTCCAGCATTCTTAATCTGTCCTTCTAATTGAACAAGTTTTTGCAACTCTCTATTAATCATAGCGACGTCTTCTTTAGATGATGCAAAATCAAGCATGTTGTTTAATGCTTTGAAATCACTAATCATCGACTCAGGAACAAGACCATTAGACAACATATCATCAGCTTTGTTATTGTTCTGATATTTTGTGACATTTATCTTTTCATTTTTCCCTTGACGTTGATTTGAGATGAAGTTTACTTTATTAAGCTCTTGTTCAATTTGTTTAAGATTAGCTTCAAACTCTTTTGATTCTGTATTGAGCTTCGCCATCATACTACGAACAGCATTAAAATCGCTTTCATTAACAAAACCTTTAGATTTGATTTCATCTATCTTTACAGACCATTCATCTAAACCTTTCGTCATCTTGTTTTGACGAGCAACATCAATTTGTTTTTGAAGCAATTTATCATATAACTCAATAGCGCGTTTTATTGCATTTTCAAGTTGTACTGTTGTCTCTGCACTAAAAATCTTTTTTAGATTTTGTTGAATCTGAGCGAAATCCTTACTGCCAACGAGACTTTCGTCGATATTGTCATCGAATTTCTTCTTCATCTTCTCGCCTTCATTAACAGCTTTACGTCTAAATTTGTTTTCGTCTCTCGACCCAATAACTTTGGCGTGTTGTTTATTAATGTTTTGAAGGTGTTTTTCTAAATCATCATTAGTTTTGTAGTTACCATTTTTAAGTGCATCAACTCGTCTGCTTAAAGCATTGACAGATGCAGGATTAGAAAGCCCTTCACGACGAATTTCAGCAAGCTTCTTCTCCCAAATAATCGCTTCTTTTGTTTGTCTTACTTGAGTTTGCTTTTCTTCTACAACTTGTCGTTCAAGCGCATCGTAACTTTTAATAAGCTTTTGAATGTCTTTCAATTCGTCTTGAAAGGCAGGGTCTTTTGACTCTAACATTTGATTTAGCTTTTGAATGCGATTCTGTAATTCTTCAACTTTTTTAGTGTCAATGTTTTTAAAGCTAGAAAGCTTATCTATAGCTTTGCTTTGATAATCAGCCAATCCAGCAAAGTCACGATTATGTTCACGAAGTTCTTCTTTTCCAGTTTGATTGTTAGTTGTTACTGTAATGTTATCAAACTTGTTCCCTGTTTTTTCAGTCGTAGTACTCTTCTTTGGATTTTTGGCTTCGCGCTTTTTCATCAAATTATCAAACGATTTATTGAGCGCATCTGATTGCTTATTAGCCTCTTTTAAGCTATCTGTAAGTTCATCGCCAACATTAGAGATATCAGTTTTACTGATTTTTTCAATGGATTGCTTCATATCTTTGAGGATTTTGGAATCCTTTTCAAGACCCAAATCAACATCAATGTGTTCAAGTACCTTGAAAAGCTTCTGGATATTCTTCAAATCGCCATCGCTTACTTCGAGTTGAAGTTTGAGGGGGTATTTTGTTCCGATGCTCTTAATTGTGGATTCTATTTTTGATTCAGCGTCACTCATATCGACACCAATTAAAATACTAAAGTCTTCCATTTTTACAAACACTCCTTTTTATTCAGATGAACAACAAAAAAAAGGAGTGTTTGCGCACTCCCTATGTTAAATTATTCATATTTGATTCCTTCAACAATTTCACACCAACTGTCATATTCGAAAGCTTCCTTACCCTTAAAAGTCTTATCACAATTCAAAATTAACTCTTTTATAAAGAGTAGCATTTCCTTTCGTTCTTCGTTCTCTTCGATAATAGTGTCCTCATTCATCAAAAGGAAGTATTCTCTATTGAAAGCCTGTCTATCAGGAACATCATACGCACGTTGACCATTAATCTCGATAATATAAGGTTCTCCATCCTCATCGAAACGAGCGAATTGTCGAATGAGGTCATTGTGTTCTTCTGTGACAGCCTTGAATTTCTCCATCAAAATCTTTACAAGGCGCGTGCGAAGTCGTGATTCTTTACCAATTAACTCAAAACTCATAAGGAATTTAGCAAAATCTTCAAGGTCGCCGTTTTTGATTCTCATAAACATCTCTCCTTTATCTCTTACAACTCAAATTTTTTCTTAGCATCCTGTAACTTTTTCTTGTCGCGCTGGATATAGTGTTTCAATGTCGTATCAGGGCTTCTATGATTAAGCAAGTCTTGTATATCTTCTAAAGCCATTCCTTTGTTAAACAATAAAGAGCTTCCACTATGCCTGAAATCGTGGGGATGAAGTTCTGGTATATCAATCAACTTTCCAATTTTCTTCGTCCAAACTGTTTGCATCGTGTTTTTACTGGCTTGTTTCCATTCACCATTATATTTGGTTACAAATAGATATTCACACTCGATACCATTCTCCTTACGATAATCAAGCCATTTTTTGATTAACTTCATCGTCAAATCCGAACAGTATCCATCGACAACGTAACCCTCTTTCTCTTTAACGCCTGTAACCATTCCATCTTCAAAGTCAATCTGTTCCACTTTAATGTTGCAAACAGCATTGACTCTCAACATTGTTGAGAGAGATAGTTCAAAATATAATTCTAATTGAATGTTTCCAACTTTTTTTAATTGCTTTCTAATTTGGTCTACCTGTTGCTCTGTGAGAAAGGTTTGTTTGACCTGTGGCTTCTCTCCTGCCCTTACAGAAGGACGCTCAATGTAGTCCAAAGGATTGGCTTTAATCCTACGTTTCTTCAGTAGGTAGATGAAGAATGAAGAAATTGAACTGAGCCTTCTTTGAATCCTGCGCTCATTATTTCCGAGAAATGTGACACAGAAAGCCATGTAGTCTTCAATTAGGTCAACCATGTCCTCAATTCCATCTTCATCTTTGAGGATTTTCAAAATATCCTCTATAGGTATGCCTCCCTTGTTGTATCTCTCATTAATAAACACCAACCACTGATTGAAGTCTGATTCATAACTAGCTTTTGAAGATTCACTCAAATTCATATTTTTGTAATTAAAATACTTCTGTATGTGAACTTTATTGGTTTCTAGTACTTTATTAAGCTTTTCTTTGGTAACGTATCGGATATATTTCCTCTTCTCCATATCTTTCACCGCCTATTTATTCATGTAAGAGTCTAGCTTCTTTGCCAGTTCTCTCTTGTTAAGATTTTTTTTAGTATGAGAAATGAAATCTCTTGGCTCGAAATATGGAGTAAAACCTGTTTTATTGTACAAAAGCATTTTGTCGTAGCTGGCTAACTTATGGTGATAAACCTGATATTCTGCCTCTAAAGCCCATGCTTGACCTTTAACAATGAGTGGTGTAAGTTCACCATTCTGATTTTTAGCTTTCGCTTCATTTCGAATACTAAAAACAAATCCATTTCCCCTGTCATTAACAATCCTTCCTTTGATTTTAGATTTGTCACCCAAACCTCCATTGTTAAACATTCGCCTATTGTGATACTCTATTGGATTATAGGCATCATATACAACTTTTTTAATAGATTTTTGCATTTTCTCTTGTACTTCTGGCAAGACAGCCTTATTCACACCTTCTTTTGCCTTTTCCAATATAGATTTTTTTAGGTTTGCGAAATTCTTGAATGCCATATCAATCGACCAATGTCTTATCAGTAAGTTTTTCTTTGATTTGTTTTTTTAAGGATTCAATCTCAGGAAGTTTACTATCGAAGTTTTCAAGAATAAAGTCCAATTCATCACGAACTTTCTTTACTTCTTTGTCTTCGAAGTGCATCAATATTTGAAACATAATTCCAGTATTTAACATATGTTCAATTGCCTTTAACTGTTTAGCGAATGTATGTGGAAATGACAATGTAGTAAAGTGACGAATCATCAAAAACGTCAGGTATGGCATCATAATATCACCAAAACCATCTTTGTCTCGCGCTCTTACCATATCCATCTTGTCTACAAATTCTTTTACACAATTTTTAATGCTTACAGGGCTAAAATGTTTGTACATCTCAACGATGAATGGACGAACCTGACCATCCATTTCGACTTGTATTACAACATTTCTGATGTTTGCATATTTATCACTAGCCTGTTCAATCAATTCCATGTTAAGCATCTGCATTGTTTCTGGCATAGCAATTCCTCCCTTTGTTCTAAAAGATGAAATAAATATTTTATTGAGAAAGCATAAAAAAAATGGTGAAAGAGAATTTAATCCCTTTCACCATAAAGTAATTTAAGCACTACTTTTTTCGTCGTTTGTGCAAACGATTAGTAGCGAACAATCTTAACCATGTCAGTTGTGTTAGTATCCTTAAAGACATCAAGATTGAAGTCAAATACTGATGGTTCACCATCAGGTTGCATTGTCAATGTGAACTGTGACATGATTTTAGCTTTTGGAATGACAATTTGCACCTTCTCATCAGAAAGTGTAGCTTGATTGCGCCAGAAAGTGTCACCAACAATTCGGTAGAAACCAGAATATTTGTCAGATTGAATTTTCAATACTTCAACATCAGAAGTAGTCTCATACTGATAATAAACAATTACTTGTTTGCCAACTGCAAGAGATGCAGAAGGGATGGTGATAGCTTTACCAGAAACAGTAATAGATGCAGTAGCAACCTCTTTGTCATGACCATAACCATCAGATGTTTCATATACAGTAATACTTCCAGCAAGAGGAGCTTGTTCCAGAGTAATCTTGCTGTTATTAGAGCCATCGTCTACAGAAACTAAAAACTCACGCTTGTAAATTTTTTCGACTTTTTTCTCTAATTGTGTACCAGTTTGCATTGCAATAGCTTTCGGATTCAGTAAAGCCTCTTGCACATTGAAGGTGGCTGTGCGTCCATAATCCCAACCTACTAGACGAGGTGCGCCTTTACCACCATTCGCATAAACAGTTTCAGCATTACTTTCGAGGTTAGAAAGTTTAAGAGTGTCCAAGAACAACTCAGGCTTGCCAGTAAGCAGATTGTAAAAAGTTACATCTGCAACTTCTTTCACACCAAAACGTGGCATATATAATCCTCTCCTTTAAGAAATTTTGTATTTTTTATAAAAACTAAAAAAAACAACTCAAAAGAGTTGTTTTCAAGTGAAACATTTTATGATTTCGTCTCCATCATACATAATAGTCTTTGCCTTTCGTAAATTTATCACTTTTGGATAAGAGGCTACCCTTTAGATGACCAGTGTCGGATTTTAATGTCTTTTGCTCCTGCTAAAGTAGATTTGATGCTTATATCATATTGGTCGATAATTTGCATACGTTTAAATTTCCTATAAACCTGATAGATTGTTAGGTCTAATACATTTAGTTCATTGATGCTATTGGACATAGAAGAGATGGAGCTAAGAATATCGAAAAAATCAATATTACCACCATCATCGACATCATTATCGGCTTCGCTTTTTCTCTTTTTTGCTTTCTCTCTCTCTTTCTTCAATCTTTCCATCTTTTCTTTGAATCTTCTAGCCTCTTCATTAGCTGGATTAAAATTGTCAAGATTCTTTTCCTCGAAGCTATTAACATAGTTTTGCCATTTGATAATATCTTGGATATTGATGTAATTGTCTCGATTAACAGCACAAACTGCATCGTCTCTGTTAACCAGAACTTGCAGATTATCCTTGTCAACAATTGCTTCCCCTTTTAAAAAGAGCGATAATGCCTTTTCAATCATACGTTCAATTTCTTCTCCACCAAATGCTAAGAGAAAATCAATTGGTGTAATTTCTTCATCATTTAATATCTCTTTATCATCAACTATATCAGAAAGTTCAAGACTGATTAGGTTCAGACATTTCATATAGTCACTATATCCAAACTCAATTATCTCCCTAATTTTTAATGGCTCAATTATTCCAAACCCTTTTGCTTCAACAGGCAATCCACCAAATAAACGTAACTTTAGGTCAATGTGTTCCATCTTAAATCACCTAAAACTCTGTGAATGTAGCGACCAGCCTAAATCCTTCAAATTGATTATTTATTACTGTGTGTACACCCTCAACAAAGTGGATTTTGCCTATATTCAAAATATCTTTATCCTTAAACGTATCGACTAGGTATTTGGCAATCTGATATGGTCTGATAAGTTTTTTATCTTTGTCAGTAAGCAACCAAATGCTTTTATGAACCACAATGTCCATAAAAACTACAACTTGACTTGCATGACCATTATTTTGAAAAACAAGGTTTGGATAATAGATATGAAGCTGAGTTCTTATATCTTCACTGAAACTTGCGTCAAAAGGATATGGTAAAATCCTTTCTTTTTCGCCTTTGGGTGCAATGCTCTTTGGTGAAATAGATTGAACAGATGGATTATCTCCATCAAATCCTATATAGCTTACAAGATTTTTATTTTTTAGAACCTCATCTATAAGGCTAATAATATTAGAAGAAAGTCTCTCAAAGTCCATCACCAACCACCCCATCCTGAATTACCACTATTATCGGCAACTTGATTTTCAACATCATCAGTTGTTGACATATTTGTAAATTTCAATCCAAATTTAATATATCCATCTTCATTGTATACGTTGGAAACATCGTCAAACTTAATAATTTCGTATACGGACGAGCCAAACATAAATCTCTGTGTTGGCTTTATTCGTTTTGTGTCATCATTGTATTGTACTATAGCCAACAATTCCGAATCAGATGTATTAACTTGCCTATCTTCTTTTTCATTGTAAGTGTCTCTCTTCACAACACATCTGTGTTCTTTAACCTTTCCAGTTTCGTCTTTCCATTTCAGAACTGAGTTACACAACTCTATGGTTGCCTTTGGATAAATCTCATTTGGAATAAACTCAGTAATTAAATACACATCGGATTTATAATTTATATACATACCTTTACCTAAAACGCTCTTTGGTCTAAACAGCAATTCTAATTTAGTAGATTTTTTGGTGTGACTAACAATACAATCCATTTGAGTGTGATTGACGAGAACAGTTTTAAATGAAGGAGAATCATTGAAAAACTCATTCTCATGTGCAATAGTGTCATTGATGTAAGCTTGAGAAAGGCTTGTGTTGTTAGCGCCAATCATCTTTTGATATAGAGACAAGTCCATATTACATCACTCTCTTTTTAGCTTGGTAAATCAAATCAATTGTCTTAAACACATCGCTTTTCATTAGCTTATGACTTTCAAAATTTATGCCTTTGAGTGTTCCACAAATTTCCAACAGCTCATCACTTTGAATAATAAATGAATTGCTAAAAATCTCTCTTACCAAAGAGTCGATATATAAATCAAGTGTTTTACACCCTTCTTCATTCATAGGAATAATTTTAAATACTCTACCTATTAACCTTGTCAAATAAACGTCAATTTTATTTTTATCAAGGTCGCCAAATTTTGTAATCATTTCAATTCCTCCAATCCAATTTTTAACGAATATGCGTTCATCAAATGAGATGACTCGGATTGAAGTTCCTGTTTGAGAGCAATTAATTGACTAAGAAAGTTTGCAGTAGAGTAGATTTTATAATCTTTGTCGGAAAGTATTTGCTCTGTATTCTTGACATTTAAAATTTTTCCAGAGACATAGCTTAATGTCATAAGAGTAGCCAACATTTCAATTTCAAATGGGTCAAGGTCTAAAGTAAATGATTGACTTGCTTCATCTACTAATAGCTCTTTTGTGCAGTTGGTAAACCGTACAATTGACGCTCTAAGATGTTTAAATAACACTTCCTCAAGAACCCCTTCTTCGTTCAACTTCAAGAAAGAGTAATCTGTTACCTTAGACAAAAAAGAATCATATATTTCAGTCAGGGGTGTCGCCACAGAAATTACCCCCTTTGTCCAATATCAGTTCCATATTTTTCATTGATATAATTTATTTTTTTGATAGAATCCAATTCACCACTATCATACAAATGTTTAGCTCTTGAGATAATCAAATGTTTAATACCTTTTGGAGACTTTTCAAGCACTTGTTCAAAATCTGTTTGTGCCAATTTGAATGTAGCGTCAATCTGAGATGGGTTTTTGATATTTGCATACATCTTAGTCAAACCAAGATATTCAACTGCATCATCATCCATAACAATGATAAAAGGCTCATCAAAGAATCGACGTTGAGAACTACGCATTGTCAAAAGTTCTTGGAACTCCATATATTCAATGTCGCCATAATTGGTAAACAACCACTCTGCACCTGTTTTGCGAGATGCGTAAATAAGTTGTCCGTTCGTACAATTCATTACTGGAATTTGCTCAAATCGGTCGATTTCTCGCTTGCTAGATTTAGGTTTTACAGGGATTTCAACTGTATCTTGCTGTACGATATCAGCCTTCACTTCTGCATCAAGTTCCTTACGGATTTGTTCGCTTAGTTCAACAAGCATCTGCTCTTTTATTTGAGCTGTGAGTGTCTGAACGTCGATTTGAAGTGCAGTATTAGCTGATGTCACTGTTATAGGTACAGGGGTTGCATCAAGCGTCTGAGAAGTTTTCAAACCTTCCAGAATGCCTTCCAATTGTGGTGCTGACTTCTTCATAAGGTTAGCTTTCGAGTCCACTTCTTTAATGCTTAGGATTTCCTCAACCAGTTCTTTTTTTGTCATTATCAAAACACTCCTTTTATCTCTTTATGCAAAATAAAGCAAGGGGATGATTTTCTCCCCTTGCTTTTAAGATTCAAGTAAAGCTACGCTCAGACGCGTCTAGTGCAAAGACCCAAAGTAAACCGCCTAGCCATTAGGTCAGGCGGTAGATGCCATACTTCGCACTAGACAGCACCGCAATACCAGCCTTCTTAATGAAGGTGTACTCACGTTGCATGTCTTTACGGTTTGAGCCATCACCCTCGATAATCATGGAGTCGCCTTCAAGGACGAGTTTAACCATCTTATCAGGAGTTTTTGGAACAACCATCAGAAAGCTATTGTCGATGGCGAACTCGGTAGAGCCGACTTTGTGAGCCTGTTTAATCACCATCATTGGAGTTCCATGAAAGTTTCCATAGAAACCAAAATCATTCTTCTCCTGCTTGGATTTCTCGGAAGCAGTTCCATAGTTGATTTTAGCCAACGCCGCCTTTGTACCAAGAATCATTGCCTCCATGCCAGTTGAGGCTTCTACATGCGCAATCAGTTCATCGAGCTTTTGCTCTGTAAACGAACCAGAAACAGCGTAAGTAGAACCAAGTTGGTTGTAGCTGTTATACACAGCATCGTAGATAAGATTTTGAATTTTGTTGTCGTAGGAACGAGCAACATTTTCAACCAGTTTAGCAAAGTCTTGACGACCTGCAAGCAGACGCGCAAGCTCTTCGTAAACCGCGACACCCATGATGGAAGTCTTGATAGTCAGTTCGCCAGTATCCAAACGGTCACGACGAAGGTCACCATTACCATCAGAAATGATAGCAACGTCGAACAAACGGTTTTCTTCTACTGTGAAAACCTTAGTGTCTCCGTGGTCTACTACAATTGTCTCAACAAATGTATCGAATTGACCTTTCAAACCTTCTTCAATCAAAATATCGAGCGCTTCCTCCAAGATTGCAAATAATTGAGGGTTGTTACGAAAGGATTTCGGTGTAAGCTTGTCAGAACCTCCGTTTGCCTCTACCAATTCCCGACGAAGTACTTCCATAGCTTCATTACGAGAGAATTTAGTAACATCTCCTTGATTTTTATATACATCAATAGCCAATTTAGCAATATCGTGCATTTCAGTTCCTCCTTATCGAATTAAATCGAAGTATTTTTTATTAGGCTTTGATAACACGTAGTTGAAAAGCCTTAGTATTGTCATAACCAAGAGTGGTTTCACGAACTACTTCTAATACTAGACTAACTTCTACACTGCCCCCATCTGCGGAAGCTTCTAATTTCATAGAACCTGCTTGTGGTACAACAAATTGATTTTTAACAGGAGTACCATCAATCAAGTCTTCTGTCAGTGTGATTACGTCACCTTTCACTAAATGATAAGCTCGCGCTGTAGTTCCTGCTTCAATTACGAAGTGTTTTAATCCAGCCTTACGAGGGTCAACCATAACTTCTGGTGCAGATACAAGAACAAATTCCTTCTTCAAGTCAGCATCTACAGCAGGTACTTTAACTTCGTACAATTCTGTCTCTCCTGCTACCAATGCACCAAGCTGTACAAAATAACCATTCTTCATTTCGGCTGTGTGTACTACAGACTCAAGGTGAACTCCTGCGATTTTATCCAAACGAATAACTGCCATTTATATTTCCTCCTTCAATAAATCTCAATTTTTTATTTAGTAAATCCATGCTTTTTAAAAAGATGACTGTAGCCACCAGCATCTTTATCCTCTGTTTGAGCAATATTAATTTTAAGATTATAAGTCGTATTTGGTTTAGATACAGAGAAGTTGGCTGTCTTACGACCTAATCGTTCGAACAAACTGGATTCAAGTGCCTCGATGGTGAAGTTATGAACATTTTCACGAAGGTCAGCCACTTCTTCTGCGGAAAGTTTATTAAATTTCTCAAACAGTTCCTCTGCTTGCGCTTCATGTTGCGCTTTACATACAGATTGCTTAAATGCTTTCAATTCAGTATTCTCAGCCTTGTATTGTTCAAAGCTAGAACGCATTAGTTCCAATGCGCCCTTCTCTTCTTGCGTCAAAAACATTGCGAATACTTCTTTCACTTCACCAAGAGCGATGCTGTCTCCATCTTTCTGATATCCAATCATATGGAATTTTCTACCATAATCATCTTCTGCGATGAAATAGGAATCAAAAACCGAAACAATGTAGTTCCAGCTAGAGTCACCGCCAACACAAGATTGGATGTGTTCATCAAGACCTTGATACAACTTTCGACGAACATCATCATGTGACAACTCAAAACTGAGTTGGAGTTTATCTGTTGCATCATTACTATCTTTTTTTGAGAATCCCTGACCATCTCCACCTTCTGCACTATCTCCATTACCTTCACTAGCGTCACCGCCTTCGTCAGTATCGGAGTTATCAGAACCTTCGTCTCCCTCATCCTCTCCTGTATCTGCACCAATGTCATCTGTCTCTTTCTCAGAGCTATCTCCTTGTTCGAACAGTTCGGTAAGTTTTACTTCAAGTTCCTTAACAGAATAAGTATTAACATCAACACCCTTTTCAGCTAAGGCTTCTACAGTCGTAGAGAACTTAGCTAGCAATCCTTCAATCGTCACATCTTCCACCTCCTTGACCTGCCCATTATTGAAAGACATCATATATTCTTCAAGCTTTTTAGCAATTTCTTCTTGGTAAACACTGACATCATTAGAGAACGAAATCTCAACACTCGCCTTCTGCATTGCAGGAAGAACGTCTTGACCTAGCAAACAAGCCCCATAAAAGGAAAACTTCGTAAATACGAAATTCTTTTCCTCATCCCAATACCCATCATAGTCATCATGCAATTCCATAGATTGAGATACTTCTTGATGACTGTTGAGAATGTTGATAGCATCGTCAAACTTAGTCCACATAAGACCATCGACAACCAGATACTCCAAGTCGTTATTGAAGTCCCCCTTCTTGACCTCGAAACGAGGATTGCAATTCTCAGGGATAACTCCATACGCTTGACCTATATATTTGGTTTTGAGGTTTCCACCTTCAACAACCAACTCTACTTCGTGACCTCTAAAATCTTTTTCACCAAGTTTCGATTCTTCGACATAGCCCAAGATTGGAGTGTTTTTCAATGTATCCATTGCAGATTCAACTGCTTCTTTGGTAAAAATACTACCGTTGTAGTTCTTTCCCAAGTGCATCAACCAAACTTTCACTTTGGTAAATCTGCTATCGAGTTGGTTGACCTCCTCAAAATGAACTGGAATAGTTGTCAAAACTTTCATGTAATCTTCTCACCCCTTTCTTATGCTCTATTTTCGTTGTCAGCTCTATCGCGCTGTTCTTCACCCTTATTCGATAATTGGTCTTCATTAGACTGTGGTCTTCCACCTGCATCTATGTTGTCTTTACTTTGAGTGTGAGACGAAGCCAATGGAATGAAACTGTCTGCCAATCCAAGCACTTCATTTTCGAGATAACTCATCGAAATTAATGCGCTAGGGCTGAGTCCAAGAGAAGCACAAAGCATCATTTTTACAGGCAACCCAAATTGAGCATTTTTCAACAAAGTTTCAGTGTTCTCATTCTTGTTGAATATTGTGTTGTTGAGAAATCTTAAACGAAAATTGAATGTTCCTTTAACCTCGTTTTTGATTTTAAGGGTAACAATTCGTTCAAGCTGTCTTAAAACACTAAACACTTCTGCTTCATCAACATTAATTGATTTTGCCAAGTTCGCTTGCGAAGCTTTGCTTCCATTAAATAGCAACTGGCTTGTACCACTTGCAGAATAAAAGCTATGCTCTGCATCTCCAACTGCATCTTTATCAGAATTGGTTTTGGAGAACTCGACAGTATCAACATCGAAAGGAGTGGAAAAAATTCCAATTTCATCTGGCAAAAGGTTTGCGGTTTTGTTGTGAAACATTGCTACTGTCTTCAAATCAACCAAGAAGTCATTATTCTTGTCGCTCTTTTCCCTCATTGGAATCTTCTCTACAATGAACTTGTAGTTTCCTAAAACCTCATTGACCTTACGTAAAGATTTGTAATCCTCGATATCAAAAATATCGGTGAATAATCCTGCAAATGGAGGAAAATCATTGTAAGTTTCATCATTGACCTTAATGCAAATCGACTTTGATGGGTCAACTTCTTGCCACTTCGGTTTGCTTCCTCCTTTGAAAGATTTGTACATTTTTTGAAACTCTTTTGGATATAAGACCAATTGATTTGGATTCTTGTCAAAATAACTTACGTCAAAACTAAAAGTGTAAACGCCATCTGCTATTCCACTGATTTGGCAGAAGTCGTAAGGAAGCTCCATGATGAAATAGGAATCCTTTGTATAAATCTCGAAACCATAGAATGTACCAACCTTCCAAGCTGTCACTAAAGCTTTGCCAAATTCGTGACGAAGGTTCATTAACTCAACAATGTCTAATGCTTTGTTGTAGCTGTTACGTAGAGATTTGGTGTTCACGCTTTTTGAGGTGTCAATACCATATGGCTCAATGTAATAGTCCAATGTAGGCATTTTGGCAAAGTAATTTATTAACCTCCGATAATGTGAGCTTGCATTATAAAGTGAAGAACTTAGAACTTGCAATTCTTTTGCATATCGTATTGGATTCGCAAGATAAGTTACAATATTATCTCTTGTAAACTTCTTTGTAGTCGGATTGTTTGATTTATTTAGGTCTTTTACTATCAGCTCAGTTACCTTCGCATAGTCAAGTAGAACATTCTCTCTTATAAAGCTAATAGGATTTTCGTTATGCATCAAAATCCTCCTTTCTTAATTAAAATAATCGTTTAATACCTCTTCCCATAAAGAAAGATTCAATATCTCCGATGTTCTCTTCTCTCATAGTCTTGTTTCGTTGTTCTTCTAGGTACACCCAAAACAGTCCATACTCCAGCGCACTAAACCTATCCTTTTGAATAGATTTGGAGACTTGTTTGACCTCAGTTCTGTGACCAGACTGTTTGTATTCTAAATTCATAACCTCTTCTTGAAGAAAATCTGTCATCATATAAGGTCTGAGGTATTCAATCAACTTACTATCGTCCTTGTTTTTAAATCTGGCTTTTGCTTGCGATTCGGATTCAAGGAACTTCACTTGGCTGTTGCCAATCCACCTAATAAACAAGTTGTGAATATCACTGGCGTTTGTTTCTTTTGATTGGGACATAATAGCGAAAATCATTGGAATGCTATTAGCTGTCTTGAATTTTGCATATCTATCATCGTTAATTACTTCATATGGAGGGTTTGAATCAATCTCCAGTACGAGTTGGTCAATCAGACCTTTACCTAAACCGTTGGCATCGACTACAAGTACTCTTGCTCGGAAGTCGTTTACTTTCTGTTTCAAGAACAAAGCCTGCTCTCTAAAATGCGTACCTTCAAATGTATATACATTAACAACGTGTTTGGAGTATGTTCCATCTCCTTTTGGAATCAACTTGATGACAACCAAAGCAGATTGAGCGTTAGCATTACCTTCACTACGAGCAACGTCATATGAAAGTACATATTCAATATTTTTGTCGCTTACTGCCTTCTCCTCTGCATTTTTAATAACCCTAGCTTTACGGAATGTCTCAAGGTCAACTAAAGAGTTCTCAGAGCTACCAGACCAAGTACTACCATATTCTCGTAAAAATGAAATTGGATTAAAATTTGGAGATTCTTTTAAGTCATTAATATAATCAAGTGATAGTAGTCCAAAACTTGTTGCAAGCTCATATCCAGCACCAAGAACATAAGCTGACTTACCAGAAATCATGTCATAAAGATACTCTTTTAGAAGATTAAAAGCGAACGATTGCTTTGTTCCTGCTGTTGTAACAACAGTGATTTTTTTATGCAATTCGTATGGGTCTTCCTCACCATACGCTGGTCTACGATTATTTGCCATGATAGGCAAAAGAACTGTATTGAAATTTTCTTCATCAAAACGTTCGTGAATAATTTCCTCAACAGAAAGTCCATGTCTACGCAAACCCCTCGACGACTCAGAGTTAGCTACCACATCAAGTACAGAGCCATTATGAAAAATAAGTCTTGTATAATCTTTCTCGAATCTAATTTGTCGCAGTTCATTTTTTAGGATAGGGACATATTTCCAAATCTCTTCTATGTTCTGTTGTGCAATTTGTGATGCCATTTGCTTCTGCGGTGCTGTAATCATGATTTTTATATTAGGGTATAAGATACACTCAATATATTTTGCAAGCACCTGTAAGAATGATTTAGAACTACCTCGCGTGAGTGTAAAATATGTCTTCCGATATCTGAACATGATTCTCAAAATCATTCTTTGGTAAAAGAATAATTTAAACATTGAATCTTTTGGTAAAATAAAGTCGATAAACAAGTCTGGATAACTTCGAAACAATGATAGATATTTTCTCCAGTCACCTTGCATTTGCTCAAATGATTTGATGTTTTGCTTATTGTCACTCATAACTACCACCCAGTTCTCCATTGGCACTTTCAAGGGCATCGTGAATTTCATCTGGAATTTGAGCAAATTTTTCATGACCCAACAACTGACGAATATAATTAAGGTGTGTTAAGATAGCAACATCAACTAAATCCATTCTTTCTTCTATTGGCTTTGGTTCAATGTAACCATTTTTCTCCACTTGTTCAAATAAAGATGAGAATGATATTAATCCACTAGCTTCGCTGGAACTCTTTCTGTCAATTGGTCGAAAACCAGAAGATTGAAGAATCTTCTCATATCTATCGTTGTAGTTTTTAAAAGCCCCATCGTCTTCTTTTTCTAATGCTCTATCCATTTGAATTTGTAATTTACAAAGATATACAAGTTGTTTTTTAAGCTGTGGTGTTTCGACTTTATGGGTCATCGTCATATCATTGTAGAATTTTTCCATAGTCAGATACTCACGATTGGTATAACCAGAGCCAAATTTCATAGCGATATCTTTATTAAGTTTAATGACTCCATTGTCAGTGACTATCTCATCAACGTTGTCTACGTCATCAAATTTATGCCTGTAGATATCTGTTTCTTTCTCTCCCTCAAAGTCGCTATCAGCCCAACTAGCATTCTTGTACTGATGCAAGGAGTTAATCATTCGGAAATAAATTCCAACTGTATCATTGTCGCTCTCTTCTGCCGATTTCCAAACTTTTGCGATAAATGGCTTATCAATTCGTTGCAATGTCGTTTTCACTGAATCAACGTTGTTTTCATCAATCATGTCCTTTAAGCATTTTTTACATAGTGGAACCCTGCCATCTGAAAACATGATGGAGGTCGATGTATAAAAGTCGTTAATCAGCTTATCTTTCTGACACCCATTACATTTTTTTCTTTGCGCCATTATCTCACCTCTTTCTATGTCTTAAAATTTTCCTCTACCCTTAATAGTTGTTTGTTCGCTACTTTTTTTGTGATTTGGTTTTAAACAAAAAAAATAAGGGCTACCCATCAATTAGGTAGCCCTTATTTTTATTAGTATTCTTGTAGGTCAACTCTCCGAATATCTATATCACCATATTCATCTACAATCAGAAAGCCCTGTGAAGCATTGGAAAGGAATTTCCCCTTTTTAGCATAATTGTTTACCCCTTGCAGGGAACCAAAATATACTTCGTACTTATTCTGTCCAACCTCTTTTACAGAATGGTGATGCAAGTGACCCATTGCAAGAACATTGTAATTTTTATTATCCATATCACTATGACTAGAAAGTTTACTGTTCTGTTTCTCATTATCGCCATGAACACATTTGATATTGATTCCATTTACTTCAAGAGTGGCGCTATAATTGATATTATCCACTTCATGATATACAATCCTTGGAGCATTTGTCTTTTCAATAAACTCTTTCATCATGAAGTTGATTACGAAAATAGTTGAATCAGAATCAATATTGTCTTCTTTATTTCCATTCATTCTGTCGTGATTGCCACTAACTCCACGATAGGAAACATTGAAGTCTTCTGACAAGTTTACAACAAAGTCACGAATCAACTCATAGGCTTTGACAATCTGGACAGCAAGTGGAAATTCTGCTTCAAAACTTTGTGTAATCTTACGCATAGAGATGTGTTCAGTCATATCTCCGAGACAAACTACATCAATATCTGTAATGCCTTCCTGTTTTGCGATACGCTTAATTTTAGTAATGAACTTTGCGATTCGTTTTTTCGATACACTGAAATTGTAGCTATTACCATTCACATCATGGATGGTTGCCCCGATGTGCCAATCGGAAAGGAAAACTATCATTCGTGCTTTCCCAACTGGAAGTCGAGGTTGATATGTGTAAGTAGGAACTGCTTGATTAAGCTTATTGAGAATAGCGTCACGAACTTCTTCTGCAACTACTCCGAATAGTGTCAACTCTCGTTTTAGTCGATTTAGCTTCAAAGATTCCATTTGGATTTCACGCTTGGTAAAATACAGTTCTCCTGTTGCTTCTTTAATAGAAGAAAGTTTTGATGTACTTACCAAATCTGCAACCTTTTCTTTGCTATCTAGTTGACCAATACTACCCTGATAGCTTTTAATCATCTGGCGGTAGTTTTCACTTACCTCCGAATCATAGAACCCTTCCTGTTCCATGAGTTTTTTGTGCTGATGCCAATTGCAACGATGACTTGGAGTTGACATTTGTAATTCTCGCTTAATCTGGACTGCTGTATTTAGATGACCTTGCGAAACTTCTACAATCTCCCCCTCTAAGTTTGTATACGACCTCATTATGCGTCACCATTAAGCTTATCAGTCATTTTAATTGCTAAAGAAACTTCTTTGTCATGGAAGGATTCGAGAATAGGTTTAATATCATGAACAACCTCTTCATCTTCAAGAATTTCTGTAATAGTCATTGCTTCAAGGTCGAGAATGCCTTTCAGTGAGTATCCAAGGCTTTTAGTTGATTTTACTTTGGACATAGCAACATCTCCTTTTGTCTCGATTCATAATAAAAGCCTTGGATATTTCTACCCAAGGCGTTGGTGTTACAGGTCTGCGAAAATCTTACTTGCTTCCGACCGAACATCAAGGTCAAGGACTACCACTCCAACTAAATGGTTTCCTTTAAGACCTTCTACTGCGTGCATAAGTCCATTGTTATTGATAAACTTTCCTTCTGCCTGATTGTAGTCACCACAAAATGTGAGAACAGAATTTACTCCCATACGAGTACCGATAAGTTTAATCATTTTTATATCAAGGTCTTCTGCTTCATCACAAATCATAAAAGTTTCATCAACACTAAGTCCCTTCATATAAAAAGGAATCTCTTTTTTGAGTACTCCACGCTTTTCAAGAATCTCTACTTCTTGTTCTCCACCATCCAAGTGCTGTACGATAGGCTTGAAAAACCTGTCTGTCTTCTCACCAAAGTCACCAGAAAGGTATCCAATTTGTTCTCCAGAACCGATAGGATTTCGAATAACCATAAGTGTGTTTCGCTTTCCATTCTCAACTACATTGTCAACAGCAATCTTTGTAGCCAAGAACGTTTTACCAGAACCATAAGTACCTAAGATAAACTTTACAGGAATTTCATCATTGTAAAGAGTATCTAAGGCGCATGCTTGCAAATCATTTTTTGGTTTAATAACATCATAGGGAATCTTCAACTCAACATGAGACTTGCCATCCCAACGTCTAATATCGACTGTCTTTCCTGATTCATTACGTAAAATGAGATACTGATTAACTAATAGCTCATAGACATTCTTTGAAAGATTCGAATACAGATAATCAAGTTCTTCATCTTTAGATATGGCAATTTTGTAACCTTTATATTGCTCAGACGATTCATTTTCTGGCTTAATAACAGGGATGTTATACATCTTAGCTTTCATACGAAGTAATTTATCTCTTGTAATTAGACCATAATCATTTTCAACACAACATTGAAGAATCATGTTGTCAACGTATTGCTTGTCGTAAGAATCGTTGATACTCCAAGTATAATCTTTTAAGTCTACGAATAGCGTGTCTTCAACCTCATCCATTGCTTGTTTTGCTTTAATGATTTTCTTAACAAGTTCTTTGTCTTGTTTGTGTGTTAATTCAAGCTTTTCGATTTCACGTAAAACATGACTCGTTACTACAACTTGATACTTACGAATAAGATATGGGTCTTCAATAAGAGTATTTGTGTCAATAACGCAAGGCTTCATTTCATCAAAGTTAAGCATTAAGTCGCCCCCTAATAAAAATAAAAGGACAAGTCACTCATCAGAGACTTGTCCTTTTATTCATTGATTTTATTATCCTTTGACAGCTTTCTTCAAGGAAGCCATTGCGCGAACATTTACCTTACGAGTAGCTTCTTTCTGTACTTGCTCACCTGTCTTTGGATTGCGAACAGTACGAGCTGGAACATCTGACACTACGAACTGCAAAGTACCAGTAATGTCTAATTTCTCACCATCTGCCAGTGTTGGCACTACCTCCAAGACATGTCCAAAAACTCGATTTACTTCCTCACGCGCTTGTTTAATGCTAATATCCTCTTTCTCTGCCATTGTGCGTACAAATTGCTCTTTTGTCATAAAAAATCTCTCCTTTTACTCTTTTCGAGTTTAAATTTTTATTTGTAAGTAAGATACTTATAGTATTTTATTTAGCTCTCATACACTCCTACATTCTTAATAATGAATTGAACCCAAAAATTTATTCATTTTTGGCGTGTGTGTCTTTTTTGTACTTCAATTTCCTGCATTCTTTGCACACAGACCGAAAACCAGACTTGGATTTCTTATCAGGGCTAAAGTATTTCTGCATAGCTAAATAATTCTTTTGACATTTACTGCAAGCTTTATATTTTCCTCTTAGTATATAGGTGTAAGCCCAATCTTCACGCTGTTGCTTGTATGTATCAACAATCATTGAAGGAAGCGTTTCTCTTGTAATCTTACTCAAACGAGGTTTAGTCATTTTAATACCATGTTCTTCATCAAGTTTCTTAATCATTACATCATAAGGTAAATCTTTAACTTTCCAAGCAAAGATGTCTTTCATGTAGCCTTTGATTTCAGTTGCTTCAACTAAGTTTTCAAAAGTGAAAAGAATGCTTTTAAGATATCCAAATGTATCGTCATAAGAATATTTAAACTCTTGGTAATACTTAATTAAAATTCGGATGATTTCAACATCATCAAATTGAAGGTAAGACAGTGCATGATAGTCAGGCTCAGACTTCATTATACTTTGAAATCTTATATATCCTTTTAATTCATTCTTTACTGCAATTTCATCCTTTTGAATATCTGTACGAATCCATTTAAGTTTTTTAATTTCATCCTGAGAAAGCTTATTCCCCTTAGAATCAACACCTGTCTTAATTTGATTCGTAAGTATTTTAATTGCCTGTCCACTTTCACGAAGCTCTGGATACAAAGCTCTGTCAAGTTTGTTTACTTTGATTTTAGGTACTTTAATGATAGAACGATTTGTTTCTTTTCGTATCTCTCGGACTTTCAATAATTTATCAATAGAAGCCTCTCTGTTGCTATTTCTCTTCTGGCGATAATCAGTTATTGTGTCATCTGATGCGTCGCTATCTTTTGCATATAATAAATAGTTTGCTATAGATTCCAAGTCCTTTCCCACTCTTGTATTTTCCCAAATCAATCCTGTTTGGTTGATATGTGGATTGTAACGATTATCCATAAAATCAACAAGATATTCATCAGTGTCAGCAATTATTTTTTTAACATGATTCAATCTATCTTCAACTCTTTCGAGCTTATAATCCAATCTATCTGATACTTTCATTTTTCATCAACCTCCGACTCAATGTTATATTTAAATGATAATACTTTATTTAGTTTCCGCAAACGTACTAAATTGATTTTATTCAAAAAAATATCCTAGCCATATTTCTAGCTAGGAGTGTTTTAAATTTATGCAACTTTTAGCATCTCTTCCAAGAACGTGCAACGTTTAGATGAATTATCTGTATCTATCGCCTTTTGTAATGCTCTATACTCAACTGGCATAAATAGTCCCTCACTTGCCCTTGTCATAGCTGTGTATACTAGTTGACGGTTGTTAAGGACATATGATGAATAATCAAGTGCGAATACAACATATTTCCACTGACTACCTTGTGATTTATGAACTGTGATTGCATATGCCAAATCAATCTGAGCCATCTCTTCTTTCGAGAATCGAATATCTCCAATCCCCTCGAAATCAATTACTATTTCGCCAACAACCTTACCATCTTCACTATAAGTAGAGTTAATATATTTTATGATACCTATTGTTCCATTAAATACACCTTTATCATAGTTATTACCATTGATGATTACCTTGTCATCTTCCATGAATACAACATCTTTTCTTTCAATCTTATTTCTTGGGTCAACATCTTCTGGATTCTGATTGAATATCTTTTGACATTCTTTATTGATGTTCTGTGTTGATAGCTTGCCTCTCGACTTCATTGGCACAATAATCTGAAAGTCTAAAATGTTCTCATTATATTTCTTCGCTATGCTTATTACAGCTTTGTAGACCTTATCACTTTCTTCGTAAGAATATGTATGAAGGTCTTGTAATTCACCTAGACGTTTCTTTCCAGTCTCAGTCAAGAATTTTTTACCATCACGAACCATGTTTGCACAAGACAGGATTCCTGACTTTTGAGCCTGACGATGAACGAGTGTCAATTCTACAGAAGGAATGATTCCACTGGCAATCATATCTACCAAAACATTGCCAACCCCAATTGGTTCAAGCTGTCCTGTATCCCCTGTGATGATTAACTTCGCTCCATCCTTAATTGCACTTAATAAATAATAGAACAATTGAGTATTAACCATTGATGCTTCGTCAAGGATGATGATATCTTTTGGTAGCTTGCAATTTTCATTAAATGTCCATCCAAGCTTTGGATGGAATCCAAGCAACCTATGAATTGTGAAAGAGTCTAACCCTGTTGACTCTTGGATGCGTTGACTTGCCTTACCAGAAAGGGCGCAAGTCGCATATTCGAGAACACTTGGATTCGTCATAACAGCCCAAGGCTCATCAATTATGATATCTGCGGACTCTATCCCTAATCCTTCTACTGCTTTCAGAACTTCAACTATCCCTTTAATTACAGATGTTTTACCTGTACCTGCTTTACCATTTACAACAAGAACATTTTCCTCAATGGCTAGATATATCGCTTTTCGTTGTTCGTCAGTAAACTTGAATCCCTGCTTCTTCTCTACTTCTGCAATTTTCCCTTCAACATCTTTTATTTTATGATTGAATTCAGATGCTAACAATCTTTTTAAATGGTTCTTTATTTGGTCTTCGTAATAATAATTTTGGTCAAGATAAATAATTCCCTTTTTATCATTTGTACTAAACTTTCCATTTTTCGCATTTTTATTTACTACCTCTTCAATTTCAGAAAGACCAATATTCAAAAGGCTCAATGTTTCTGTAATTGCTTTTTTTTCTCTCATCCATGAGTGACCATTGTTTGCTTGCTCATCCAAAACGTATTCTATGCATGACAATATTCGATGAGGTGAATTTTTTTCAACCCCCATCAGCAATGCCAAGTCATCTACTTTTTTAAATCCATACCCATCAATCTCAGTAAGTATATATGGATTCTCACGAATTTTTTGCACCAGAAGGTCAGGAGAGCCATACTTATCAGAAAGCTTCTTAACAGCACTGTATGGAACTCCAAACTCACCTGTTAAAGTGATGATAGCATTTTGATATTTTTCATTAGTTAATATCTTATCTTTGATTTTTTCAAGTGTTGCTTCCTTAATTCCTTTTGTGAGTGAAACATCAAATGTCCCATTCTTTATTAGGTCAATAACATTCTGGTCTGGATAAGCTTCAGAAATGGACTTAATTTGAAAGTCTGTCAGAATCGAAGCAAGGAACTTATGCTGTTCTTCTATGGTTGTCACAGGCTTCATATAGATGGTTTTTACTTCATAACCCATTCCATATTTCGGGTCTTTCTTTGGACTTATTTTTGCGATATATGGCTTATCTATTTCAAGGATAGGCATACTTCCTTTGATAGACACATTCCCAAATGAATTAACCTCTATTTCATTCATGTTTTCAGCTTCATCAATACGAACTGCATAAATACCAAAGCTGGACGAATCTGAATAATATAGCTTTTTCTCTGGCGTCAAAACAACATCAATCAGGTTTAATTCCATATCTTTCCTCCATTCGTTTTATTTATATAAACATTATAGTACTTTATTTAGGTTTCGGCAACCAAAAATTATCTATTTTTTTATTGACGGACGGTTTAGCTAGATGGTAAGATGTTCACATAACAGTTATGTGAACAAATCGGAGGTTGATATAAATGACTAATCTAGCACATAAAAACGTCGAACAATTGCGTCCTACTATTGAAAATTACTTTACAGAGTTTCTAAAAAGTAAAGCTTCTCCGAATACAGCTAGTAGCTATCGCACTGACATCAAACAATTCTGTAAATTTACATTTGGCAAAGAACCAGTCTACGTTTTACTTGATGAACTTCTTTCTCTTACAAGCCTTCAGGCAACAAAATTTTTTAATCATTTAAAAGATAGTAATGCTAAGAATGCTACAATTAAACGCAAAGTAGAATCTATGAGAAGTTTTTTAAATTTCATGAAAGTTGATTATCAACAATTAAATGCAAACATTTTCGACAACCTTCCATTACAAAATGTCAACAATGACAGGAATGGTTATGGAAACATCGAATGGGATGAAGCTTTCCTGTTTATCGAATATGCGTTTCAAGCACAAAGCAATGAGATGGCTATGCTTTTAAAATTGGCTTGCATTTCATCCATTCGTCTGGAAGCTCTTCTCTCTCTAACTTGGGAAGAGAATTTTAGAACAAAAAACGAGAATGGCATTATGGTCAACTATATCGACACTGTTGACAAGGAGACTCGTCACCAGACTCCTATCTCAGATTCTTTCTATGATGAACTTCACACTTTGCTTGGAACAACAGGGGAACTATTCCCTAGTCTATATAAGCACAAAGTTGGAAAACTATTAAAAGATATTCTTGAATATTTTAAAATTGACCCAAAGCGAAATATTAAATTTCATAGTTTCAAAAAGTGTGGTGTAAACAGAGTTCTTCAAAAAACTGGTGACTTGACTAAAGCTCAACTGCAAGGAAAGCATAAGTGTCTTGAAACCACTAACAATTATTATGTTGTAGTAAAAGATGACTTAACTCAAAAACCTTCTTACACTATCGACCAAGAGGTTGATATCCTAAATGAAATACAGCATTTATCTCACGAAGAATTATTGCAAGCTATATCAAAAATGAGTGACAGTTCTAAATTTGAATTGATTCGCATTTTAAACAAAGGGTAATCCAGTTACAGATTGCCCTTCTCCCTGTAATAAATTGTTTTTTCCCCAATTATGTCATTTTTTTCGCCACCTTATATAAATAGAGAAATATTATTATTTATATACTATATTATTAATATGATAATATATATAGTATATTATATATCTATTTATATAAGGCTCCGCGAAAAATGACATAATTGGGGAAAAGTATAATAAAACCTAATAAAGTACCTCTCGCTTTCGTACACGCATTTCAAGGGTGTTATAAGCCATCTTTATCGTCATGAATGCAATTATGCCTCCGATACCACTATCGAGCCACAGAAGGCGACCATAGCGTCCTATGCACACGATGCGCAGTACCTATTCCCTTCAACCCAACGGTACGGGAAACACATGTGTAAGTACAAATATATTTAAATGTAAAAATGCATATATAAATACATGTATTTTTACATTTAAAATGGATTATAAAACTGTTAATGCATATGAAAAGGTATTTGCTTATACAAATACAAATAAGGAATCCTGTTTCGGACTACTAGGTCACTCTATATATTTTTTCCAACAATTTATACCCCAAAAGCTTCCTCTCACTTTTTATTAATCCCTCTTTTTCTAATTGAGTAGTATATTTGGTTATGGTTCTATCTGAGCAACCGATAATCTCTCCAAATCTTTGATTTGATATTTGATACCCTAAAGGAAATTTATCACACATCATCGAGAGATATCCATAGATATACAAGCCAACATGTCCTAGTTGTTTATCACTAATGATATCAATAAATGTCTTAATATCAATTCGATGAGTGTTTTGAAAGCTGTAAAAAGTACCAGTAAAATCCTCATTGTCAAATCTAACTAGAGCCTTTACTGGTTCCTTCACAAAAAATCTTGGACTGTGTTTTACAGTATAGTCTGGTATCCTTTCCTTTAAATCATTGACATAACTAAATTCCAGTAAACCATTGTTAACGTAAAATGATGTTGGATAATTATTGGTGGTCTTGGTATACCTTATACTATCCAGAAGACCATTCTTTTTAGTGATATAAGAAACTATTGTGTTGTTACTGACAAATAGCTCCACAATTTTCTGCTGACTGTATTTCTCAATGTCACTATTTCCAAATAAAGTATTTCTGTATAAGTAGGTCGCAAGATAGTAGTAAGCATAACCAAAACATTTGTGCTGGAAGCTTTTAAAATCTGCTTTATCAAAATCTTTGAATATTTCATTAGGTATTTGAATATTTACTGAGTCTTCTATTCTTAACCAATTTATCAGGACTGCTTTATTCATTATGTCACCTCGCATTTTCAATGAAAATATTGTACTTTATTTAGCTCTAAATCGTCAACTTAATTATGTCATATTTTTCGAATCAAGAAAAAACTCCGCCACAAAGACGGAGTTAATATTTATAAGGCTCTTGAATCATATGGAGTTGGTAATTTTTTCAATCTAGTAAGCAATTCTTTGTTTTCCAACTCCAAGTATGCAACGCAATCCTCATCGCCAAGAAGTAGTTTACGTAAAGCCTCGTTTATAAAATTTGTCTTCTCTCCCCAAACAAGAATCTCTTCCATTGCATCCCAAATGTCAGTATTAACGTAGAATGATTGTTGAATGTGGTTCTCAGTAAAGGATTTATCTTTCCTTTTGAAACTTTTTAATTTAGACTCTTCCTTCTTTTTTCTTCTTCCGCCACCTCTACTGCTTCGTTGCTCCGTCTTTTCTTCTTGTTCTGTCTGTTTTGTTTTGTTACTTGAATCATCATTATCAGGAGCCTTTTTACTGTCAGTTTTTTCGCTAGTTATTTGCTTTGACTCCCCTTTTTTACCTTCTGGTTCTTTTTTATTTTCTTGTTGAGAAGGCTGAGGCTCATCATTTTTTTGTTGTTCAGGTTCCTTTTTTAATGGTTCTTGCTCTTTCTTGCCTTCGATTTTCGGTGCTACTTTTTCTTTTGATTGTTTCTTTTTATCGTCAGGTTTTTTATCATTGTCTACTGTACCAGTTCCCATTAGAATGGCATGTGGGCTATTTTTACTTTCGAATTTTTTTCTGAGTTTATCTTCCAAATTATTCTTGCTCATCGTCTTCTTCGTCACTCCATTCTTCAACCAGTTTTCTCTCGATTAATTCAACCCATTTATCCATATCGTCTTGTTTATTTTCTATTCTATCTAGCATTTCGTCTACTACTTGAACATACTGAGATAGTGCGCTGTTTAACTCTGAATTGTTTACAAAACCCATGATAGAGATTCTTCCAACTGATGCGGTACGGTTAATGATATTACTAAAGCATATACCATTATATTCTTCTTCAACAAGTTGCATTAAGTATTTATTGTCAGTTCTGCGACCATCAATAAGTGTTCTAAGCATCCCCAAAACTTTAAGGTTAGGATTCACACTCATTCGGCAATGAATAACAGTTTCATAGAATCTTGGCAAAGCCGAGTGACAGAACTTACTGGTTTCATACATTGCAATAACGTAGTCAGATGCGCAGATAGAGTTGATAGTTTGTTCCCCAAGTGCTGGTGGAGTATCTATTAAAATAAAGTCATAATCATCAGCTACACTTTCTAGTGTTTCTTTCATTATGACGTTTTTATTTGTAGCTGATGATTTACCACTGTAGATGTAATTTGCAAACGTAGCAAGCAAATCATTGGAAGGAAGCACGTGCAAATTGTCGCTCATCTTTACGATAAATGGTCTTGCATCAAGCTCTTTTAAAGCCTCTAATACCGTTTTATTTCTGAACATGTAAACGTCATCAATCTCCGTAATCATTTGTGTCAAGTTACCTTGAGAATCCATGTCAACCGCCAGAACTCTATAGCCTTTCTGACTTAATATGTATGCAAAAATTGCGGTACTTGTGGTCTTTGCACTACCACCCTTTTGGATTCCTACGGTTATAACTTTTGCCATTTGTAAGTCCTCCCAATTCTATGATTGTTTCTATATCTATAACCATTATTATATATGTTTCCAGTTATGTTTGTCAAATTATTATCGCTTGTATAAATACATGTATTTTTAATTGTATTTGTACAATCCAAATTACATGTATTTATACAAACAAAATTATTTGTATTAATGCTTATATTATTATTTTTATTAATATATATGTTTAAGTTTACATTATTATTTGCAATTGTATTTTTGTTTACGCAAACGACTTTATTTCTAAATATATCCTTGCAAGTACGGGTATTACTATTAATGATTAGTAAATAATTTTACAAGTATAAATACATGTATTTATACTTGTAAGTATATAATTAATTTTATTTGTATATTTAATTTTAATTATATATTTATTTGTATAAATAAGATTAATATAGTTCATAATTATACTTATATAAATATAATCGTTTGTTATAACAAAAACATTTTTCAATCTATTAATATTCGTACAAAGGTAAGTAATCCTTATTTGCAACCACCATGCATAAATACATGTATTTATATATTGTAAAAATACAATTACTTTTATTTGTATTTTCGCAAACATTTTTATTTGTGTTTTTAATTATATTAATATATTTCAATTTAAGATTATTTATATTGACACATCTAAGAATACATGTATTTTTAAATTTGATTGCATTTTCAAAATTAAGAGCATTTTTGTAATCGTTTTTGTTCATTAAATTGTTTTTGATTAGATATATGATTTTGTTTGTATTTTTGATATTGAAAATAGTTGTAATCTTACATGTGATTATACGTGCAATAATAAAAATATAATATTTTACGTTTGTATTTAATTTTTGTCAACTGAAAATTTTTGCGTTTAACCCTATTTACACAGATTTTCCTGTGTGTTAAGATTGCCCTAAGACAAAAGAAATGACTGATAGTGTTGACAGAAGGGAAGGTGAACCGTTCAATGAGCGTTATTAAAAATCTAATAGAGCAGTTGAACGATTCCGAGGAAGCAATAGGGTTCCCGAAGAGTCTATTAAAGAACTACATCAAAATTGGTATAAAACCAAATGAATGGTCGCTCTATTGCCTTATCGAGACATTGCAAAAAGAGGGGAAGGAAGTTCCTCATCAATCTGAACTGGCAGAGATGCTGGACATGTCTACTAGAAACGTGCAAGTAATGATTGCTGACCTTAAAAATAAAGGGTTACTAGAGACAAAAGTCATTAAAAGAGAAAATAGGACTATTTATAATTTCAAGCCAATGATAGATATGGCTAATAGATACGAACAACTGACAAGTTAAACTTTACGCCCTGTTCTTTTAGCAGAAGAATTCAGGGCGTACCCTCATCAATATATGGAAGGAGGAAAATTAGGCAAAAAGATAGCCCCTAATCGTATTAGCAGTACGATAGGAGCAAACAAATGGCAAATCTTAATCGTAGTTCCAATTACAGATATTACCCCTTCCAAAAGTAAATATCTGATTTCGTACCTTTATTATACTAATAATGCGTTGAAAAATCAACTGATAAAGGCTTATTTGACTTACAAATATTTGGATAAACGAGATAAAAAATCTCCCAAAAGAAGTCAAAAACCCTTAAAAAGTTGCTATTTCTCATGCCTAACAGTCATAATTGTACGAAAAATTATTTAAATTCGTTCATTTATGACTGTTTTTGCTATTTTTTGCTGTTTTTTCTTTGAAAAACGCTTATTTGCCATGCATATCTTTAATTATTGCCTAATTAAGAGCAGAATGACCCAAAATCGTAAAATTACTAGTTTAGAGTTCGATTATTTGACTCATATGAAGCCATATGTGGCTCCTAATGACGAAAACAGTAAGAAATCACTCAAATACGCCTTGATAGACGCTGTGGAGCGTGTATTTGGTGATGTGTGGTTCAATCTTAACCAGAAGACTAGACAAGCTGTAGACTACTTGTGCTTTCTATCAGTTGAGAAAGGCTATTTCTATGCTAGTCCAGAACATATCGCTACTAAGTCAGGAATCGGCAAGTCTACTATCTATAAAGCGTTAAAGGCTATGAGGGAGTCAAATGTTCTAGTAAAGGTCAATCGTACATCTCGTAAACAGAACGGCTTGGGATGCCCCGTACACTTTTTTACTGAACACCCATACTTCCAGCACTACAATACATATCTGAATTTAAAGTGGAAACCAGAAGAGAAAGCAAATGAGAAAGCTGAAAGCTTCGAAATCCCTTGCGACTCTAAGGATGAAGACTCTAAAAATCTTTCTACCTTGCTTTTAGCTTCTCTTCACCATCAAAAAATGGATTTACAATCAAATGTAAAAACGGATTCTTCATCCAAAAAGTTTATTAAATATGTTCCACAAGAGATTAATGAATTATATGCCAATATTTTCGACTTTAGACTTAGAAATATCTGGCAGAAAATTACACAAGCATGGAAGTCTATCAAACAGTCTGTCCTTCAAAAAAATGATTTAATCACTATGGGAGCAAATATTTGCAAACGAATTTGGCAAATATGGAAAGAGCGTCAACATAGTAATCAAGACCTTTCTGTCGATGAAATGTGTGCCTTTGCTTATAAGAGTGCAAGAGAAACATTTTTTCATTCACTGGCTTCTTTTCATATGGAAGGTTACGATGTTGAAGAACGTTCTATCAGCATTTCCAGAAGGAATGCGAGTGCTGTTCCTAATAGCCCTAGAAATGAAAAGTTATCTACAAAATTGAATAAACCTATTCCTCATGGGGTTGAAGCTGGCTTCATGAACAAATTGAACAAAGTAGAGCAATTAAATAAAGAGCATCTTGAACAAGCAAAATCAGAAATTCCTACCCTAGAAGACATCTATTTACGTAAGTGTCCTTATGCCAGTTTAGATATGGTTAAGAAGCATGTTCTGGCGGTTCTGGAAGAAAAATATAATTATTTAGATGCTTATGGTAAAAAACATCTTGACGAAAGTTATCACAAGTATACGAAGCAATGCTATCTATTAGACGAATACAATCGTAGACGTGAAGAAGAAATTGAGCAGACGCTCAAAAAAATTAAGGAAAGAGAAGAACAGAAGAGACAGGCACAGGAGCAAATTGTGAAGAAATTGAGATATGATGAAGATAGACCATTTTGAGCATGACAAACCATCCCTCGTCCGTTTTGACACTTTAAGAGATGGTTGTTTGGAACCTTATTAAGTACTGCTGTACTTTCAATTATGTCGGTCTGTTGGTCAAAACAGATTCTAGCTTGCGTCACGCTCTACGTGTCCCTTTAGAGCATCAGCTTACCCCTTATAGGACTTAGGCGAAATGGCTCTAGGGACACATTTGAAGCATGTCAGCCAAATCTCCCAAATCACTACAGAAGCGACATAATGACCTTGCTATCATTGTAGACATGTTTTTAAGTTAATATACATGGTGGTGGAGTATTATGGATATCAAAGCTACTAAGGCGAATTTTATCAAAACTTATCAAATGGTCTAGTTCGCGTTATAACGAAAAGAAGAAATCTGATGTTCTGAACGAAATTCTCTTTGCTATTGAAGTAGGGAAAGATGTGGAATTAACATATGGGACAGGCTCCTATTCAGAGCGAGGTCATCTTGGAGGATGGGACTACATTCTTAAAATTGATAATGGAGCCATTACGCTTACTGAGGGAAAGAATGTCGATACAGTCTACTCTCTTATTAAACCTATAAAAAATAAGTTGCACACTGGTGCTAAGAAGTTACGGTTTAAAGAGGTTAAGTATGATTGGCATAATAATATAGTAGGAAAAGAAATAGAAGTAGTAGGCGAGACTTGGAGAGATTTAACTTGGAACATAATGGTAGAGTCATGCAGATTGATAAGAAACTGGTAGAAATCATCGAGAGATGATGAATAAAAGACAGGGGAATAGACGAGAATGGAATATTTATAATAAGTACTTTATTTAGCTCTTGTCGTTCCCCTCTTAGAAAAAGATTTCAGAACTATCGTCGAGAAGAGGTTAGAAGGTATGGATATGGGATTGAAAAGTGGTGAAGATGGAAAGGATGAATATCATATACATTCAGCAGAACAAACGATGAGGCTCTATCGTGATTACGATAAGGATTTCGGTCGTATCGAAGAGGGCGTCGAGTTGCTGTCTGGGTGTGTTCGTGCCGATATTGATAATCATTATCAATATTTTCCTGTAAACCACCCCCCGTACCACCTTAAAAACCGTTCACAGAATTCTAGTTATGTGAAAATAGAATGATAATCACTCTCAATGGAAATGAAAACCATTATGAAAATGAAATCGAAAATCATTATCAATTAGAATGGTATTTTATGTAAATGTATTTTTATGCATCAAAAATGCATATTTATTCATTTTGATTTTTTCTCCTATGTGCGTGTGTTTTTGTGTGTCTGTTTTACATTAATATATGAAGTCGTTTCGTCCCTTATAATTCAATGCCTGACGAGTCGAAC